AGTTTTGGAGACTGTGATGCTGCCATTACACTACTGAGATATATTTTGGTGGACCGTAAGAGAATCGAACTCTTACCTTCGACGTGCAAAGCCGACGTGCTCCCATTATCACTAACAGCCCAAAATTAGTGTTAGTTTCTATACCACCCATTGAAACTAACAAACGTTGAGAGAACGTGGATGAACCCACAAGATCTCTATTTGCCTTGGTGGTGAATATAGGATTCGAACCTATGGACCCCGTGAAGGATCTTTTGTTTAGCAAACAAACGCAATAAGCCTCTCTGCCAATTCACCATATTTAATTACACTAGGATGTCATGAACGTTTGCTTCTAGCACTTCTCACGATATCGTCTATCGATAAGTTCATTTCCACATTACAGTGTAGCATACTCCATCGTGACCACCGTCTCAGCCTTAGCGCAAGCTAAAGTTTCGTTTCCATCTTTCATGTAACTATATCAGCGTGTTCCGTCGAACATCTTCGAACCAATATAGCAACCTAATGGTGCTACTAACCTAATGCAATTAAATATGGTGGAAGCGGTGAGATTCGAACTCACGGACCGCGTTAACGATCGTCTGTTTTCAAGACAGGTGCAATAAACCGGGCTCTGCCACGCTTCCAAAGAGAATCCAAATTGTTAAAGAGCAGTTGATCTTTCGATCAGTTGTTAAGATAGATTCTACCATAACTTTTTAATCTTGTACATAGTTTTTTCGAACTATTTACAAATATTTTGGCGGGGCTAGCAGGATTCGCACCTACGATAGTTGAGTCAAAGTCAACTGTGTTACTGCTACACTATAGCCCTACAGATCTGCAACATTTGTACTGCTGCAGAAGAAGAGTTATTATACCCTAATTTTTTCTTTTTGTACATAGTAGTCTACTATTTTTGTAAACTATTGCGCAAGTCTATGATCCATAAAGAAAAAAGCCCCGGATTTTGTAGGTCCGGGGCTTGTATAAAAATTCTTTAGAACTTTTGTTTCTTACTTACCCCGTTAGACCTCCATCAAGATTGTGATAAAAGCCTAATGACCATGATGTCTCAGGACGAATGCTCGCCTGACCGCATGTAGTCATTCTTGCTTTAGGGGAAGTTATAGAAAATTTGTTCATAGAATTATATATACAAAACTTTTGTTGAAATGAGATTTTTTTTCAACTATTTAACACTTTTGCTACAGAATTTATAACAGCAGCGATACGACCGATATCACGTAACTGTTCAACACTGTAACCTTCTTGCTTAAGTGTTTCATAATGTGCCTTCACACAAAAATGGCATTTACCAACAATTGATGCGGCTAGTGAGTATGCTTCAAATTTTGCTTTAGTTGTACCTCCGTGTGTTGCAATTGCATTCATACGCAATTGCGCAGGTAAACCGCTTAATGCAGGATCATTAACCATTTCTACATATGGATACCAAACATTATTTTGTGCCATAATTGACGCTGCAGTCATAGCTGCATCAACTTCTAAATTATGACCACCGTATCCATCTTCGCCTGGTCCATGTAATTCTTGTGCAATCCAAGAAATTAATTTTCCATTACCTGTTGCAAAAGCTGCAGCAAGTGCAATATATTGAGCATCTTCACCAAGAGTGCTGCGTTTAATTGCAGCATCTAAGTTTAATTTAGTATCCTTCGCATAATCTGGAATACTACTTTTAAGACGATCAACCCATTCCATTATAGTGTTTCTCCACCGACTGTACGATTACAAGCACATAATTCTCCTGTTTGAAGAGCATCAAGTACACGCAAAGTTTCTTCTGGTGAACGACCAACATTTAAGTTATTTACGGTAACATGTTGAATCACATTGTCTGGATCAATAATGAATGTAGCTCGAAGCGCTGCACCAGCAGGAGCATAGAACACGCCTAATTGCTCAATCAATGATTTATCCCAATCTCTTTGCGTATCAGCAAATTGAATATGCTTGATCTTTGATAGATCTTCATGATGTTTTTGCCATGCTAACTTACAGAATTCATTATCTGTAGAACCAGTCAATAGAACTGCATCACGATCAGCAAAATCTTGGAATAGTTTGTCATAAGCTACGATCTCTGTAGGACAAACAAATGTGAAGTCCTTTGGATAGTATACGATAACTTTCCACTTACCTTCAAATGATTCTTCTGTAATGTCAAAAAACTGATCACTGCCGGGATTGATACCAGTAACAACAAATTTCTCTAATTTATCTCCAACTGTTTTCATGTTAAATTCCTTTATTGATTATTTGTAAGTGATTAATTTTATTAATCTAGAATTATGTATACTACAAAGCGCTAAACGAGAAAATAATTATTTTAATAAGGATTATTAAGAAAATTAATAAGTTAAATTAAATGCTGTGCTAATACCATACAACTGATAAATGCCCATAATGTATTAAATGCAACTAATGTTGGAAGTAATTTTTTATTAGAAGCCCAAATGAGAGTTAAACTTGTTGCAAGTGTTAAAAAATACAGATACCAGATTTGAATACCAAAAATTAATCCAGGTACAATAATAATAGCTTTAGTCAACCAACTTGCAGCTTCAACAATATTATAATTTGTCCAATATTCTCGTGTGAACCACATATAATAACAATCTTTAATTTTTTTCCAACCGCTGTGCGAATATGCAATCACAGTTAAAACTGCCCAGGCTAAAATAGCCCATAAAATTTGTTCAAGCGTCATATTATCTTTCCATACAATTAAATGTTAAAAATTGTTTCGTATCTTCAACGGTACGAAAATGTTTGTTGAATTCTTTACCATCGCATCGCTTAGCGAGTACACTAATGCTACGAGGTGAATCTACTGTGATGAAACCTTTTATAAAATTAGAGATGAATGGAATCTCATAATATGAGTTCTTACCATCAGTGACTTTACCAAATCCATATACTTTATCGCTTGATCCGCTAAAGAATACCCAATCGTGTAGTTCTTCAGCCATATCTTTACGAAGTAAATAACGATTTACACCACGCATACTTTGTACTTATCTTTATTTTTAGTCATCATTTTTGGATCACACATTTTATGTAAAAGAGTTCCTGCAGGAATGACAGACAATAAAAGAAATTCTGGTTTATCTCCAACTTTCAATGGTTTTGTTGGACGATCAATAAATTTCCAAAACGCAAAATAGTGTAACTTCCCTTGATTATACGATTCAAGATATTGTACATATTTGTTTATATGTAACCAAAAAATATCTTCGTGAATGACTTTGTTGTCGACACACCAAACGACACCCTCTGGATCTTTTCTAAATCTAAAGTCATGTTTAAGCTTATGCGAAGCTTCAAGAATATAATCTTTGCCCGCACGCTTAACCATTTCATCAACAAATTCACAATCGATATCCAATCGACGTTCATCAATGCTACGTGATTTTCCATTATTATCTCTATATTGATTTACTTTAGTTTCTCGCAAAGAAATAAATGCATCATCAACTCGATATTCAGTGTTAATGTTAATTTCGCCAAGTTTTTCTAAAATGTATTTTGAATTAGGATCATGCATAATATAAAAAGTATTTAACTGCCCAAAAAAGAACGAAACCAATAATTGCAAAACGTGCAATAAACAAAATTGGTTTCAACAAAACTAGAAAAATAATTACAGCAATAAGTGTATTAAATCCGCTAAAATCCATCGCGATAATATCGTCAAAAGCCTTTGACCATCCATCTTCGACTTTAGTTTCAGCAATTGTTACTATTTGCTCTTGGACTTGTTCTTTAACTTGTTCAATTTCAATAGCCATGACAACTCACTTTTTTCATTTTCATAGGTATATTATACCATATTTTTTGCTTGTTGTACATAGGCCTAAAGTTCTAACCCCCATATGGGGATCAGAACTTACTGGAGAGTCTTGGAGATGATTACTGCATCTCCACGTGCAATTGCATCTTCTACACGCTTTTTAACGACCGGATCACTTATGGTGTTATGGGGAAGCTCGTTTGCACGCTGACTAAGTGTCTTGCTTTCCTCTGGTACTGGAGCGATTACAGGAGTTTGGGTAGCAGCCCTTTTCTCTGCTGCTTTTTCTTTACGCTTTTCAATGCGTTGTGCTTGTTGTACTAATTTATTGTTATCTGTGTAATCATACACTAAGCGAACATATACACGATAGCCACGACCTTCGCGACGTACTTCGATTTTATCACGCTTGAAACCAACGATCAATGTACTATCAACTTTAGATGATGTTGTGCGCGACGTCTTACGTTCTACGTCATCGATATCAGTACCATTGCCTTCTTCAGCGATGAATGTTTCGGTATCCATTTGGATTCGATTGTTTACTTGCGCAGCAAGTTGTGCTTTAGCTGCTAACATTGCTTTATCAATTGCAAACTGATAATCTGCTGAATACTCAGTTGCTGTTGCAAAGATATGTGAACCATCATTTGCTAGATGCATAGTAAACCACTCAGGCGCCATAGACAAATCTACTTTGTCTGAACCCTGAACCCATTCAGCTTTCTTTTCAACGAGAGAAGTAGTGCCACAACCTGTCAATGCTGCAGCAATCATACCAACTAAAATAACCTTTTTCATAATATATCCTTACTGTTCAATAACAAGGTTGCGACGAATGATTCGTCTATCACTGATTTTAATAGACATTAATTTGTTATTAAAATCATTCACGTCGTAATCACGCATAAAGTTAATTTCTTCATTCGTGAATACAAACACTATCTGCTCATCAAATCTATCTTTAGAAGCACGAGCAATAAATTTATAACCAGGAGTGGGTAAATGCAATTCATTTTCCACTTTATTATTAGTACCAACATACGATGGCCACATCATAGTTGCTTTAGAACCTTCAATATGAAACATATAAACTTTTGTTGGTTTATTTGTTGCCATTCTAAATTTCATTTCATCGCCTGAACGATACATGAATTTTCCATCTACAAATGCATCAATCTTTGGTCGTTCAGACGTAACACGCACATCAACGTCGACAGTACATGCTTTTTTACCCATCATGGGTTTAATTTCTGATGATATTGATTTAACGCTTTTTACATAAGAATCTGTTACTGAATAAATTGTTTTATCAGCTGAACATTTTATGTTTTTTGATTTATCTTCTGAGCAATGATTAAATTCATCAACATATAAATTTTCTCCAATCACTGATCTAATTGCATCTATTCTTGCAGATATTTCTGCTCTACTACATGCATAATTATCGCTTGTTTCAGGACCATAAAAATAAGTGCCAGTACCAGTTGTTGCGCTGGTAGCTGGCACAAATAATATGCTAAAAAGTAAACCTGCTAAACTAATAGTGTCATTCATGATCTGCAGTAAATATTTCCGTTATAGGAGATATTATACTACATTTTTCGACATTTGTAAACTGGCCTGCGATTTGTTGAACTACATCATCAATTGACTGGCTTTTTAGTTGTAGGTTTTTTTCTTGCAGCTGATTTGTTTGCTGGTTTCGTAGTTGCAGTTTTACTAGGTAATTTTTCATTTTTTTGCTTAAGATCTTTTTCAAATTTCTTTTGACGTTCAGTCAAACGCTTAAGCACTTCTTCGCCGTCCATCCAAATATCTTTATTTTGCAATAATGAACTAATTTCACTTTCATGCAAAAATCCATCATAGATTCTGCGTAACAAATGCTCTGACCATTTTCTTTCGTGGATAATATTATCATACATTTCTCCACCTTTACCGAATGTCATACTAGAATAATTGTGGAACATAAACATGGAATGTTCGCTAACTTCAAATGAATCAGCTGTTAAAAAGATCATTGTAGCTGCAGACATACATGCGCCTTCAACTGAACAAATTACATGAGCTTGTGTATCTGCGATAGCACGTAAGAATTGAATAGCTGTGAATAAATCTCCACCTGGAGAATTAATGTGAATTTGAATTACATCGTGTTCACCAGCATTTCGCATAATTTCAAACCATGCAATATATTCTGATGGATCTTCAATAGTACCGCTCAAATAAAACGTATGTAGTTGATTGATAGGTTTATTAATAAAAGCTTTTTGAGCTGTTGTAGTTGGTGTTGGTGTATTACTCATACTTAAGACCTTTTTCATTTTCATATAACCTTATCTTATATATTAGTGATTGGGCATAGTTGTCGCGATGTTCTTTAAACACCAATGGTGCACCACCATCAACTGCCATGATAGTTACCAAATTGACTACTGGTTTTTTTGTTCGTTCTTCGAACATGATTGCGTATGCTGCTTCTTGTTCGAAGTAGTTTGTGATTTCGCTGGCTTCTTTGTGTCTACTTGACGTTTTGAAGTCAATGATGGATGGCACTCCATCGAAATCTGCGATAAGGTCCACCCTACCTGCCAACCTGAGGTAGTCTGAATAGAGCGGCACTTCTTGCATGTATACCATTCCAATTCGCTCATCCAAGATGCTTTGGATTGAATTGAACATTCCCCGCACGTGCGGCATCGCTTTGCCAAAATAATCTTCCTCGTTATCTATGTATTTTTCACAGATAGTGTGAAGCGATGTACCACGACTCGAAGCATGTGCAGATACACGATTTGCTTCTTCTTCACCTACACGCTTACGCCATTCCATTAATTCATGTTTGGAAAAATGACCTAATACTGTAGTGATCGATGGATATTTACGACCTTGCGGTGTAACGTATCTTCTACCTTGTTCAGTGTTTTCGGTAAGTAGATCTTCATAACCTAAGTCAATAGGATTATGAGTAAAAATCTTCCTCATCATCGTATTTTCTGTATTTTTCATTATATTTGTCAAATCGATCTCGCTTACCCATTTTCTTTACAAAATGCTCTGTATGCAATTTGTTTTCTCTATCATATTTATCAGATGAACTGCTCTTGCGCTTTTGTTGTTTAGCGCTATCACGTCTTCTAAAACTACTCATGATACGATCTTTAAAGATTCCTTAGTTACAATATAATCTCTAACAAAGTCAGAACGAACAATGTCAGGCCACTGAAATTCAATGTGTGTAAAACTATTCATTGAATTTACAATCTTCATAAAGTTAACGATACCTTGTTTATCTTTATCTTTATCGAAATCTGATTGATAATAATCACCGCACATAATAAATTTTGCATGATTACCAACGCGTGTAATTACTGTATCGAGTTCTCTAAATACGCAGTTCTGCATTTCATCTAAAATAATGATACAATTATTTAATGTTGTACCTCGAATAAATGATGTAGTAAGAAATTCAATTTGACCATTTTCAAATAAACGTTCAAACGCATCTTTAACTCCAAATAGTTCTTGACAGATATCGATATAAGGAAGCATATACACTTCCTTCTTTTCTTGTTCATCGCCAGGTAAAAATCCAATATCACGTGTAGGAACGATAGATCGTACAATCACTACTTTTTTATATGGTCCTTTTCCTTCTAGTACTTCGCGCAATGCCAAAAACATAGAAAGAAATGTTTTACCAGTACCTGCAGATCCAGATAGAATTAAATTACGATCTTTATGATACGCATGAAATGCTTTAGATTGATTATCCGTTAACGGATCAATTTTAGCTAGATGTTCAATTTTTAATTTTGGTAGTTTTTTAGTTACTAGCTGTTCAGATTGTTTTGTCATTAGATATGCTTAATTGTATTTCTTCGACCAGAACCTTTTTTAATTTGTTGTAGTCTATTATTAAATTCAGAACCAGCACGTGAATGAATATCTCTACTATCACTCACTAATGCTGGAGGTTTTGTTAATGTTTGTGCAACACAATTTTTTTCATTACAATTTGGACACGCTTCTTGAAGAGGTTCTTCGCGTCGACTTAACGATAGGAACCTTTCGAAAACGTTCTCGCACTTGTTGCATCGGTATGCATACGTAGGCATCTTTTTCCTTAACTCCGTTAATAAACCATTCAGGTGGCTCGCGGTTAGTCCACATAGCCATATCAGCTTTTTTATCTATATAGTATTTACGATAACTAGCCAAATGATCACCAATCACTTTACATTCATCTGGCATTGCAGGCGTCGGCGGTACCCAGATTTTTGATCTACCAATATTCTTTGGGATTTGATGCAATACATCACGAAGCTTAGTATCAGTCAAATGGACTTTACCGTAACGATGTGTATATTCGTCACATGTTGCTACGAACAAAGCGTACAAGTAATCGTAGTTTGTGTCGGTTTGTCTTGCCCAAATAGCGGAAGGATGATTGGTGTGAGTAGCAGAATACAACACACTATCGCGATGATCAGGAAGTTGCCATACTTTCTTTTTGCGACCAGATTCAGAAATAATGGAAAGCTCAGTCCCGTCAAGAATACGATGAGCAGTTGAAAGTAATTGAGCATATTCGAGAATCATTTTAACAACATGTTTATCGAGATGTGCTCGTGCAGCTTGTACAGGATTACGATCTAGATAGAAGATATTCATACAATCTCACGAGTAAGTTCGTCTAAACACCAATCAAGTTTATCTAATGTAAGTCTATAATCTGAATCTTTATGCAAGAATGCAATACCACCTTTTTCAATGAAAGGTTTTGTACAACCTTCGTGATCATCAATCAAAATGGTTTTACCTTCAACTGCATATTGCGATTTTTCAGGCTTAGAGCAAACAAAGTTAGGTTTCCAAATGATCCCATGTTCTTTTAACCATGCAGTCTTTTGGACAATGCCTTCAGCTTTCATATCAGTACGATGAGTACCAGTTGACGTAAGCATTTCAACATTTAGATTATAATCTTTTTCAAGTTTGCGAATACCTTCAATAAACATTTCACCATTAGGCATCCATTCAAGCTCGCGAAAGATCTTACGTTCCATAACAGCTTCACGGAAACGTTCGCGATCAAATGTAAATTCATGCCACATCGCGCGGTATGCTTTTTCAAAGTTCGTAAGAACTCCATCCATATCAAGGTACAATGTGATCTTGTCCATAATTTTTCCTATGTAACATCATAATATATTGTGATTTTGCTAAAACCCATGGATGGCGATGCGGTAAGTGATTACCTGTTGCGCCAGTCCAATTAGCGAATTCACGATCAAAAAACCCAATACTACAGCAATTAGGGTTTTCACGTTGAAGTTTTTCAAGTTCATCTGCCCAAGTTTGCCAACGATGGTCGCTAATGATGTTGTCATTAAGTTCATAATATATGCAAGAGTGAATAAGCATTTGCGCTCTACGTTGCCTAATTTTTGATTTAATTTCATCGTCATTACTTGCTACAAAGAAACTTTCTAAACTCATGATATATTATATCACATTGTTGAGCCATTGTACACCTGTTGTTCAGCATATTTTAATTGCTGACGAAGTGCATTACATTCTTCGTTAAGCATCTGATTCATTAATTCTAAATTATCCATGCGTTTTTTCATAAGATTAATTTCTTCTTGCAAATTACCGCATAGAACATCTAATTCATGATAATTCATCATTGTAGTGTTTCCCATGTTTGAAACGGTGTTTTACGATCTGCAATTAATTCAAATAGAATGGCTTCTACTTCATGAAGTTCTTCCATAGTTACAGCATCAGCAGGTAGTTTACCTTCTAATACAGATTGCATTACCATTTTTCGTTCTTCATTCATCATACATTTCTTTCTGATCAAACTTACGCTCTTGCATTGTCTTCTCGCCAAAGGCTTTGCGCGGATTCATACACATAACACAATCCGGATTTCCACAATTAAACAAAGATGCTTTATGATATTTGTGTGGATTCTTTAACGCATGCTCATGATGGTACTCTTTAGCAAGTCTCATCTTCTTTTCAAGTTTAGTTTCTTTTTGATGTAAACGTTCACTATGTTTAAGCTTCTGTTCTTCGTTTGACACTGTTAATTCTCCTACACTCATTTCTAGCTTCTATTGGAAAATCTGGTGATATTTCTGCTAAACTACAATCATACACATGTTCTTCTACGCTTAAACCAAGACCAACTGCTACAGTAAACCAAAATATCAAACCACCAACAAGTAGAATGTATTTTAGTATTTGCAAAATAGCTTTAAACAATGTCATAGCATTCTGATCAATCCGACAGTGTCGATTGTGGTGAGTAGAATGTAGTTAGCAAGCATGCCAAAAGATTTCCTAGTATAGGCAGCCCAAGCATACATAGCGCAACCGGATATCCAAACAGGGTATAAGATAAGAAGTGGGGGGTTGGGAACGGTGATAGCCATAGTGAGACTACAACCAATGCTAATAGCCCAAGCAATGAGTTCAACCAAAAAACGCGTTCTATGACTTTGCCAATCTTCACGAATCCACTCCAATGTAGGTTTAAAATATTCAATCATTCTTCATCCTTATATGGGACGAGGATACCACCAGCGCTGATACTGCCACCGGTACCTTTAGACACCTCATCCTCGTCGTAATACATTCCTAATGCACGCATGATCTTGTGCTTCACACGCAAGTTAGGTTGACGATAGCGATCAGTTGCAGTAAAGCCAAGCATAGTACCAACTTCGCATACTGCACCACTACGACAGATACCTGCAAAGCAGTGTACCAATACATTCATGCTATTATCTATAGCGTGCTGCAACAGACGAGCAATCTCAGCAGCTTGCTCATCATTGATTGCAAATTCTGCCATGTTAGGATCGTTTTTGCAATCACCATCCTCGATATCAAGGAAATCAAACTGATGAACTTCCTTGAATGTATGCTTAGGAGTAGGGAAATTGCCAGGCGGATCCATGATCTGAATCAGCATTGCATTTGGACCCATGTCAGAATGCCAACCATTCTTAACATCATCCCACGCTACGTTTTCAATCCAACGAATCATTATCGTTCCAATACTACATAATCACCAAAATAACCATCAAAGACTTGCAATAGATTTTCATAATCTCCGCTCATCATTTCTTCGATGATAACTTTACTATCAAGTCCAAGTTGTTTTGCAAATCGCTTTGCATATCCCATTAAACAAAATGCATTGCCTTCTGGACCAGTAAGATCGATCACATATTCGCGATCAAGTTGTTTCGCTCTAATTACCATATTACCACCATGAATCGTAGTAAACCGCATCGCCTTCTTTGATTGCTTGGCGTGCTTCGAAGATAAACTTCATTGCTGATGCAATGTCTTCAGGATAAATCGTCTGTGAACCCCAGAAAAATCCTTCTGCTGGCGTTAGTTTATTTTCACCAATGTCACGCTGCAGTTGATCAAGATCTTCAAGATGCAACCGAATAGGTGCACAGTTAAATGATTCCTTTGGACCTCCACGATCTTTGTACAGATTTTCCATCCAAGCGTGAAGAGCATTAAACTTACGCCAATAGGCCAAGTCTTCTGCAGGATTTTGATCTGAGTTAAACTCAAAATCGTTCACAACATATTCTTTCTTAACGCGGTATGCGTACATATCTAAACCCATAATTAATCTCCTACAAAAATTTCAAGAATTTTACCGCCTCGACTTAATTGATAAATCTCAGCACAAGCTTTTACAGAAAATACGTCATATTTGCCATCTTCACGCATCAAGACGTATTTTGTCATACTTCTTCCACAGTTAAACGATATTTTTTGCCGCTATGATCAGTCACAATCATTGTTTTTTTCGTTGACATAAATGAACCAGTTTCACTAAGATCATATTCAACTCTAGATACGTCTTTCAGATACGTATCGCCTTGTTTAGTGATTTCGCCAAAAAACTTCTGTGTACGAAATGCAATATAATCACAAAATGCTAACATTAGTCATACTCCTTTTTTCCGCCGAATTCTTCATTCCAATTATAACCAGCAAAATAGTCTTCAATCTCTTTTTTGCTCATATCAACTAAATCGATTCTAATTGTTGTATGTGTGTCTCCAACATAATAATGTGGATCAGTTGGACGACCATACCAACTATCAGCAGAACCACGATCGAATGGACCACCATGACGATCATTGTATTCAACTCCATTGTATGTTCTCATATTATTCTCCATAAGCTATTGCATCGTTATCTGCACACATCTCAGCATATTCCATTGGATCTGTATAACGAGCAACTAAGTCGCTATATTCGATCACGGGTTCGCGATGAGCAATTTCTCCGTCATATTCAAGTTGAGACTTTTCGAACCAACTCAAATAGTCATCTGATTTTGGACCATAACCAATGATGGTAGTTTGAAAGTATTCATCATTGCGTTCGATCTCATCACGAACCATTTCCACTACTTCGTCAATGTCAACATTTTGTGGAACGTCAACAATCTTGAACTCTGAACCACCTTTAGCTTTCCATCGGAAAGTGCCATCAAAACCTTGATGTGCTGCGTAATTTTCATAGTCCTGTGTAGCGATAACGATCATCATATAATTTGTTCCTTTTTTCACTGTATAGGAATATTATACCCTATTTCATGCTGTTTGTACATAGGCCGGAGAAAAATATTTCGCTGTGCAAGTTATTGATACCATTGGACTTTTTAAAAATTAGAACTTTTTATCACCTGGTGAAATGAAGGGGCCCTCAATCTGGGGAAGCTTAGGGGGCCCGGGGTGACCCCCACGCTATTTCATCTTGGAAAAAAACTGGAGAATTAGCCTCTTCGCATTCTACTGATTTCCTTAGCATCATCGCTACTGAATACAGGCACTGCGTTTGACTTGTGAAGTGTACCGATACCAAGCATCTTGTCACCGGTGTATTGATGTTGCTGCTTCTTCGTACAATCGTGATAACCGCTATTCAGTGAAGGATAGTGCGGTGTTTCGCGTACGTATGGCTTAACTATTTTGCTTGGTTTAACGCTTTTAGGAAGTGGTTTCTTAGGCTCATACTTCTTAAGAAGTGCTTCCCACGAAGCTTGCAATTCTCGCTGCTTAGCAGTAGGTTTACGTTTACGTCGCTTGGATGATTGATTAGTATAGATCAGCATAGATCTATTATACTACGACTTTTTCTCGTTGTACATAGGCCCCCTGAAAATATTTTTCTTGCAGAAAGGCGAACGGGGAACCGAAGTTCCCCGCCGAGATATTGATCACCGCCTTTAGTAGTAATAATTGTGTGTGATTTCACCGATAAATTTATCGATTGTCATTTTTTTAATCTGAAGCTGACTTACTTTGTCGCTTCGACCCTCCTTTTTCATTCTAGCAATATGATGTTCTAGTTCGCGTGCATCTTTTTTTAATTTTTCTAATTGGGAAGGAACCATACTCTCTCCTAATGGTTTAAGAAGTTGAAGTTGAAATCACATAATATAAATTATTTGCCTAAAGATCTCCTTTGTGGAAAAGAAAAACGGACCAGAGTCAATTAAGACTTGGTCCGCCGTGTTGAATGTATGATACAATCATACTTTTATTTATGCAATAATGAGTCCTGGGAAAGCTTCTTGAACTAGTTTTTTAGTCAAACCTTTATAAAGTTCTCCTATTTTTTTATCTTTCATAGCACAAAGCATTGGTACTTCTTTATTATCGATGCGATATAGAATGTCAATAAACATTTTCTCTCTACGCACTCTATTGACTTGTTCTCCTGGTCCACCCTTTACAAAATAACGAAACTTTTTAGTTTCACTGACAAGTTTAACTTTGTCATACTTTTCTTTTTCTTCTTCGTCAATTGGAGGTTGACCTTCTGGTAAAATGAATTCTACAGAATCGTCTAATGCACCTTTTAGTACATCTCTTAATGCAAGTGTATTGTGATCACGCAAGATTTTAATTTTTTCTTTACGTGAATCAGTTTTCGAAACAAGTTCTAAAACTTCAGAAATAAGTAATTGTTTAGCCATTTTTTAAAACTCTTGTACAGAATCTACTAACATTTTACAACGCTTCTTAATTAGATAATCAAGAATACGTCCGCGAGGTGCAACTTTTTGTTCATCATATGTATTTATGATTGTTTCTTTAATGCCTTCTGGAATTTTATTTAGATCAATTAATAGTTGATTACGTTGAAAATTTCTATATGTTTCTTCATTCATAATAGATTTAAGATCTTCAGCGTGCTTTAACCATTCATCTATTTTTTTCTGACTGATTGGAGTTTGACGTGTACCATCAACAATGCAATTGTCGGAAGAAAGAATATTAGGAATACCATCACCTTTATCACCACGAATAATATGTTCGAACAAGTAGAGATGAGGGTTGGAGTCGGTAACCACTTTCTTTTGGATTGGCGAGAATTGTTTAACATTTTTAAACTTCTGTAATTGAATAAAGTCTCCATCAGAAGAGATGATCATCACAGGTTCATTTTTGCCAAATTCTTGAGTTTGTTCAGCCAATACTGCAATAACATCATCAGCTTCAACACGATCGATGTGAATCACTTTATACGGAAAGTGTTCTTTAATTTCTTCGCGAATCATGTTTAGCAATTCAAAGAAAAGTTTCCAATCCATCTTAGATTCTTCTCTTGCTTTTTTGCGATGAGCTTTATATTGTGGAAAAAATCCTTTGCGCCAAGAATTACCGCCGTCACATGCTAATACAATCTCTCCGTATTCTGCTTTGTATTTCTTAGAATACATTCGAATTGTATTTAAAATTAAATGACGCAAAAAACCTTCTGTCAACTCAGCATTAGGTTGAGCATAAAAGGCTGCGATGGAAATTTGAGAGTAATCAATAATAATCATAATGTATATTATACCACAGTTTTTACTTGTTGTAAACCCTTTATGTGAGCTCTATGCACTTTAACCATAATCCAATCATTATAAAAATGATCGCTAGTTAATACATTGCGAGTAAATTGTTCATAGGCTTCTAAGTAATTACATTCACCTTTACCGGCACATAAATGCAAGATTTCTCGTTTATATCTTGCTTCACCATTCTTTGCTACTTCTTCAAGTAAAACTTTGTTAGACCCAAAATATGTCTTCCAATCAGATTCAACTTTTAGTCGTTTCTTTTTACCTTTTACTTGTTTAGTTTTACTAGACCAAAATAGTTTTTTACCTACGTATTGCTTATTGGTTTCAACATCAGTAATCAAATAAACAAAACCATAAACTTCTTTATGTGTTTGTTCACCTAATTCATATGGTTTACCATTGTGCATCCATGTCATCAAAATCATCCTTTAAGAGGTCAAAATCTTCTAATTCCTCTTGTATATATGATGATCCGCAGAAAGGACAATAGATAGGTTCTTCACCTGTACTATCATAGTCATACTCAATTGTAGATTCAATACTACAATTATTACATTCTAATGTTTTCTTTGTCATAACGTTTGTTCTTTTAATTCTAACCAAACTTTTAATTTATCAAATCCTCCGATCAATTCAGATCCATCAAAAATCTGAGGAACTGATCGAAGACCTTGTTCTAATAAAACATCTCTACCAGCAGCATTAGTATCAATATTAATTTCGGTATATTTGATACCCTTTGATTCTAATAATGCTTTAGCTTGTGTACAATATGGACACACATTCCGAGAATATACTAACATCATAGAGATAATCCTTTTAACGTATCAGCAGAGACATCTTGTTTAACGCCTCCAGTAATATAACTTGTAATTTCAGTTTCTTGTGGAGCAACTTGTACATTACCTCCACCAATCCATTTCTCAGTCCATGGCAATGGATTTGATTGAGATACCGTATATGGACAGTGATATGACAATGCTCTCATACGACGACAACCAATCCATTCGACATAATCGCCAAGTAATTTTTCATTTAATCCAATCATCGAACCATCTTTGAATAAGTATTTCGCCCATTCTTTTTCTTGTTCAATAGCTGCTTTAAACATATCTTCAACTTGCTTTTCAGTTTCTTGACGAATCTGTGCAAAATCTTTATCATCTTTAATAAGATGTTTAATGATAGAAGTACTTGCAGCAAGGTGAGTATTCTCATCACGCGCAATAAACTTAATTACTTTGGCATTACCTTCCATTTTCTTAAGTTCAGCAAATGCCCATGAACAAGCAAATGAAACGTAGAAGCGAATACCTTCAAGTATGTATACGCTTAATAGGCATAAAAATAATTTTTTCTTTAGTTCGTAAAGATCAATCCTAATAGTTTCCCCATTAATTGTATGATCTCCAACGCCAAGTAATTCGAAATATCGAGAATAAGAAATAAAATCGTCATAGTACACACTAATATCGTGAGCACAATCAAGAATTGGTTGAATAGTTTTAATTTCGTCAAAGACTTTTGAAGGATTAGGGTAAACATTTCGAATAATATGAGTGTATGAACGAGAGTGAATAGTTTCAAAGAATGCCCAAGTTTCTACCATCACTTCTAATTCAGGAACAGAAGCCATAGGCAAAAATGCAAGGTTCGGTGAACGACCTTGCACTGAGTCTAATAAAATTTGACGTTTAAGATTTGATGTAAAGATATGTTGTTCGAATTCGTTTAAGTCATTAAAATCTTTACGATCTTTTGAAAGATCTACTTCTTCAGGTCGCCAAAAAAATCCTAACTGTTTATCTGTAATCTTTTCAAATTGACTATAACGAACTGTATCATATCTTGCTATATCTACTGATTCACCAAAAAACATTGGTGATTCTAAATGACTTTTATTTTTTAATTTAAATACTGACATCTACCATTTTCCTAGTGGACATTTTTCATTAGGTGCGATTACTTTAAAAAATAATATGCAACCGCATTCTTTACATCTTTCAATTTTTAAAAGATCTGTCTTTTTTGGACAGATCTTACATTCTTCATATCGTTCTAATGCTAACTTTTTTAAATCTTGCATGATTCACAGTCATCCTCACCATCAACTGGTTGAGCTAACTGTTCTTCAATTGCTTTAAATTCTTTTTCATGAAGCTCACCAGCACCGTCATGTGTATTGAAATAATATAGTTGTTTACCACCATACTTATAAAACATTACTAGATGCTTAATCATTTCTGACATTGGAATTTTATGATCTTCGTAGTTTTCTGGATTATATGATGTATTAACTGAGATACCTTGATCGATATACTTTTGCAATACAGCACAAATCTTTAAATAACCTTCAGGAGATTTTTGATCCCACAATAAGTCATATTCTTTTTTAAGTTTATGATAACCTGGAACTACTTGAGCCATCACTCCGTCTTTAGATTGTTTAAATGAAACTAAAGCGCGCGGTGGTTCAATACCATTTGTTGAGTTACTAATTTGTGCAGATGTTTCTGCAGGCATTAATGCCATTAGTGTAGAGTTACGAATGCCATAATGAATTAAGTCTTGACGTAGATCGAACCAATCCATGCGTTCTTGATGAGGAACTAATTCATCAACTTCACGCTTATATGTATCATTTGGTGTTTTTCCAAGTGAATACTTAGTTTCATAACTCTTAGGACATGCACCTTTTTCTTTAGCCAATTGTACAGATGATTTGATCAAATAATATGACCACGCTTCTGCATATTCATCAATTACTGGAAGTGCGGAGTCGTCATATCGCAGTCCTCGCTTGGCCAAAAAGTAGGCGAGATTGATGATGCCGTTACCAAGAGGGCGGCGATTTTTCGTTCCGCGTTCTGCCGCTGGTACTGGATACCATTGGTAGTCGAGCAATTCATCGAGAGCTCTGACTTGGAGATCGCAATATTTTTCGAATTCTCTTGGTTCATTGATGAGTCCCCAATTGGTGGCCGACAAAGTGCACAAACTGATTTCTCCATTTTCATCCTCCGCTGATTTTAATGGTGTAGTTGGTAAATCGATTTCACAACATAAATTAGACATACGAATAGGTGCTTTTTCTTCAATGAATGCGCCATGACTATTTGCATGATCAACGTTCATTAAGTAAATGCGACCTGTATCTTTACGTTCAGTTAAGAACTGTGAGAATACTTCAATTGCAGGTAAAACCTTTTTACGGATGCTATCATCTGCTTCATATTTAAGATATAGTTCTTTGAATTTATCTTGATCTTCAAAGAATGCTTCATATAAACCAGGTACATCAGCTGGAGAAAATAGAGTAATATTACCGCCAGTCAATAGACGTTCATACATTGTCTTATTGAATTGGAAGCAATAATCCATGTGGCGAACACGAGTTTCTTCCGTACCTTTATTGTTCTTTAGTACAATAAGATTCTCATATTCTAAGTGCCACACTGGAAGATAAACAGTTGCTGCGCCGCCACGAACACCGCCTTGTGAACATGATTTTACTGCAGCTTGGAAATATTTTAAGAAAGGAATGAGACCGGTGTGAACAACGGAACCATCACCGATACGACTACCGATAGCACGAATAGAACCAGCACCGATACCAATGCCAGCTTTTTTAGAAATGTAACGGACAATCGAAGTTGATGTCGAATTGATGGAGTCCAAAGAATCATCAGACTCAATAAGCACACAAGAGCTAAACTGGCGAGTAGGAGTACGAAGACCGGCCATGATTGGGGTAGGAAGGCTAATATAGAACTGAGAAATAGCATCGTAATACTCCTTTACATATTTTAAACGTGTCTCTCTAGGATATTTCATAAAGAGATTCATCGCAATAAGCATGTATAAAACTTGCGGAGTTTCAAATGGAGTTTTTGTAACTCTATCTTGAACTAAGTACTTACCACGAAATTGTTCCATACCAACATAGGTAAATTCGTTATCTCGTTCATGTTTAATATATTTGTCTAGTTGATCAAATTCATATTCCGTATATTCATTTAAAACTTGGCCGTCATATACACCACGCATGACATTTTGAGTCGTAATTGTTATTAACGACCATGGTGTATATTCACCATAAACTTGTTTGCGGAGTTTGTAATTTACAAGACGTGCTGCAACATACTGATAATTAGGAGTTTGTTCAGAAATAAGTTCTGCAGCAGATTTGATCAACAATTCATGAATATCATTTGTATTCATGCCATTATGAATTTGAATATTAGCTTTAAGTTCGATCTCGCTAATAGAGATACCATTAATTTCTTCTGTTGCCCATTCCAACACTTTATGGATTTTATTCACATTGAATGGTTCTTGTTGACCATTTCTTTTTACAACATTAATATTATGCATTATTATAAGACTCCAAATAACAGAAGTATATTATACCACATCCGCATATGATTGTACATAGCGGATTGGCATACAAATTGAAATATTTTTATGGGTTGAGCTTTTGTTGCTCGCGAATCCATTCTTGCAGAGCTTTTAATTGCTCTGTGTTTTGGTTGCAGGCACCGTAGTTGTTGACGATGGTACTTGTTGCTTCAGAGAGTTTAACGTCTGAGGCTCTCGCATCAGTAGCTCTGGCGGAGTCGGGAAGCTCGTTTTTTGCGGCAGCATCGTGGAGCACGCCGAAAGAAATAGGCAACTCGCACTTAGCATCAGCGTCTTTATTGATATATTTTGCAATTTCATTATTCTTTTCCTTAACGACTGTAATTTTATCTATATACTTCGTTACAACTTTTGTGCTAACTTCCGCTTCTTTTTGTTTTAATTGAGCAATCTCAGCTTGTTGTTGTAATACTTTCTTTTGCCAACCTTCTTCATTAGAAATACCGCCGCACATATACACAGAGAATAATAATACAGCAATAGAACCATATTGAATTGGTTTAGTATATGATGAAATGAATGGGAGATTACTTAAGAACATACTAACGAAAACACCAATTACGCTCAAAAGCAATAACGCATAAAAAATCCAATCTGGTAAAAAAGATAATAGAAACATTTTAACAATTCCACTTTCTTAAAGCAAGTGCTTTACGAGTTGGTTTACCATTTTCATCTTTCATTGGTCCTTCTACACCACTCATACGTGCACAAAATGATTTACGACGTTTAGCGTCTTTACTATCCGGATCTAGTTTAGATGGTTTAGTTGTTACTGCAGTTTGTAATTTACTACCTGGATTTTCTCTACGATATGCGTCAACACCTTTTTGTGTCAATCCACCGGTAGAAGATTTATGACCTTTAGCATCGATTGCGGCTTCATCCAGTTCAGAGTCTTCTTTTACGCATGAATCCTTTTCACATGGTTTAGTTCCAGGTTTACGCTTATAACCTTTCCAACAATCACACGCTTCTTTAAAAGAAACAAGTTTGCGTTTTAATGGTTGTTTAGTCATTACAACCTTTTTACCAGCGTCACCTTGTGTACCAGCAATTGCTCCGCCACCAACATTATTAGCAGCAACTTCTTCTTTTAAGCGTTTAACAACGTTATCATAAGTTTCTTTTGCTTGAGCGCGTTCAGCAGGACTACGTGCAGATCTCATTGCGCTATCATACATTTCTTTTGCAGCTGCTAATCTATCAGCGACACTTCTCGCTTCTTCTAATTCTACTTCTTCTTTATTTAATTTCTGAGATTGTTTTAACGCTTGACCTGTTAAATTATGTACTTTACCTTCTGGATTTTTTTTAGGATTTGTTTTTTTCCAATCGCCTTCATGAGACCACGAAACTACTTTTCCATCTTTATCCGTTTTCACTGTACTAGTAGCTTCATTCATGCTAACATGATGTGCGTCATGTACTTTATAACCTTTTTTGGCAAAATGTTTTTTGCCGCGTGCAACTGCATCTTCTTTGTTGTCTGTATGATGATGCACTCTAACAAATTTTTGTTGAGTTTCATTGCGCTTTGTTACAGCTGGATGATCTGGTTCAGAAACAGTAACAGCAATTCTATGAATGAAAGGTGCTGGTGCTACAGGTGCTTTTGATTCTAAGTGCACTTGTGTAACTCTGCGATGATTTAAACCTTGCCAAAACCCATCTTCATAACGATTATATTCATCACTACCTTTTTCGTATGGATTCTTTTTTATTTCTTCTGCTTGTCCATGTTGGAAACCAAGCGTAAAATTCTCATTAAGAGAATCTAAATCATACATAGTGTTTTCTTTCTTATATTTTGAATATTCTTTGTCTAGATCTAAACGTCTTTGTTGTACTTCTTTTTGATCGACATCTTTATTTAAAGATAGATCATGTAATGCTTTACGCTTAGCTTGATAATCGCCATGAGGATCTTTAGAATTTAATGCTGTTTCAGAAATGACTTGTGAACCATTCATTAAATAATTAATCCATTCTTTTTGATTTGGATCATCTAAATTATGATGAGATTTAGATGCATCTTTTAAACCCATAACAATTAATGCACCATATTTTTTCTTACCGGTTTTTTTATCAGTTCCACGATATTTCATACGTGCTCTAAATTGAGTTTTACCGTCTAATTCTGGAGATCCTAATCCTGCAGCATCATTACCAGTGTGATAAAAACCATGACCTCCTCCAATTTGAATGTAATTGGTTTTGCGATCTTTACCATAATGTGCTTTAATTGGTTCTGCATCCGGATGATCATGATAAACGTTACCCATTTTTAGGTCTTCATCATAATCTCCAGTTGGTGCTTCCCATTGTTTGTTAACTTTCTTTAAGAAACCAGAACCATGAATAGCTTTATATGTTTCTGGATATTTCTTTTTAGAACGTTCTGAAATATCCCATTCTTTACCATTATGTTTAAGCTCGATTTGACCATACATAGCTTTGCTGTTCTGTTTAATCTCTAAATTATGTTCTTCACCATTGTGTGTGAACTTAGCATCAGGCGCATCAGCTGAAGATCCAGCAGTACCAGAATCTGGATGTGCTTTACCCATTTTCTTAAGAGTATCATTTACTTGCTTTTCATAATCAAATCCACCAGTTGCAGCCTTTTCATTTAGCATAGCATCAATCAGTTCTGTAACATCATATACAGAATTTTCTGATTGATTTGCCAAATTAGCAGATCTTTTTTTCTCAGCATCAAGCATTTGTTCTTTTTTATTCTTAAGCATTTCTAAATCATTCTTAAGTTTATCTGATTGTGCAGATTGCGTAGCTTGATGTTGAGCACGAAGCTTTTCTGCTTCAGAACTTAGTGAATCAACTTTACGTTGAATTGATGGATCTACTGGCATTTTTTTCTCTTAACGATAAATGTCTTCTAAAGATATGTATATATGTTGCTTACTTGACAGATGATATACAGAATATACATTCACTCCGCCAATATTACCACATGGTACGCTGTTCATTTCATTAACTAAAACAACTGAACCTTTAAATGCAACAAATTCACCAGTGATTGGTGAAGTACAATGTTCTGATAATTTGTATTTTCCAGGCAAAAGATTATTGCCTTTAGTCATCCAAGATTTTGATTCATTGATTGTTAAATCTAACTCTACACCTTGTTGACTAATATATTTTTTAAAGCCTTCATAAATTGCATTAGTACTCATATTAGTATTTTCTTTTATGAGCCATAATGCAGCAACATATGAAGCTAGTTTTGTTTTACCTAACGGTACTTTATTTAATAAACGTTTTAGATTATACACCAATCTGAAAAACAATGTATATGCATCTTTTTCTTCTGATGTACTAGGACTTTTTAGTTTCTTACCATTCTCATCAACTAAACCTAGTTTGAATGCTTGGGTATCTTTCCAAGGAGTAACTAATTGTCTGAGAAATCTAAACGTGTAGTAAATGTCTACTGCTCGTTGAACCATTCCCATTTTAAATTTTCCTCAATACCTCTACAACTTTTTGATCTAAAGGTATTTCAACATATTGATCTTCTGGCAAATAATTCAAATAGACTAAAAATGTCTTTAATAAAGGCCAGTTCTTTTCTTCAATTTTATAGAACATCATATGATTTGCGGCTTTAATGCCGAACACATTGTAAATCACAATCAAATGATTTAAAATCAGACGTTCATTTAATTCGCCTGAAGTTTCATAACGATTGAATAATCGTTTTACATATTTAAATTTCTGAAGATCTTCTTCAAATTCTTCAGTTGTCATACACTGTAAATTATTATAATTTTTTGCAGCAAATAGTGTAAAATTTTTAGAAGACAATTTTTCAATTGTGTGCATGATATTCCATCATCAAAAGAAAGTAGGGAGTTTCCTCCCTACCTATTACTTACCAAGACTTAAGCTGAAGCTTTTGAATTTTTTCTTTGCGTTGGCTTTTTGGTCTGTTGGGTCTTGCGGGGTTGTGTCGATTTCTTCGCAGTCTCCACCTGTGGCTGTTTTACCGCCTTTGATGATTTCTTCTTTGACGTCTGCTTTGTCTTTACTGGAAAGCTTTGAGTCTCCGTCGTACTTACCTGCACCTTTACCTGTTGGCTTTGTGGCGCTTGGAGTTTTTCCTGCGTCAAGTTTTCCTTGGGTTGGGTCGTCTGTAACTTTGACTGAGTGTTGATCGAGAAAATCTGCTTCACCTTTTGAATGAGGTTCCATAATTTCTGCATGTTGTTGTTTATCCTTCATGTTAGCATGTTTAATTTCTTTAGCACCGCCTTTAACAATCTCTGGTTGTGCTACCTCTTGTATATATTCACTATATTCTGCATAAAAATCAAAGTCACGAGACTCATTCTTCTGCGCTGCATAGTAAGCAGCTAAAGCACGCTCTTTGCGCTTTTCATTTGAATCACCAGCGAATTTAGGATTATCTGATTTAATAAAATCAGAAATCCATTGACCAGCGCTTGCATCTTTAGATAGCACTTCGCTAATAATAGAATCATATTCATATTGTGTATCAGCTTTGTCATAAACATAAACGTCATGGTGTGCAGCATCTGCTTTCTTAATACGTTGATGTGTATGTGCACCTGATGATGCGCTACCTGGTTTTCCCCAGTTTGCTTTAGAATACTTGTGTGCGTTTGGATTATCTTTACCTAAACGACCCTGTAGAACAACACGCTTACCAGTACCTTTATGTTGTGCCTTTAGATCAGATAATTTCTTCTCTGATTCTGCATCACCTGGTTTGTGAGTGAATTGATATGAAGAACTATAACGAGCTTGTGCTTCACCTAACATATCTGAACCATCATACAATGTACCGTCTTCAAGTTCTTCTAATTCTTCTTTAACAACTTTTTGTTCTTTAGCTTTACGACGTGCAGCTAAATAAGCTTGGAAACCTGGAGAATCTGATTTAGAACCAGTTGGTTTGTATGCAGCTTCTTCTTTAACTGGTTTGCCTTGTGCTGCTGCGTGAGCCATTAAACGTTCCCAAGCATCATCAGATTCTTTCTTCTTATCTTCAGCATCTTTACCAGTAAGTTCTTTGCGTGGGCGTTTGCTCAATTCATCACGAGCAGATTGCGTATTAACTGCTTTAGCTTCTTCAACTTTTTCTTTCTTTTTTTCTTTTTCAATCTTTTCTAGATCTTTATTAGAAGGACCTTTTACATAATCATTTTCTTTTTCTGAACCGCCATAACGACCAGCTTTTGCCTGATGTCTATATACACCGTCTTTAGATTCATATTCAACTAAATCTTCAGCAGCTTCTTTAACTTCAGACTTTTCTTCTTTGTCATCTGCCTTTGGTTTGAAACTAATTGGTTTATTCTTTAATTTATCAAAGACTGTACCGCCACCAATCTTATTACCATCTTTGTCAACAATAATCTTTTCAGATAGTTCAGCCTCAGTTTCAGTTTCTTCTTTATTTAACTTAGCCTTTGCAGCTTTAATGCCTTCTTTGCGCTTGTTCAATGTTTGATGAGCGTCAGACGCCATCACCCAATCATTTTTGCGGGCTGCTGTGCTGTGCACATCAGTTTCAAATTTCTTACTAGCCTTAGCACCTTTAATATAAGACTTCAAAGCGCCAATACTAAGCTCATCAAGTTGTTCTGTTTCTTCATTTACTGTGTCAGCTTTTTTAGCTTTCATTTTTAGATACGCATCAGAAATTGTATCTTTCTTAAAAATACCCCAAACCATATTAGTTTCCTTATTTAAAATAATTGAGAATGTTGGTGTTACCTAAAACGTAACCTAATACAATAGCGCCACCAACAATCATCCAACGCCATCTTTCCAAAATATCAACTCTTGATGATACTTTATTAATATCATTATCTAATGTTTTTGTCATTGTTTTCATTTCTTCTAACACATCTTTTTTTATAGAGTCATGCTGATCTTTAGCATTTTTAGCTGCTGCTGTACTCTTTTCATCTAAACGTGTTTCCATAGCATCGATTTTTTCTATAATTTCTCGATTGCCTGTGGTAATACGCGAATGAAGTTCTTTAATATCATCCTTCACTTCTCGTACATCTTCTTTAATGGTTTCTACTTGCGTTTCCAATTTCGCAATTCTCTCTAGATTTACATTTTCGATAACAGACATACAAATTTCTTCCGAAGAATTATCCACGATATTCGCCATTAACATAATGATCAACATTTAAACCTTGAGCTTTTAAATGTTTCTTCAAAGAATTAACTTGTGATGAATGCACTTTAAAGTATGTTGATTTATCACTCGTATCAGAGTGAACAGCATTATGTTGTTTTAATAATGCTTTTGTTGCATCAACATTTTTTGGTTTATCAGCGTGATTAATAGCAATTTCATGTGTATCTTCTACAGATTCACGTTGAACGTCAATCTTTACTTTTTGAAATACGCTATCATCACCTGTAACAATATTTACCAAATCTGTGTAGACTGATAATAAAAGTTCACGTTGATTAATCGACAATTGTTTATCAGCTTTTAAATTTTGCATTGAAACTCTGAATAAAGCCATGCTGTCTTTATCTAATAAACCTAAACGAGCAAGTTGTAAAAGACGAGCATCTTCTTTAGTCTTTAACATATTGCCAGAAACTTCTGATAATTGCTCAGTTTCTTCTTTAACTTCTGTGCCATTAATTTTCTTAAGAGTTTCTGGATGTGAACGATTCTTTGTACGTTCTTTTTCTAAATCTTTAGTTGTTAATTGATCTCCAGTTTTCTTGCGAAGATATGCTGGAATATCAGACTTATTAACTGATTCATTGAAATGGCTATGTGCAATAGTAGTTTTTTTACTTGTACCTTTACTAGAAAGATGTACGCTATCACCTTCGCGATGAGCAGTTACTTTACGATTAGTTTCATCAGTAAAAGATGTATGCTCACCATCTTTTAATTTTTTAATTGCTTCTTGATGTTCTGGATGTAAAGGATATGATGTGTCAGAACCATGATGAACTGTTACCATTTTACCCCAAGAATAATCTTGCTTTTTAACAGATACAGCTTCTTCAATAGTCTCTTCTTTCACATCGCGACGAGCAGCAATTTTAATATCATCTTTATCAATATCTCCGTCACCATCTTCGTCATTATATTTTGTATCAGCAATCTTTTTACGACCGTGAACTTTTCTACCTGAAGCAGAAATTCTATAATCAGCTGTTGTTATATACTTAGCTTCTAAGAATTGTTTTAACGTTTTCGCCATCTTATTTCCCATCGAATGTTGACATACCTTCTTTAAAGGCTTTAATTTTCTTTTTAGGTTGACAAGTTTTTTCGCCTAATAATTTATTAACGACTGCTTCTTCAACCTTAATAACATCTTTAAGCCATTTACGTTGTTTATGTCCTTCATATGTTTCAATAATAACATAATTAGAACCTAAACGTTTTACTTGACCGATTTCTTTTGTTTCTTTAATTTCAATGACATCGCCAATTTTAAATAAATCACCGTTGATATATGCTTCTCTTTCTTTCGAAAGAGTTGGCAATTGAATATGCTGTCTGAAATTAAATGATTCTTTTAAACCATAAGCTGTGCGAATCGCATTAAATAATTTGTGGCTTTCTTTTAAAGAAGCTTGTGGTAAATTTTTAGAAAAAACATCAAAACTATTATTCTTAGCAGCTTCAATCATTTTTTCTTCTAATGTATTTTCATGAATATCAACAGAAATAAAATTAATATTTTTAAAGTTATATAATTTTTTATTTTCGTTTAATATACCATTCTCTTTTATAACACACTCTTTAAGAATGTCAGTTATGTTTGGCATTACAATATTAACATGTTTATAACCTTGTTCATATAAAGATGTTAACGCTGAATATAAATCTGTAATTTTTGCATCACTAATAATATTGCGCGCATATCTTGGAAAAGCTTTGCGCATAAACTTGATTTTATTATCATAGTCTAGAGGGAAATGCTCATTACATTCCTGTGATGTATAAACTCTTAAAGCTCCGCCGCTTGCAGTTTCTTGTAATCGCTTTAATAGCTTTTCATGTTCAATTGTTGGTGGATTAAAATTACCAAAGGTGATACTAATAGTACCACTAGTTTCTTTAAGATATTCTTTAAAATTTTTCATAATTACATAGTGCCCATTTGATTAAACTTCGGAAGTTTTCTGTGTGTCTTCCTAGCTATATCTTCTTGGCGAACGCGCTTTAACAATTTGTTAGAAATTCTATTCACAGCACCACGTAACTTGACCATTTTTTGGTCAACGGCTTTTCTTTGTGGGAGAGGGATATCCGCTTTAGAGCGTCCTTGATAAAGGCGTCTAATTAAGATATTACGTGCACGAAGTTTTGCACGTGTCTTTAAGCGATCAGTAGAAGCAAATCTACGGGCTTGGATTTTTTTAGCTAGTTGAAGTTTTGATTTTCTACGAACAAAGGCTTGTTTTCTTTGAATGCGAGCTGCTGTATCCAACACTTCATTAATTAATGACAACTCTTCCTCTGAAAGTATAATTGTTTCAGAGACAGTATCAAACTCTATAGAATATTCTTTAAAACCTAGCATATTTTTCCCATTAACCGGTGTCTGATGACGCTGATGATATGTAATAATGCTGTCCAGCAACAGCTCAATTTATTCTGGTTGTATTCTTATTTATATACTTTTATTCTTCTTCAGCTTCAAAACTTTCTCTATCATCACCAATTAATATAGTTACGCCATCACTGGAACGAGTTGCAAGTTCCATATTTATTTCTATATACTCTACTTCTCTCATGCTAATAGATTGTACAGACATCGGATAATATTTTCTTCCAACACCCCTTTTAGGAGGAAGTACTAAATCAATATATTCATCTTCTTCTATACTAAAAATGCCGCTGCGTTGCGGTTTTTTTCTCTTATTCATGAGAGAGTCCAGTTAATCAGTGTGTCCCATACCTTTACGAACGTCATTCATTAATTCATGTGCATGTTCATCTGACACATGAGCTGGTACACCCTTTCTGAACTCTGCAAAGTTTTTATTTTTAGCATGTTCTCTCATCTTTGTACCTGACATACCTGCATCTCCTTCAGCATCAGGATCTCTTTCACCTGAAGAATGTACAGTAATCTTTTTAAAATTAAATGGCACATTTCCATTTTTATCTGGTTTACCATTTAAAGCTTTGAATCGTTCTTTATATTCTGCAACTCTATCTGAACCCGCAACAATATGAAGATGTGTTACACCAGATTTATGAAGTTCTGCTGCGTGACTAAAGATTGTTGGATTCTCTTTAGATGCAGCTTTAATATTTGCATTAGGTGCATAGCGACGAAGATGTTTAACCTTTTGATCACTACTTAATGGGTTCTTTTTAGGATCATTAGAATGAGATACAACCATGTGATGATCTCCACCTACTGACTTAGCAACTTCTTGTACTTTATCAATTACTTTTAAATGTCCAGTTGTCGGTGGATTCATACGACCGTATGCCAATACTGCATGCTTAGCTTCTGCAGCTTCTAATAAAAAATCTATGAATGATTGCATTATTTGTCCTTTGCAAATCTAGGATTGTTTAAGATCGCATTAGAAACTTTAACAGGAACCAGTTTCGAAACTGGTCTCATCTTACCCGCTTTATCTTTCTTTTGAAGTACAATACCTTCGCCTTGCGATTTCTTGCCGTCGATACTTGTTTCCATATCAGGATGTTCTACGCCGTGTAATACGTGTTCTGTTGCTTGACCTAAATGATGACGAATATCTAATGAACGTTGGAAGTGTTCTCTATGTTGGTCAACGTGTGCAGATAATGCAGCAAACTTAGCAGTAGCCTTTTGCTTGCCTGCTTCTGTCTTTAATTTACTTGCAGCTTTTTCTCCTTCGCTTTGGAGATGTGCTTTATAACCATCAATTGAAGCTTCTTCACCACGACGTGTGGTTCTATTTAAGTATGTAGTAAAGTGACCGCCTTTTTTAGGATCAATATGTTCAGCAGTTAGATGATCTGTTGTATGTTTATCCATTAAAGTACGTGCAGCATTAAGATGATGTTCAACATGTGCTCTATCTTCTGCTGTATATGTAGATGGATCAGCTTTATATTTTGGTTCTGGAACGAATACATTCTTACTTTTCTTTAATGCACCTGCTGTTGGTGCATGAGCAATACCGTTTGTTACTTCTGTGTGTACAGCGAAACCAACTGGTGCTGTTGTATTTGATTTATATGTAATTCTATTAGGCGTTGTAGATGTAGTGCCTTTAGTTTGTTTTGTAGTAGAATCACCAGGAGTATGCATCAAGTCTCCTTGTATATGATGTCCTTTACCAACAAATTCGTGGCCATGAGCTAATAAATGTTTTAAAGATGCAGCATATTGAGGTTGATGTCCAAAGTGTTGATCGATTTCTTCTGGTGTTCGTGCAACAACTCCGCGCGCTATACGATGTTTATCAGAAACACCAATACCTTTAGCATCATGAATAACGTGTACTGATGAACCGCCATCGGTTTTTAAAGATGCACCTACTGTACTACTTTGACCCATGCGTTGTTTGTGAAATTGATGAATTAAGTCTATTGCAGCATGACCGTGTTGTGGAGCTTCATGTGGCAAATCTTTTGTATGTGTAAGATGACCTAACATCTCATCATCAACAGATGTTGCTTCAGATAAAAATTCTACAAACTTTTTCATTCTACTTTATCTTTCTTCTTTTTACATTCTGAACAACCACAACTTTCGCCTGGTGTATCATGCTTATAATTCTTAACAAGTTCTGGAGTTCCCCATTCACCTGCGCCGTGTTCTTCCGATAAGTATTCTTTAAAACTTAACATTAAATTTCTCTCGTATTTCTATTACCTAATGCAGTTAATTTAGAAACAATAAAGAAACGACCGCCTTGAATTCCAAATTGTGTCTTAGCTTGTTCAGGTCTTACATAATAATATGGTGCATAATCTCCATCCGGTATTTCTCCATGAAATACTGTATGACTAGCAGTTATAGTATATGCTTTTCCATTCGGAGTTTTTTTAAAATCTAAAACTCCTTGATATAAAACATTAATATTTTGTACGCTATCTGGTCCACTTGTCTTATAATCTTTTCCAAATAGAGTTTTCATCTTAAGAGTTTTATCATTAACTTTTCTAGCATAAGCTGTTTTCATTGGAAGTTTACCTTCGCTTCCATTTCTTTTTAAATCAGCCTTTACATCAGCAACAAAAGCTTCTAATTCTTTTGCTCCTGCCAATTCTACCATACCGCCGTATTGTTGGAAATCTTTTGCACGTGTACCTTTTTTATGTGATATCCATGCAACCATATTTCCTTTAGGATCTAAAATATGAAAGTCACTTTTTGGTGTACCAAATGTAGATTCAAATCCTGCACATTGTACTACTTTACCATTTATATCCAAATTAATATATGGTTTTTTTTCTTTCAATAAAAGCTTTTGAAGCTTTTCGATAATATCAGTTAATGCTGCATCTTCAGCACGTGTACCAGAACCAGCGCCCTTTCCTCCAAATTCAGGAGTTTTTGCTAGTTCTGATATTTTATATTGTTTATTGCCTGAAGTCAATCTAACTTCATTCAATAATGTATTATTCTTTTCTGCTAACCCATAACGAATTGCTGCAACGGTGTCTGGATTGTACTTAAACTTAATAGTTTCTCCTGTGTACAATACAAATTCTTCTTTATTTTCAAGCTTCTTACATAGAGTTTCGCCTCTACCTTCTCTGCCTGGTTTCAACAATTCACTAGGAGTCAATTTCTTATATTCGGCCACTAAATTTCTCCATGTTACTGTTGCGTAAAGCAACTGACATGGATCTATTTATAATAAAAAGAAGGGGCATATTTTGCCCCCTTTGATTAACTATTTTTTAAATACATTTCATATAATGGCATTTCTAATTCTCGTGCTTCTATTTCCCATGGACTATTATAATGATCATTAGTATTTCGATAAGTCTTCTCATCAATTCTACCAGTCATCATTTGCCAAACGTGTGTCAATTCATGTGCTAAACATTTAATTAGAAAATCTAAGCCTTTATCACCTCTAACTTCAACAAATATTTCTTTAGGTTTTCCATTGTCATATTCTTCAGTGCATAGACAATATCCATCGACATGTTCTGCCAAACCTGCTCCTCTAACAGAAATTACAACTTCAACCTTTCTTTCTTTACCATCTAAGAGTTCATTCAAAAATAAACATGCAGCTTTATAAACTTCTTCGCGTTTAGCGCTAGTCATATATCGAGAAGGACGAACATAAACCACCACATTATTCTCCGTAATCAGGACCATAAAACCTTGGATTTGCCAATTGCATCAAATCTTCTTCTACATCATCTACCCATTTGACTGGAACATTAAGCATTGCTGCTATAGTCAAAGGTTTATAACCTTGTCTAAGAAGATCCTCGATTTCAAAGGCAAGTTCTGCCATCTTACTCATGCTTTTCCTTTCTTAAAACCTTGATTCATTAATGAAACATTCTTAGCTCCCATTGTTGCAACAGATCCTTTAGTCATGGGAAACGTACGTTCTGTGCCACGAGGTCCACGATATGCACATTGTGTCACTTTAATACCATTCACAATTGAAGTCACATCATTATATTTTTTAGCCACGTTTTTCTCCTTATCGAACATCTGCAATATAAACATCAAAACGAACTGCGTGACATTGCGGCAAATATGAATCATATGCACGACTACGTCCATAATCATTTAATGCAGCTTGTTTGCGTGGTCCACGTCCCATCAAACGGACACGTTTACGCATAGGTGCTTTAGGTATTGGTTCTCCATAATATTCTGCACGACGAACTGCATAACCATGGGCAGTTTTTGCTTCTTTATTCATAGCGCTAACAGTCTTCTTAATGATAGCAATCTTTTCCATATCAAAGGCAGACAATGGATCTGCAGTAAAAATGTAAGAATCAGAACGATTACGCTTAGTCATAATTAAACCTTTGATAAATTAATAATACGAGCATCATATTCCATGAAACTAACTTCCATTGGAATAAAAACAATTTTACCAACTCGAGAACCTTTATCGCCTTTTTTGTTTTCAACGCCATCGAAAACGTCTTTAGTACAAGTCACTTTGAAAGCTTTATAACCCATTTCATCAGTAACACGTTCTACAACGCCTTCAATATAACAGTCATTTCGACCAGCCATTGGTTTAAAATCATATCCACGAATTGTATCTCCACAATCTGCAAAACCTTCAAACTTTAGCTTTTTCATATATGTCCTTTTTTCAATTTATAGAGATATTATACCCTAAAACATGCTGTTTGTACATAGGGGCCCCTAAAAATAATTCGCTGAAAAAAAGTCCAATGATATCAATAACTTGCACGGACGACTCGTCATCTAAGAGCATTTCATCCTGTGAAAAAATTAGGGCCCTTAAAAGGGCCCGTTGCAAGTTATTGATTTTGAATACTTTTTTATTACAGTCCAGAACTCACCAGAAGCTCTAGGTCGAACTGAGCGGAATCCAATGATTTGCCCATTCCAAAGGTTTTATGGCACTTCTGGGCACTATATCAAAAGCAATAGTAATACGTGGTCTATCTTCTGTCCATGGCCATGTGCGATGACGTTCTCTATAACTTTTAGACATAACGACTTGATCATCTTTACTTGGTATGTCAAACTGAATGTCATGATCTTCATGTACATATGATGTGTGAGACGGTTCAGTGTCTACACAATAAAATCCATGATATGCATTGGCATCATCAGGCCAATGCCAATGCCAATCGATGAAGTCACCTTTTTGATAGAAGTTTACCCATGATTGTAAATAATAATGATCATTGCATTCAGGATAATTTTTTAAAAACGTATCTCTAATGCCAAAGAATAATTCATGAAATCCTGGTAATGGATACATCAAAAGATTATATGAAGAAAACAGTTGAGTAGTCATTGTAGATTGACCATTGTAATCTTTCTTGTTTTCGCTAAATTTTTCCTTGATATAGTCGTACATGATACCGCAACTATTTTTTATAATCGCGGTATCTAAACCAAGTTTGGCAGTAACAATATTATTGGACATTAGCAATGTCTTTTGCTAAAGGGAAAATTTCAGAAATAACTTTTGCACATTCAAGCGCTACTTCTTGGTGTTCTTTCTGAGTACCATTTGCAGATCGTAACTCAATGAAGTGAATCCATGATCGTAATGTGCCATTCATGTATAAACGACTTTCCATCATACCTTCTGGTAACACAGCACGCGCTTGCTCTTTAGCGATACCTTTTGCAATTGCCCATGCATATACATCTTGCGTTCGCTTGATGATGTCACGTTGCAAGTTCTCCCACTGATAAGCGATCTGACGATGCTCATCATTATTGATCATGTCCAGAGGGATACTGTTCTGTCGATTGACAGTATCTTGTAACCTCGCTTCTCGTACAACAAAACCGAGATCTTGGGTTGGATCAGCATATCGTTGGGAAAATTCTTGGAAAGAGAATGATCGGTGACGTAATATCTGTCTAGCGATATCTCGTGTTGTTGTAATCTCCATGCATGCTGACACCATTTCGAGCGGTGACCAATGTTGATGTTTGATGAGATATTTGATGAGCTTTTCTGACGTTCCCGCATTAAGCTGATTGCTTGGATTGGAGACACGCGCGCAAAAAGCGATAAGGTCTTGAACATCCATTAATCCTTCATTATAATATTCTCTGGATGGTTTACTATAAGATACTAATTTAACTTTCATTTGGATACCATTTAATTTCGATTACATCACCAGTTCTAACTTTCATAGAAAACTCTGTTGCTTCATGAAAAGTATCAAACCACTTAAAAGCTGCTCTCATTCCTCCGCCTAAGTAATAACTAACTTTATATTTTCCTTTAGGACGATCAATGGATTCTTGAGCCCACATTTCTTCGCCTTCTAAAATTGGAATATCATGCGTCATAGGATTCTCCTACATTCAAAAGCGCTTGTACCAATTCTAACAGCTTTTGCATATTTACAATCCATTTCTATATCAGCTTGTGCTTTTGTATAACCTATTGTTAAACCAACTACTAATGCAATCACTACAGTAATTACATTCTTTTTAATCCATTCTTTAACTTTTTTAGTATCAATACCATAAGCTTCAGCAATCACATTACTCATAACTAAATCCTCCAAAATCTGATTTCTCACGTGTACCAAATGTGTTTAATGGCTTATCATCTTGTTTTGTTGCAACATGAGCAGCATCATCAATTAATGTTTGTGCTGATGCTTCTACATCATACAATTTCATACGTGCTCTATCAATGCCAATAATAAATCGTTTATTAGATGTTGGATCATTATAACGATTCTTTAATTGTTTGACCATCACTTGTCCAAGTTTTTCAAGTTCTTCTGTTGAGATAACTGCGAACATGAAGTCCGCTGTCGCAGGCAAACCGAAACTTTCCGATGTATCTTCCAAACCAACATCCGTATTTGAATAACCAGAACGAGTCGTCTGAGTCGCGGATACGAGTGGAACATTAGCTTCGACTGCGAGTCCACGCATTTCTTCTGCGATCGCTTTAACGTACGAGTAAGTATTAACTGATCCACCCAATCCTTTAACACGTGAACTGGCACAAATATTAAGATAGTCAATAAAGATAATATCTGGTTTAAAATTCTTTTTAAGTTTAAGTTCATTTAATAACGCTCTGAAGTGGCCAACGTGTGCTGCTCCAGTTGGATATTCTTTAATGATTAATTTACCAATATTCTTTTGACCAATCTTTTGAATCTTTTGATCATATACCTGTTTTGGTAATGCTTCTAATTGATCTACTGGGATGTTCATTAGATTCGCATCGATACGTTCAGCGATACGTTCTTCAGCCATTTCCATAGTGATATACAATACGTTCTTACCCTGTAATAAAGAAGAACCTGCCATATGACACATGAATAATGACTTACCAACACCAGTACCTGCCAAAATTATATTGAGGGTTTTATTTGGCAATCCGCCTTTAGTGATTTTGTTGAAGAATTCCAAGTCGAATGGCAATCGTCCTTCGACTTTGTGATAAAAATCATATCGTTGATCTGAATTATCAATGTAATCATGACCAATATTTGTATCAAAACTAACAGCAAGGGCCTTAGATAATATATCGGGAATTGCATTATTTGTTAACTCTTTATCTTTGCCATCAATAATTTGAATTGACTTCATAATGGCCAAATACACAGCTCTATCTTGACAATACTTTTCAGTCTCATCTAAGATCCATTTATTATCAACAGGTTGTGCACGATATGCTTGAGTAACTAAATCAAAAACATCATTTGAAATGTTTGGGATTTTTTGTAATTCAAGTTTTAATGCGGCTTCTGTAGGAATTGTGTTGTACTTATTAATGAAGCGTGATACAACTGCAAAGAGCAGTTTCTCACCTCTCTCGAAATATTCATCTTTGAGAAATGGAAGTGCTCTTCGAGTATATTCTTCATTCGTGCACAGTTGATTCAGAATCAGTTGACTTATCATTATTACCTATTTTATAATTTCCGTTATCCATCGCATCTTCGATGATATGTGTTAAGATATCACCCAACAAGTTCATAAACGTCTCGTCTTCAAGTAAATCTTCTGATTCCATTCCAAGTTCATCAGGAATTTTCTTGATATTAAACTGAAATTGTAATTTTGCGCTTTCAGTGTCAAAGTCTTCTTTTACTTGAATTCTACCATATTGGTAGATGATACCAGCATAATCACCTTCTTTGATTTTAACATGCCACGAATCTTGTTCAGTGGCATTTTCGACAAATGTATAACTATTATTCGTTATCTTCATCTGTTTCGTCGTCTTCTTTAAACATCTTGCCACTACCAACTTGATATGAATCAATCACATATTGTTGGAACTCTTTGCTCTTTAAAATGTCTGACCAGAATTCTTCAGTAAGCGTATCTTTCTCTCGTACTCTTGTACCGACGAGCTCACCCGTTGTTCTGTCCACTTTTTGATACCACCCGTTAGAAGGTTTAGCAACGAAGTTACCAACCAAAGCAATATCAAGCAAACCAGAGTAACGCTGAATACCGCCTTCAAAGCTAACAGATACAGGAATCTTAGACTTTTCTTTAACATAACGAGATTTCTCCACATTGATAATAAAATGGTAACCTTTAATTTCAGTACCATCTTTGTCTTGTTGACGTCCTAAAATCCAAATAGTATCAGCTGAATAATAAATGCCTGTACCGCCTGAAACAACTGCTTTAGGGAACATGCCAATTTCCATATACGTATGATTAACTACAACCATTGGCACATCTTTCATGGTCAAATATGGTGTAATCATGCGGAATAAACCTTTAAGTGCTTTAGCACGTGACATATCTGCCACAGATTTTTCATTCAATGCATCTTCTAATTCTTTCTTAGAAGCTAAGTTACCAACTGAGTCAATAACAATGATAACCTTTTCACCGCGTTCTAAGTTATTTAGTTGTGATACAACATCAAACTTAAGTTGTTCTACGTCTGTAATAGGTGTATGAAGAACACGTGACTTATCAATTCCAAATGAATCGAAGTATGCTTGTGGTGTACCAAATTCAGAATCATAAAATAGCATAACTGCTTCTGGATATTTGTCCATATATGCTTTTGCCATAAGCAAAGAGAATGCTGTTTTAAAATGCTTAGATGGACCAGCAAGAACAGTTAAACCTGGAGTTAAACCTCCATCCAATTTTCCACTTAATGCCACGTTAATCATTGGCACTGGAGTAGTAATTACATCCTTCTCGCCAAAGAATTTAGAATCTTCTAATGCCGAAGTAAATTCGATTTTAGAATTCTTCTTTAATTTATTCATTAAACTCATAGTTGCTCCTAGCTAAAGTATTATTATACCATATTTTACACTGTTTGTACACTGTTTTTAAATGCTCTGTTACGTTTTAAATCTTCCATATCATGCCATTCTCTATAGCTATTAATGTTGTCAATATCTACATTTGACAAGTTTCGGTTAATATGTTCGTCTGATCCGACGTTAATGAAGATTGATCCTGGTTTTCCGTTTGCGACGAATGCGTCCCATGCTTTTGCATCATATGCTGCTGTTGATGGAAATGGCATAGTCTTCGCCGTTGGGTGAGCCTTAAGGAAAGGCATTGTTGCTGATACGACCTTTGCATCTCCAATTTCTCCTTTATGGATATTACGTGCTACTGCGATACCATATGCATCTGCTGAAGGCCAACCGATTTGTAATGCTCGAATCATTGTACCTGTAGAGACTGCACACCAAATTTCAGTTGGTTCTTTACCAAGTTGTTTAGTAATCTTGTTAGCCATATTAACGAGACCTGCTGTAACGATTGGTACATCTTTCAAACCAAGTGGAAGATACTGCGCATTATTTTCTTTTGCCCACTTCTTCGCGTATTGATTTAAAACTGGCATAGCAGCAATTCGAACGAACCTCATATCAACATGAGGATACGAGAATAATGCACCTTGATGGTCAGATACTCGCTTAGACGATGGACAAAAGAATACAACCTTCTTATTGTACATGGCAGCAAGCATAGAGATTGCATCCATAGCATGTCCTTGTCGAGGTGCACAATACGTTAGTGTGTCATGTTTAGTTTCTGCAATTACACGTTCACCGCCAAATGATTTCAATCCACCTGGTGCAAGATCAGCTCTTAAGATATACTTATCACCAAATTTTTCTACTACTGGATCTGCGACCTTAGACTCAAATGTTCCCCACATTTCCATGTAATAATCATTTGCTTCTTTCCTATCCATTCCCATAGGAATGTCTTTGTTTCCTTTATCTTCTGTTATGCTAAACAAGTTTGACCCCAATCAATTCTTCTGTAATATTGTGGAGAGATGTGTACACTTGAACTATTTTCCATATAAGTCTTAGCATACTTCTCACCATCCATAGAGTACCATTCTTGTGGTGGTTGAACCACTGATACCTTTCTTTTATTTAGTCCTTCGATAAATCGATAGGTAAGATCTAACCTTTCTTTACGTGATCCAAAGAATGGTGTACCTTTAAAATAACCCGTTTTTGGTAACCTACGTTCTTCATATTCAACTGGTACTGGTGCTGTATATGAAACATTACAATCATATTCAGCTGCAATTGCGTTACCTTGTTTTACATACTCATCTAATAATTCATCTAACTTGTCTTCGTGACGTAATAGATGATGACGAATATCAATTGAACCATATGAGAATGTAACTTCTCCAAATGGATCCATGCCTCTAAACTCTGATATTAAACCTCTGCGTAGTGTGCCAAATAATGTCTTGCCGTTTTCTCTAAGTACAATATCAGTCATACGAGAATATGCAGGAGTGTGTGAATCTCCAACAGATACACCATCAAATTTCTTAGAAAACTTTCTGAGTTCTTCTTGCTTTAATGATGGAACACCCTTTAGTCTATTACTTAACGCATCGCACCATTGTTCAGTAATTCCTGTATAGGTTGTTGGTGCACCGATACGTTTCTTTAGTTGTGCTCCCCAATCTGGCATATCAATATCGAGTGATACAATTTGTGGATGTGCAGCTACTCGATTGATTCTATCAAAGATCTCTTTAGTTGCACCTCCAAATAAGTTTAGTGTACCACCAAAGTTTACACCATGTTCAATGTAACATGTAGTATCAAGACCAATTGCAGGTGAACATGTATGATCTATACGAGCATTCAGTTGATCTGCCCATACAAGTGACCAACCAAGAACATGTGAGTTCTTTAGTTTAGGGATGTTACTAATAGGATTTGTAAGTACTCTCATTTTTTAAGACTAAATTCTTGTGGGAAAATCCATGTATATGGGATACGTTTAGTTGGTGATTTAACACCATGACTAATAGCTATATGTTTATAGAAGAAGCAAGTCTTATCTTCTACGTTTAACATCTTTTGTTCTTTCATTGGATTACGTGGATCATTACATAACGTATGCATCTGTTCTATCCACAATTCACCTTGTTTATTATCAGCGATGAATTCTCCTTTTGGACCAATGTGATACTTAACTTTACCATTTAAGTTCTGTCCGCCAAAGATCTGTTGCATACCATCGAAGTGACCTGTACCACCAAACAATACAGACTCAGGATCAACTAAGTGCGGATATGCAAATGCCATGTAACGAGCAGTGTTCTTACATGGATATAATGGACTTCTAAAACCCTGATGTTCTTTGAAGTATGCTTCTAAACGTTTAGCAAACTCCATCATCGTAAATGGACGACCCATCTTTTTAGGTTCATCTAAGATCGTATGAATGTCTTCAGCCGCTTTCATAGGACCATCGATTAACCATTCTTTTACGTTCGTACCTTTTGGATAATAGATTTGAAATAGATCATTTCTAGCGTGTCGTTGAGTTTTAAAACGTTCGCGTGTCGTTATAATACCATCATTCATTAATGACATGAGCGTACCCCAATGTTCATTACTAAATGAGAATACTAACGTATAGAATAAACGCAGTTTATTATCTGTGATTGGCTTCATAACATCTACAAATGGATGTTCATGCCAATGTAGACGATGCGAGAAGATTTGATAGTCTTCTCGCAATAATTTATCTTCGCGTTTATCAAATGCATGGCACCACTCAAAGAACTTTTCGAATCGTTGTTCTTGTGTCCAGTCTTTCATCCAACTTTCAGTTGGTTTACCGTTTTTTAAGGTAACTGGAGATGTGCCTTCATATGTGATGTTCACATATGGTTCACTGATAAATTCCATCAAATCGTTTTGCATTTTTCTTTATATTGTTCTACTGTTAAACCAGCTGCTTTAATAATTGTATCATCTGATGGATGAGCAGTAATATTATTAAATGTCTTTACCAATCCAAGCTTCAACATATTCTCTTGTCTACCAAATGGATGGTCTTTAATCGTACATGATGACCATACAGAATCAAAGTCTAAGTGATTATAATCTGCGCCTGGTCGAATATAGTTTTCTACCCAACGAATAAAGTCACAACATACGTCCTCAGCATTATATGGTACTGCGCCTGTATCTTCATAGATCTTAGTCATTACTGCATCTAAGAACTCATCTTCCTTCATTTTCTTTGTTGGTTTTGCTAAGTAAGAAATACATTCACGAGCGTTTGTACCATAATAGAAGTGTGATTCTCTATTAACATACTGCGGATACCAATCAGCAACGTCTGCAACAACAGCTGCATATTGGAAATGATACTTTCGTAATCCATTCTTTTCATTCCAATCTAACATGAAACTACCAATTTCGCGAAGATCTCGCTTACCGCCTTTTTCTAACCATTCAGCCATCTCTCTAGCTAAACGTGGTGCATATTCGCTTAAGTAGTAATCGCCACTACGCTTATATGAAGAGTCAGCTGGTGGTTTAGGGAATGATGGGAACTGATAACCAACTGAAGTGTAGAATGGTTTAGGATGTTTGTTTACGATCTCAACCATTCCTTCAATCGTCTTGGCTTTGTGCAAGTTGAAGAGTAACGTATTGTAATAACCGCTTGGCTTAGTAGCATAATTAATCGCGGAACCACAAACTCTATGCAGAATAAAGATATACAACCATTCAGCGAGTTTAAAGTCTGCATGTTTACCTGTCCAATCTTTTGCTACTACTTCACGTTGAAGTGTGATATGACCTGATTGCATCTTGTCCCAATACGGATGTTTATCTGTCCATCCATAAAATGCATCATTAACGATTTGTGAGAAACCGGCATACTTACGTTCAACTACATCATATAATTCTACATGATGCATAAGATCATCATCTATATTTGATTCAGTATGTAACGTAGTTCCAAAGTTACAAAGCTCTTGCTGTTTAGTAGCAAGAGCAAAGTATCTCAAGTACTCATCATAATATTTAGTGGTTTCAATTGTCATACGGCAAACACTTTAATTCCAACTTCTTCAAACATATCCATAGTTTTTTGAAATGATTCAAACCAATGTGGTCTCAAATCAATGCATTCTTTTGCAACATATACTTCTTTAATACCTACTTGAATAATACCTTTAGCGCATTCGCTACAAACAGGTAATCCATAAACAAATAATTTTGCATTATCAAGAGAAACTCCTGAATATGTAGCATTGTAAATTACGTTCATTTCTGCATGAACTACAAAACGATATTTAGTTTCTCTATCATTTAAGCGTTGAGGAGAATCCAAAATTCCGCGGGGAAAACCATTATATCCTTGAGATAGAATCTGTCCTTTCTCTCCAACTGCAACTGCACCAACTTTAGTATTAGGATCTTTAGACCAAAGAGAAACTTCTTTGGCCATAGCCATATAACGATCATTCCATTTATTATCTGACAATGAAGTCTCCATCATTAATAGCCCATTTATCAACTAGTTCAAAGTGCCGCTCATAGACATGAAGACTACCAGCATTCCAGTGAAGATCACCAAGAGCATATACAGTATTACACTTACCGTTGATTGCTTGAAGCACTTCTTTTTGTACGTATCGTTGCCATGCATAATCATTTTTGTATCCATAAACTGCATCGTTAGATCTCATAAAAACTGAAGCATGAAGTTGACCATCACGGATATAATATTGAGTTGAGTAAGTACACATGAAGTCTGACATACCATTCGCCTTATAATCTTCATGCATTGTTGGACGAATGTAAATCATTGTAGCACGACGTGACAATGGTGACTTAACTAATTCATCAACAACTTTTGTAAACTGATGATGATTCTCTTCAGAATAAATGCACCAACCATAATTCGAATTAATGATGCCATTTTTATCAGCAACTTGTTTCCAAATTGCAGGTGTACCACCTGGAATGTCGTTAACATTTAATGACATTGAACGATACCATTCAAGTTCACGTTTTACATAGTCTTCATTAACTTCGCCAAAAATAGATTTCTCATCAGCAATAAAAGATGCATTAATAATTTCAATTGTTTTTGCACCACCTTTATCAGTGACAAATTCTTGTTCAACAAGTTTACGTGCAAATTCTTGTTGAATATCATATACGTAATTACGAATCATATTATTCCTTAGAAGATGGAAGTAATGCAGGATTGCCGTCAGATTTACGATTAAAGATATCATAACCAGGTTTTTGACCGGGTACTTGACCACGCATATAAGCTACTACAAATGACGCATAATTGATCATGTCGAGTGCTGAATCTTCGACTGATTCGAAGTTAACCTTTCCACCAGCTTGCATAGTCTCAAGTACAGATACCATACGAAGATATTTTGCGTTAATGATATCAAGAATAGAAGTTACACCGCGCGGGTAATAGTCTGCTTGTTCAACACTTGATACGGCATTATTATAATCTTGACCCTTTTTCTCTTGAATTTCGGCTGCTTCTAGCAAAATATTTGCTGATGGACGTGAATATTGTTTTTGCATGTTATTTCCTTAATTGTATAATAATATTATACCACATTTATTTCTTGCTGTACACTAGATTTCAACTGTTTTATATGCATATTCTAATGCACGTTCTGCTTCTGTTTGAAGAGGACGTTTTTGGTATCTACGAGATGTATCTCTATCAAGTTGTCTAATTAATTCTGCAATTTGTGCAGCAGTAATTGGATATTTTTTCTTTATTGCATTGCATGCAATAGATGACATGATCTTATAAATCATAGCATAACGACCAGAACCATCTGCATGTGCAATTGATGCATAATCACTGACTAATTTTTTATTAACAAATGGACAATCTTGATATGATGACCATTCAAAATCATAATTAGCAAGTGATTTTAAAAGTTCTTCACGATGTGCAGTAACTTTCTTTTGCACTTCTGGCGGAAGTCTATCCATAAATGTTGCAACGTTTGATTGCGTTACAACAAATGGATGTTTATTCATCAAATCATTTGGATTAATAAAACTACCAACATTAGTGAAAATGAAGTTATTAGCATTAGGATATGTCGCAGGGACATAGTACATTCTAGATAAGTCCTTAGTCTGTTGATCTCCGATGCCATCGAATTCCCGGTTGAGTGCATACCAGAAATGCTTGATCGATGACTGTCTAACACCATTCGTAAGTGGGAAGACAAGCCGAAACTTAGGATGATCGCTCGTACTAGAGCTAGTAGAATAACAAACGTAATAATAATTGCCATACTTAGCATGAAGTTCGTCCTTTAAATTTCCTTCGAACTTATGATCATCTACGTCAATAGCAGCCCAACCAGCCCATTCAATTACGTTATCATTAGCTCGTGTTTTATTTTCTGCATAAACTGCAGGAGTAATTAAAGGCGAAGCCTTTAGACCTTTCGGTGCACGACGTTCGCCCTTTTTTAATTTATATCCAGGAATAGAAGCCATCTTATAAAGCATAGCTTCGAATGCTTCCCAAGTTTCATGATGTATTTGCCGATGAGTCTTATTATCAAAAATAGACTCAAACGCTGTCAAAGAATATTTCATTGTTTAATTCTTACACGTTGAATTGTTTCCCAAGTGCAACCTTCGCCTTCTCGCAGTTCTAATTGAACATATTCAATTTTACCATTTTCATCTAAGTATTCGCCAACTCTTAGATTTGATTTTAAAAATTGATATAAATCTTCTTTAGCGTTGTCAGTCAAATTAGTATTAACAATATTAGAAGCTGCGGTTGTAGATATAGTATTAGCAGAAATGGTATGAATAGGCATTTGTGTAAAGCCTGTATCATCCACTTCTACCCAAGTTTTTCCATCCCAAATCTCTTGAAATAGAGTATTTGGGTTGTACCTAATCTGACCGATAGGTGTTGAGATTGCCATTACTCAAATACTTTGTTCAACATACCTATGTTATCAGCATGAGTTGGTGCTGTCCAACCTTCAGGTTTAATTAGATCTGGAAGACCAAGCGGATTTGGTCGAGATTCTTTGATACCAACTTCCTTAGTCATATTTGCACGATGTACGCGATTCCATGCTTCATCTGCATTTACGTCGAAAGCATTCAATGTACCAATAGCAACAACACAAAGATCAATCAATGCATCGACTGTATCATCTGCTGCAGTAGTTGCATCAATCTTGCCAGTTTGACGATCAACTACAGCTTTACGCATCTCGTCAAGTTCTTCTTGCAAGAAGTCAATTCGAAACTTAAGGAATGCCTCAAGCTTATCACGATCAAGTTGACGCAATACTTTATTAACGCCAAATTTTGTATGCATTGCTGCAATATCACCAACCCATTTACTGTTCATAAATTCACTCATTTCATAATTCCTAAAATAATATTATACCACATTTTTTCTTTGTTGTACATTATTAATTGTACATACCGCTCATGATATCTTGCAATTGATCGCGGTGTTTGTTTTTTGCACCTTCTCTAAATGCGATAGTTGCGTTATCAAAAAATGTATTCACTTCTTCCCAAGCCTGTGGTGGTTGTTCAGCGTGAATACGCTTAATTTCTTCAATGTCAAATAACTTTAATCCTTCCATAGTCATAAACCAATTTACATGTCTAAACATAAGATATGGATCTTGGAAATAATGAATAGAAGGCAATGAACGTTTCATTGTATCAATAGTTTCTTTATTAAATTCTGTAATTTCAAACGGTTTATCTTTCCAAAATGCTGTATCATCACGCTTTGTAAAATAATGAATTTGAATGTAGTCAATAATATTTGAGAACATTTTAAGCATTTGCTTGTTATGAATATTCTCTAATGTTTTATTACCTTCTTCATACATTTGCAATGATGTTGATAACGCAAAACACTGTTGAATAGTTGCACCAATACTAGAAGCTTCAAGTGGTTCAACGAAAACGCCAGCTAAACCAATAGCAGTACAGTTATTAATCATCGGTCTATCCACATGACCTGCACCAAATTTAATATCTCGGCCGATTTCAATAGATCTACCAAAGATTTGTTCCATTTCTGCGTGTGCTTGTTCTTTTGTGATATAATCATCACAGAAAACGTATCCATTACCAAATCGTTCTTGAGTTGGAATACGCCATGACCAACCTGCATTTCTAGCGTGTGCAGTCGTAAATGCGTCAATATCTTCTTGATATTCTGTAGGGAAAGCAATTGCATGATTCATTGGCAAATACTTTTTGCAATCAATCCATTTTGCTCCTAGTTTATTCATGATAACTCTATTAAATCCACTAGCATCGATGAAAAAATCTGCTACGTATTCATTTCCAGCATTATCAATTAAAGATTTTACATAACCGTTTTCTTTTAATTTTACTTCATTGACTATTGCATCGGTAAATATAACACCACGTTCCTTTGCTACTTTATGCAAATATTGATTAAGTTTAAAGGTATCGAAATGATATTGATTAGTTCCTGGACCATCACCCTTTTGGAACATACTTACAGGAATTCTAGGCGATGTCATTTCAACTGATGACTTACCTGTAACTAATGCATTAGTCCAATATGAAAACACTCCATTGATGAACACTGAATCATATGGTCCAATCACTGAATGAAAATACACGTCGTCATCACCTTTGCCATTCCAATTTACAAACTTAATGCCAGTTTTAATGGTAGCAGCACATTCTTTCATCACTTCTGCACGACTTAGATTGCATTGGTCAATAAACATATTCCAATGTTCTGTGCTACCTTCTCCAACGCCGATAATTCCAATCTCTGATGATTCTAAAACTTGAATCTCAATAGTGGGATTTAGGCGTTTGTGAATAATGGCAGCAACTAAACCAGCTGTACCGCCTCCTACAATAATCATTTTTTTAATTCTAGTGTTCATCCAAAAAAGTCCTCTAATGTTGCAACTGGTTCAGCTTTCCAACCGATAGCATCTAAAATTAATTTAGCTGGTTCAAGAAAAGCCTTTTCAAATTGTTTATCGTTATCGATATACTTATCTAGTTTAAATTCAGGTGGTAAAATATCTACAAATCCAATTACATCTTCTTTTGTTGGATTGTTTGGATACAAATAAATGTACTTAATCTTGTCACCACCACGGATTGGTGTATAAGTCTTCAATCCGTTTTTATCAAGCATATGATTATACAAGATAGCAGCACGTGAATTTATCGGCGTACCTTTCTTGTAGATCGTATCACGCGATTGGTATTCCTTAACTTGTGAAACCCCGCGCGGGAACGCTTTATCTTCGGGCGGAAGTGACTCAAATTTTTCTCTATAAGATTGAATAAAAGTTTGAGTTTCAGTTTCCGTACCTGAGATGAGCACTTTAAACAATTCTTCAAAAGCCTCGCGACACGTGCCCGGTGTTGAGGACTTGATCGCCTCGATTCCCATGATCTTAAGCTTCGGTTTTGCATATCGTACACCTTCGTTATCTAGTACATTTAAGATATAACGTTTCTTAGCAGTCCAAATGGCACGATCTGCAATAGCTTCACGCTTCATAGTTAGACGCTTCTTAAAGCAATTCATATTTTCTGTAATCTGAATGAATGCTTTATCCAATACAGATTCTAATGCTTCACTGCACAACTTATCAAGGAAGTTAGTGATCTTAGTTTTGTCTGTTAATTTCGACGCCTTAACAACCTCACCAAGATTAACATAAACAGAATCAGTATCAATAGCGATGACATAGTCTTTGTACTTTTGGTTTCTTAGTGCTTTATTTAGATAATCATTAACTGCTTTTTCAGCCCAACGAATGATCGATTGGCCAGATAATGTGATGCCTTCTGCAATCTCCATCGTAAAGTAACGGAAGTACTTATTACCAAGTGCACCATAAAGTGAGTTAAGCAAAAGTTTAATAGCTGTTTGTTCATTTTCATAACGAACAATATCACGTTCAATTCTATACACTTCTTGCTTATTTGTTTTATCACATGATTCAAGTTCTCGTTTAGAAGCTAGCATCATCTTCTTAACTTTAACACGCTCATCATATAGTTCTTCAATAATCTTAGGCATGAAACCCTGTTTCTCATTAGAGAACATTTGACCAGAACCACATACACCATATTCAGTCTTCTCAGGTACATAACCTTCGAGAATAGAATCAGGACTTACACGATGATCATGACGACCTTTAACGATAGTTTCAGGTGACATGTTCCATTGTACAATGATGTTTGGATACAGAGAGTTTACGTCGAATGATGCAACCCAATCATGCACACCACATTGCGGTTCCTTAACATAACCACCATCATAAGCTTCTTTGAATGATTCTCTATTTGGAGGTACCGCAATATTTTGTGGAGTAAGATAACGATAGATTAATGTATCCCAAATAGAAGTAGTACCAAATGTATCGTTATAGTTAACACCAGCTTTATAAGCCATAGTCAAACATAGAACGATCAATCCAACTTTTTCTTCCATACGAACAACAAGATCAACATCTCGAATGTTATAGTCGATAAACTTCTGATGATCAGTCATGTACAATGTGTGTAGTGTGCCATCATAATCAAGCTTATGTTCACCAAGCACAGTATTAGCAATCGTATCTAGACGATAATTTTCTTGTGGACCATAAGTGTGACCAAACTTTTTAAATAAATCCATCCAGTCAAGTTGTGCAATACCGATGATATCATACATTTGAACTTGTTTCTTTTGCATTGTAACAAGTTTTTCTTCGACTCTACCCCATGGAGATAATTTTCTAATAGTATCACCATCAAGGATACGAGCGCAACGATTGACGATATATGGAATATCAAAATTACGAATATTCCAACCTGTAACAATATCTGGAATATGTGTAGCTGAACCCCAATGATTTATAAATCGAACTAACAATTCTTGTTCATCTTTGCATTGAACATACACAACTCTATTATTTTGCATAATAGATTTACTTACATCATAAGGTCCAAGACCCCACACATAATATGTGTTATCAATATTATTCTTAATTGCGATAGAAATGATTGGATATTTTGCTTCTTCTGGTTCTGGGAAACCTTCATTAGAAGCTACTTCGATATCGATTGAAGTAATATTGACAATTGTAGGATCAAATTTAATTATTCCTGGAAATTTTTCAGTAACGAATTGTGCAATATAATTAGTGTTACCATAGATTTCGAAATTAGAAACATCTTTATAACGTTCCATAAATTCTTTTGCGTCGCGCATAGTTTCGCAACGGTATGGTTCAACATGTTTTCCATCGACAGCTATCCATCCCGTAGGTTTTTCTACTGGGACAAAAAGTGTTGGAGAAAAGGGGATTTTTGTTTGGATACGGCGACCATCCTTGTATCCACGATAAAGGAGTTGATTGCCGTAACGAGATATATTAGTATAGAATTCCATAGCTATATTATACCACAACTAGATTAAAAAGTAAACTAGTTTTTAAGGCATAACATTAGCGATTTGGATTCCTGCACCAAATAATTTGCTGTAATTATTGCGCATCTCAATCGAAGGTTCAAATTCAATCACAACTTTATCTTTAACGACTGCGATTTTATTGCTTTCGCTGTATGGCATAAATGGAATTAAACCTACTCCAAATGATGTACCTTGTTGCGGTACTAAATGAATTGCTGCAGGTTCTTTTACAATGTAGTGAGGACCATGTTCTTCAATATCACCAATAATATCGTGGCCATTTACTAACTGAATGCATTTAATCATAATGTTCCTTTTTCAATCACATATTCAACTATAATATTTGCTTTCTTTATGTCATCGACATATTGAATAACAAATTCATGGGTATGCTGATTATACATCAGCAATAATATTTGTCCTGCCATTTGACTAGCTTTTATTTGCCATTCACCTAGCAAGACAGTGTCCATAGAGACTATTTTATATTTCTTTTTTCCGCTCATACCTAAACGCGTTTAGCCATCTTTCATAGATTTCAGAATGTGTTCTGATAACCATGTCGTAGATTGCTACACGATCTAAGTATGCATCTTTATAAATGGTAAGCGGAGTGGGTGGTTCAACCTTGACTTTAGCGTCTGTTTCTCCATCACAACTAACAACTACCATGTCATGCTTTTTTGCAATGTGTCTCATTGCCTGATTTTCTGTCAAACAATGCATATAGACTTCTTTAATATTTTGCGTACGTAGATATGTAACAGCTCTATCAAACATTTCTTGAGCTAATCCATGTCCTCGATAGTTTTTATCGACTGAACATCCGAGTTCGCCCTCATTATTATATATGGCTACGTGGCATGCGGAAACTAATGCACCATTTACAATACAACCAAACCATTGGTTTTTTTCATCATTCCAAGATAAATCAACATAATCTCTAATATACGTATCACTAACCATAGATCCAAATCTAAGGCGACGATCTTCACCAGTTAAACTATATAAATGTAGTTTAACTAATTCTTTATCTTTAGTGCTTTTTAATTTTCTTACGATCATAAAACCACAAAGGGCGGTTGCCCGCCCTTACCTCTGATGAAGATTATTACTCAGCAGCTTCTTCAGCTAAGAATTCTTTCTTAGACTTTTTAGCGCCTTTAACCTCAATCTTCTTAACAGTAGACACTTCTGCCAACTTGTCAAGAGCAACCTTCAACATACCATTTACGATTTCTGCAGATTGAACTTCAATCTTATCAGCTAGTGCAAATGTGCGTGTGAATGCGCGATTAGCAATTCCTTTAAATAAGAATTCACCACCTTCAGCATCATCAGTTGTCTTACCTGTAATAGTAAGTTTATTGCCGTCAAGAGTAATATCAATATCAGATTGAGAGAATCCTGCAACAGCCATCTCGATAGAGTATTTGTTATCAGATTCTTTTTTGATATTGAATGGAGGATATGCTGGAATGTTCTTAGTTAGTTCTTGGGCAGTTTTTGCCATACGATCGAATTGCTCGTCGAAACCAACGAAGAATTTGTCGAAGTCCTTAGATGAAACGTTTAAAACTTCAAATGGCTTCTGAAAAAAGTCTTTTACTAATGTGTTCATATTTTTGCTCCTATTAAGCGAGTTAAAAAGTTATAAATTGTCCTATACCCATAAGGCGTATAGTGAGGTGTTTCTTAACTGGCACACCCTCAAAGCCAGTTCCCATCCCGAAGGGATTTAGAAATCTTTACGCGTATTACCGATATTATATTTAGGACACAATTCCCATTCATCGCGTTCTCTAAATGACAATACTTTGATCTGTCTTAGAGGAGCACGATCTTTGGCTTGTTCGCCATTATTTATAGTTACTAATCCCCAGTCAGATAACAAAATTGCAATAGTATTGCGACGTTGAATATCATTCTCAGTAATAGTGGATGGTTTTCCATCTAATACAAATAATTCTTTAAAATGTACAATGAAATATCTGCCTTGTTTATGCAAGATATGACATGACTGATACAGTTTTCTATCTTTACGTGATGCTACACCAATTCGTGTAAGTGTTTCTCTCACTTTTAAGAAATCATCTGGCTCGTTTAGGGTAACTTCCAACATACTTGCTGGAGTCCACTCGACGCTCTTTTCGTTATTTTCCACCTTTGAAAATCCTTTGTCTCAATTGTCCCATTTGTTCGTCATTGAGTAAGGATAAGACTTGTCGAGCTTTTTCATTGCTGTAGCCATAATACTCTTTGACGATTTCCAAATCACTAGAAGATAAAGGTTTGATCCATTTGGAGAACCTTTTTTTCTTCCTAACTGTATTTATAAGAAAATCGTTTTGAAGCTTTTTATCGAGATGATGTCTAGTGTTCATCTCATTGGCTAGCAAAACAGTGTCATAATGGTATGACAAAGATCTATTAATCATAAATGGATTATAAGCTTTTTCAGAAACTTCATCTACAATTAAGTTTTGTTTAGTGTCACATATTGCATTTACATAATCAAATGGATTCATATCACCAATGCCTAATAACACCTGCTACAATGAACAGGTTAGTAATTATATAACAAAGGACAATGCACGTGCGAATTAGAGCAACTTTATCAGATTCATTATCACACGCACTTGCCTTTTCACCAAGAGCCTTTGCCCACAATCGCCACATTTTCTAATACTCCTTCACACCACTCTAATGCAGATTGGCGTGCAGCTTCTAATTCTGTGAACATACCAACTGCTGGTAACATTTCATAATTCGAATCAATATAGTCTACACACCAAAAATTTTCTTTAGAGTATATATTAGCGCGTGTCATTTAAACTCCGCATTTGCCATAACTTCAGTCATACATGCAACCACATTTAATTCGTGGTCTGCGACAAATGCATTCTTATATTGATAATCAGCTAAGATAATGATAATTTGTGGAATAGATTGTGGTTGCAAATGCTCGTTTAAATTATCATAGATCTTTCTAAAGATTGCATGCGGTTCTGTGTCAATATTATTGACAACCCATTCACGCATACTCTTAAAATTTTTAGCTTTAAGAGCTGTCATTAGATCTTTAATAGATTTATCATTAAGAGTAACTAATACACCTTCATCAATAGAACCTGTAATACTATAACGTTGGGCTTCATTTAAAACACGGCGCCAATCTGGTGCATGTTTCATGATGAGCTCTGCAAGTACTGGTTCTTGGAAAGAAATATTTTCTTCTGTAAGAATAAACTTTAAACGATTCATAAACTGACCGCACAAGTTTGCAAGAATCTTCTTATCAAACTTGAAGTCAATCACACCACAACGAGAATGAAGTGGTTCAATAATACGATTCTTAAAGTTACATGTTAGAATGAATCGGCAGTTATTTGCAAATTCTTCAATGAAACCGCGTAAAGCTGGTTGAGTTGATTGTGGATTTAGATAATCAGCCTCATCAAGGATAACACATTTGTATCCACCAGTAAGTGAAACTGTTGAAGCGAATTGACGAATCTTTGTACGAAGCGTATCGATATTACCTTCTTCAGATCCGTTAATTACAATGTAATCAATTCCAAGTTGCTCACATAGAGCTCGAGCAACTGTAGTCTTGCCAAGACCAGCAGTACCTGTAAACATCAAATTAGGTAATTCGCCGCTATCAATAATTTGTTGGAATGTATCTTTCAATTGTTTTGGAAGAATACATTCTTCGATAGTTTTAGGACGATATTTTTCTACCCACAAAAATTGGTCTTGCATTCATAACTCCATAATATTAAGCGTCAACAGAAACTCGTTTCCATTGCTCATCAATTTTAATCCACAACCTGTTGTCTTTACCAACGGCCAATGAAACTTGATTAGTAACTTGAGGTTGTTGGTAAAGCATGAATCCATTTGATGGTGGTGACATCATTGCTTGTTTTTCTTCTGGCGTTCTATTATCACCAGTCAACATTAATGTTGTATTTGGTTCTGGGGCTAGGTGAGAAATGTCCTCAGTTGTTTTTTTAGTTTCTTCAACCGTAACTTTTACGGCAGTTGCGCCTGCAACCACCGCACCTAATACACCAAATCCTTTAAAGAATTTACGACGTGAGGGATTCATACAAATCTTCTACTTCTTCTTGTTCAGCTTTAAGTTGAGTAAAGTTTTGTTTATGATAAATCTTTGCAAGGGTGCGTGTATATTTTGATGGAAGTTCATACTTATCTTTAACCATATTTAAGGTTTCTTTAATAAGATCACGCTCAGCATCCATGCGAGTCATAGAATTTGAAATTTCTACAATAGCATCATATACAGCTTTACGATCTGCTGGATTACTCAGTTGTTTGGCTAGACTCATTTGTATTAACTCCTTCTTCCTTTGGTGTGTTAACTTTAATAAATTCAATTACACGTTCACGTACTTCTCCAACAGTTTTTAGATCAGCACCTTTATAAATGCCTCGTTCTGCTGCAAGATCAATAATTTGAACAACGATTTGTAGATCAGATAGTTTCATTATTATGCCTCATATGTTGATGATTTTTCAAGAGCAATCCAATATTCAATTGGGAGAGTCTTGTGTTTAAAATGGGAGATGAGTTTACCAGAGATTGATACGTCATAGTCTCCCGGAAGAATTTTAAAATTTGAGATATCAAAATGGAATTTGAAATTATGGCCATTATTATTACCTTCTACTTCTGTACCGTATGAATTAGAAGTTGAATTTTTTGCATCTTGTACACGAATAACAATACCACTACCAACGCTTTCAACTGCAACTGTTGAAACTGATAAAAGCGATGTAGCACGCTGAAGATTTTTTAGAACTTCAGCCGTCAATTCAAATGATGCATCTGTTGCTGGCATTGTAATATCTTTTTGAGGATATGTCAATGAAGCTTCATCTGAAAAGAAATATTTTAGAGAAGATTTACCTTCTTGTAAAAAGACATTTTTCCCATCTTCTGAGAAAGTCATAGATGGTTGACTAAACAAACTCAATGAAGATAAGAAATCATTGACGTCATAAATGCCAAAGTCTTGTGGAATTGTTTCAGTAATCGTTGCTTTAGCAACAATATTTTTTGCTTCTGCAATTGTTTTTAATTCTGAACCAGCTCTAAACATTAGATTTGGTTGAATAGATGCAAAATTTTTCAAAATTGCAATTGTTTCTTGGGAAAGTTTCATAATATATCCTTAACGTTGTATAATAACATTATACCATAAATCAAATAATTTGTACAATTATTCTTTCGAATATTCGACATCATGCTCATATAAGAACATTAAACAACAACCTGCATGGGCTAAATGATGCAAACCGGTTTCTGGATCTAATTTTTCGCCGCGTTTATATGCCCAAATATGTCGTTGCAATGCATCAAAATATCTTCGCTTAGAATCTGGAACTCGTTTCCAATTATCACGCTCATATTTTTGTGCACCAAATGTCAAAACTTTTGCAATCTCCTCTAACGCAAGAGGAGGCAAAAGACCATATTCTGTTTTATTACCATCAAATTTTCTGCCGCCGGTGGTGGCAGTTTGCGATGCTTTTACAACATCAATATTATCTTTTTTTGCCATCATTATTCCTTAAACAAAAAGAAGAATGGGCAGAGTAGGTGTCCAGTCCCTCTGCCCTTCTTCAGTACACGTGATTAAACGTTACGTGTGAACGCACCTGCGCCAGCAATTCGTGCAGCTAGTGCAACCATGCGGCGTGTTGGTTTGCCAAGGCGATACTTAGTAGATTCAGTGCCATCATGCAACTTAACGCTATTAGCGTAGATGCAATGACCTTGTTCGCGAAGATTGCGAACTGATGCTGCTGGATCTTTTAAGCCGAACATTGAGCTAATTTGTTTAGCCGTAAGTGAATTACCTTGTTCGAAAGACGCCAAAAGTTTTGCTTGCTTTGTCATTGTTTATGCTCCATAATAAAACGCCCAATTATCACCTTGAATAAGAGGAGGGGCGAAAACTCCTCTTAGGTGTAAAAATTAAAATGGTGTTACAGTATCGTTCTGAATTGGTGCTTCAACAAATTCTTTTTCTGAAACTGGTTGTACAGCTTTACTATCCACCTTTGTGTACAGATCTAAAAATGCTGTACGTGTATCTTCATCAAAGCGAGAGATGCAAAGCTCAATCGCTTTCTTGCGATCACCAAAAATACCATACGTACGAGCGATATGAACTAGACGACGTGTAGAGATTAAATCATCTACACCGCCATCTTTGTATGTAGTACGGATAATATCTGACCATGTAACTAAGTTATCTGCAAATTCACCATCCAATTTGCCATAAGATTCCATAGCGTTTAGAACAATTTTCTTTTCTACTGCAGTAGTAGGATATGGTTGATCCATAGTTGCAACAAAACGTTCTAGGAAAGCTTCATCAAGGATGCGTGCACCTGTAAAGCGACCATCTTCAGAGCCACGACCTTTAGTGTTGGCAGTTGCAATCACATTGAAACCCGTTTCTGGTCGAACAACCGCGCCAGTCTTTTTAATATATAGTGGTTTGCCTTCAAGTACAGCTTGCAAACACATAAGCTTATTAGAACCACGATCGATCTCGTCGATTAGACAAATTGCGCCTTGCTTCATGGCTTGAGGTACAGGACCATCACACCAAACAGTTTCACCGTTCACTAGACGGAAACCACCGATAAGATCATCTTCATCAGTTTCTTCTGTAATGTTAACGCGTACATATTTGCGCTGTGATTGAGCACAAGCCTGTTCAACCATCATTGTCTTACCATTACCTGACAAACCTGCAATAAACACAGGATAGAATGCCATTGATTCAATGATTTGCTTTACGTCTCGAAAGAATCCCCACGATACGTAAGTTTTATCTTTTTCTGGAACTTCAATTTTCACTTGATCAAATACCGTTTGAATAACTTGATTCTGTGCAGACGTTTCTGCAACAGGCTTTTTAAGTGGCACAACTGCTGCCAACATTTGAATTTGGTATTTACCACGACCAACTCGATTTTCTGGTTTAGTGATAAAGTTCGGGTAACCTAGACCCATTTCTTCAGCATGATCGACGAGTTCTTTTACATCGAATACTGATCGACCAGGATATTTATCGCCAAGAGTTTTGACGAATGCTGTTTTAATTTCTTGCTTCATGGTTTGGACACCTTTCACATTTACATTACAATTTAATCATACATCCAGGTTATATTATACCACATTTTTAACATGTTGTACATAGACCCTAGATGCATGCCCATCATGCAATTGCATCAACAAATGCATTTAGCAAGATACGATTTACTCGCTTTGCCTTAGTCATTTTTGCAAATGCTGTTTTAATTTTACCTTTACTGGCTCCATCTTCAACCATTTCACCAAATTCATCTTCTACAATATCCATATATTTTGTGCATAGACCAAAATAGCGATCATAACCAAAAATGTTATCTTCAATCAAGCAACGATTTTTATTCATATGCTCAGTATACTTTTCTTTGTACTTAGTCCATTGACCAACAGGAGCTTGATCAACTGCTTTAGCAATAGCTTGATTACGATATTCGCTAATGAAAAAACCAAGTACATTAGTATTAGTTGTTTTCTTAAGTGAAAGCAATAAGTTCTTTGTCATATCTGAACCAACAATATTATTCACAGTGAAGCTTTTGCCTGCACAACGAATAATAGCTTTACGTCCTCTATAACCATAACCATCGTTTGCATAAATGCTATTTGATTTTCCTTCATCAGTAACTCTAATCTGGAAACTATCAGAATCTCCATCAGTCAAAAACATTGTAGTCATTTTTTCGACATTATGTTTAATCTTATATTGAGCAATAAGATCATGAGCATATACAATGCATGTATTCAATGGTGTACTATGTAAATGATTCCACGGATTAATGTAACTGTTATGAAGTTTATTATCCCATGCCATTGATAAATTCCAAAGCATACGGAAACTTTCATTATATTCGCGACGTGACATACGCGAAGACATTAGGTTCATTAAGTTGAACTTTTGCATGACAACTTCACAGTCACTATATGACGATAAATCAATTTCATCAGAAACTTCATCACGTACACGAGTTGTAAACGCATACACTTCATATGGAATATTAATCATGCGACAAAATGCTGCAAGATTTAATGTTTGACGAATTGTAGGACCAATATTTTCTGACATAGAACCTGAGAAGTCAATAAACAACATCATACCATGGTTCTTATAATTTGCAAGTTTAGTAGACTTTAAGAAAATATCTTCACTAGTTTTATATGCATGCAAACGATTGGTATTAATAACACCAGTTTTTTGTAACGTCGAGCGAGAATATTGATATGCGGCTTTACGCAATTCAAATTCTTTTGCCATATATGCTGCAGCAAGATCTGTATCAGATTTAAATTTCTTAAATGTGTCTTCAAGCTCTACTAAATTTTCAGTAATACGATCTTTATACCATGCATCTGATGATGTGATAGCATTTAAATGTTTATGCCATTCAGCGTAATATTCTTTATAGTCAATGATGATTTCAGGTTGACGAACTTTGTTGATTGTGTAAATCATATGCTTATTCAACTCAGAGTCAGCAACCAATTCACTTTCTCTTTCGCGAAATGCCTTATCAGTCATTGCTTCTTGATCAACGATGTCTTCTTCATCAATGTCTTTAGTTTTGTGCTTGTCTTTATCAGATTCAGTTTTTACATCATCTTTAGCAAGTTCTTTTTGTTCGACGTCGCGAGTTCCACGACCAGATTTTCCAGATTGTGGTTCTTCTTCAGTTGTGTCTTCTTCTTGTGTTTCATCTACTGATGATGGTTCTTCTGTAGAAGACTCTTGCTTTTCATAATCACTGCTATTATCGTCTTCACTTTCTTCTATTTCATTCGAAGACACATTAATAGTTGGAACTTCTTCTGTAGATTGTGGAATATCTTTTTCTAATGATTTTTGATATGCATAAATTTCTTTAGCTAAAGCTATCACATCTTCAAATGTTTCCGTACAATAAGCACGAGTAAAATAATTCATTTCAATTGGATCTAAAGCAATAGTAATATGATCACCAAGTTTTGCTAATAGATTAATCTTATCAATAACTTTCAACAAATTAACATCTGCTCCACTTTTTACGATACCGAAAAAGTCTTCTTCAGCCAATTGTTTATAAGCTTTGCGAAATTGAAAGCGAAGACCAGGATACAAATCTTGAACTTTACGTTCGATTCGTACGTCTTCTAAAATATTGAGATATGCTTTAGGTGCGCCATTAATATCATCAACTGCATCATGCCATCCTTGTGCTGGAGTGTATAATGCATGACCGACTTCATGGCCTGTTAAAAGATCGTAGACTGCTTTACCCTTATTCTTCCAAATAGGCAAAGCGAGTACACGTTTTGTGGGATCGAACCATGCAGTCTTATAAGCACCGTGAATAACAGTGATATTTTCTCTAGCTAACAAACGTGCTAAAGTAGACTGCTGATCTAAGTTGATTGAGATTGCATCGAGTTGGACACCTTGCATGTTATTTCCTCATTTGATATGTATATATTATACCATAGAAATAACATGCTGTACATAGGCCCTATGCAAGTATATGATTAATAACGTCTTTTCTTTGCATTAGCTTTCTTAAGTGCCAATGCTTGTTTTAAAGGAGAAGCACGTTTTATAAAATTTGTGCCTTCCATATGATCATATTCATGTTGAATAATTCTTGCAGTGATACCACCAAAATCAGTAGTAACGCGTTCATTGTTTTTATTCGTATATTCAATTCTAATTGCCTTAGGACGTTTTAAATTGATGAATACACCAGGTTGTGACAAACAACCTTCTTCAAATAAAGTTTCTTCTTTAGAATATTCAACGATTTTTGGATCGAAGAACGTTTCATTAAACCCTTCATACGCTACACAAAAAACTCTATTATTAATACCCACTTGATTGGCTGATAATCCAATACCTTTAAAAAATTTACAAGCATTTTCTAAACGTTCTGCAAATTCTTGTTTATTTTCAATATCAATATATTGTACTGGAGATGATAACATTGCATCATCAAAAGGAATAAGTTTATATTGTAAATCCATTATTTAATCCTTGAAAAGTTTCGTTCTTTAATAAATTCAATTTTGTGTCTAAATTTAGAATCTAGCACATCACCTTTATGAGAAATAATAAACACATTTGTATCAACAGTAACTGTGTTTAAAATTTTCATTAGATTATCAATACCATCATTATCTAGTGATGAATCAAATGTTTCATCTAAGATTAGAAGGTTTGTATTAGCAGAATTCTTCATTTTGGCAATTTGACGCCATGTGAAGAGTAGACTTAAATCAATACGCTGTTTCTCGCCCTCAGAGAAACTTGCATAAGAAAAATCATCGCGATGACGAGATTTAATTGTTTCATTGAAAGATTCATCTAAGTTGAATAATACAAAAAAGTCTAAGATTTGTAAATATTGATTTACTAATTTATTAATTACTGGTAGATATTGTTTAACAATCTTTGTTTTTATACCTGTATCTTTCAACATTTCATTTACAATATGATTGTAATTTTGTTGATCGATTTGCGATAACTTCAATTCAGCTAATTTTTCTTTTTGTTCATGCAATATTTTTAAATCACCATGAGCTGCACTAACATCTCCATCAGTACCTTCAATATTTAAAATTTCTTTTTCTAATTTATCAATGGCTTTTTGCAGCGCAGAAATTGAAGCATTATTTGCAACAATATCCATTTGAGACTGTTGAAATGATTCGATGTCTGACATTAATGAAGTTTCTTGGTTAAGAACAACTTCTAATTCTTCCTTGAGCTTCTCAATACCTTGAGTAATTTCCCCGATCTTATTATCGCATCGATGCACGTGGCTTTCCCGTGTTTCGGCAGATATTTCTTGAGAACAGGTTGGGCAAGAAGTATTTTCCACAAAAAAAGCTCTGTCGTCTTGCAATGTCTTGAGGGTAGATTCAAACTTACTTCCAAATCCGACCATTTTTTGTTTCTTATTTGTAACTGCTTTGAGATCTTTTTGTCGTTGAATAAGTAACTCCAACTTTTGCGAAAGTTCAGAGTTTTGGTCTTGTAAATTCCGTATGCTATTCTGGTAGTCTGCGATGGAATTCTGCTTATCAAGAATCTGGTCTTTTGCAAGTGATTCGACATCGGAAATATACTTGTTTTGTAATCTAATCTTTTCACCAATAAGCTCGAGTTGTGTATTAACATCTGCAATTTGTTCCTTCAGTCTTGCCATTTTCTCTTTGAGAATTTGGTTCATTCTAGAAAACACTTGAATATCAAGCAATTCCTCAATAATAGTTCTACGTTGTCCAGTTGGAAGCTGCATAAAAGGAGTAAAAGAAGCAGATCCAATGACAACAATTTGATGGAACGATTTATGATTTAACTTCAAAACATTTTGTTCGAGGAATGCTTGATAGTCACGTGTATTAGAATCTTGATTTATCATTTTACCATTTTGATAAATCTCAAAAGTGTTTGGTTTAATACCACGAATAATTTTAAATTCTGCTGCACCAACACTAAATTCAACTTCAACCACACACTGTTTTCCATTGATAGAATTAACTAATTGTGGTTTAAGAATATTACGATATGGTTTTCCAAATAAACCAAATGATAACGCATCAAGCAACGTACTCTTACCTGCGCCGTTTTGACCGACGATAAGAGTACTATCGTTGCGATCCAATTGAATTTCTGTAAATTGATCTCCTGTACTTAAGAAATTTTTCCATCGTACAGTTTTAAAGATAATAGATGCCATTATATAACTTCTGCGGTTTGAGCCTCTACGTATAAACCTCTTAGTAGAGTTTTTAATTTTTCTTTATCAGCTTCTGTGTCAACTGCTTCAACATAAGAATCTAATAAAACTTGTGTATCATCCAACTCAATTTCATCATCTTCTACATTATCACCCAAATATTCTGTAAAAGATTCAGCTATTTTTAATTCATAAATTGGACGTTGTTGAATACGATCAATAAAACGATCAAATGCAAAAAAATCACTTTTCTTTTCAACGATGACTTTTACAAATTGATTATCTAATTTTGTTACATCATAATTATTATAATCCATTTTTTCATCATTGTACACTACTTTTTTATGAAGTGTATATGGATTATTAACTGCAACAATTTCACGTGTTTGTGTATCTAAAATATGAAAATATTTTGGATCATCGCAATCACCCCAAGTAAATTCCATTTGAGAACCAAGATAATGAATGTTGTCGCGAGAAGACTTAGTGTGAAAATGGCCAGATAATACGGTTTCAAATCTAGCAAAGTTAGATGTATCCATACCATGAGGATTAGGAATCCCCTTATACATTTCGAATCCAGAAAATTCAAAGTGTCCTCCAATAATCGATGCTTTACAGTTTTTAATAAACTCCATCGTATTAGCATAATTTTCTGCATTGATCCATGGCACTAATGCAATTGGTATATCATATTCTTCAACAACAATTGGTTCCATTTCAATTGTAACACAATCAACATAATAACCCATTAGTTCTTTTAATGAACATAATTCATTCGTATTTTTATAAAATACATCATGATTGCCTGGAATAATTCTCATATGAATTTTATGTTCACGTAATTTTTCCAAGAAAACTTTACGATTGTGTTCTAATGCTTTAAAGTTTACATATTTACGATGTTCATAATAATCACCCAAATGAATAATTTCAGTGATATGATTTTCTATCAAATATGGAAAGAAAACATCTGTATAAAATTTTTCCTGATAATCCATAAAGATATCAGATGAATTACGAGCACCACAATGTGTATCGTTAAGAATTGCAATTTTCATTAATAAATTCCACTAACTCATCTGTCATAAACAATTCTAAAGCTTTATTTTGTTTTTCTTTTTTACTGAATTCTTTAATAGCACCATCTTTTTCTCTAACTTTTGAAATACGTTCTCTTAAAGAATCTATGAATGCTTGTTCGCTATGAGTATCATCACCTTCAATATTTGCAATAAACTCTTCAACACCACACTGTTCAATGAATTTGAATTTAATGTCTTGTTGTTTCTTTTCTTTTTCGATTCTCCTTAAAAAGGCAAAGAAACAAATTTGTGTAAAATAAGAAAAGGCATTTTGTGTACCAGTTCTAGTTTCAGCATTTGGATTATAGTTTGTGATAGCACGTAAACAGTTCTCAACCGCGTCCATAACCATCTCTTCTCGATATGTGTATCGAATGAAGTTGACTTTATGTGATAAACCTTCTGCAATTTTCAGAAAGCATTCTGCGATATAGTTTGGTACTGTAGGGATTGGTTTGTTGTCAGCTTTAGCTTTATTAACTACGATTGCGTATTCTTCTAATGCTTTGCCAAACTTCTTGTTGTCCACATAATGGGGACGAGCCTTAGGTTCAGACATCTTATCATTTCACTCCAACTAAAAAATTAGGACACATAATGTATTATAACATATTTTTTAACAAAAGTACAATATTTTTTTACGGGGGGCCTATGTACAACAGGATATTTTTATGATATAATTTATCTACCCCCAGGGCCAGAGGTATAACCTTTATTATGATTTAAAGTATAAGTTACCAGCAATACTTATTCTATAGTCATCACTAGTAAAGAATGGATATACGCCGTGATGAAGTACTGCTGGAAAGAAACATATTACACCTTCATACGATTTATTGACTGGTATAGTTTCAAATTGTTGCAAACCTAACGCATCAACATATCCAAATTCAAAGCAAGATGCTTTACTATGTTTTGTCTTAAACATATTTATTTCATCATTAATATCATATGGAATAGTATGCCATATAGCAAATGAATATACACCACCATGTTTATGCAATGGATTGAATTCATGTTTCTTTTGCAAATTTAACCATAGCGCTTGTAGATATAGCAATTGATCATCTTCACGCGTTTGAAATCTACGCATATAATCAAAGCGCATATCATATAAACGAGCTAAGTCATATACAAATGGCGTGATAGCGTCAACACAATCTTTTCTATTCATCAAATTGATTTGATTATCGAGATGACCAGCTAATCTATGTGCCATATCTTGACCGCCGTTTAGCTTTACATCATTCACTGCATTATCAAATACTCGCATAATTTCTGCAGGCACTTTAGCCGTGATATATCCAGGTGATTTTAATTCGTGAAAATAATGTTCAAATTCCATAATATAATCCTAGTGATAAGTTGGACCTTCATCAGTATCATCTGGTTCAACATAATTAATTGTGCTCTTTACTAAATCTGGATCAGAAGCTTCATCAGCGCTTGATATTGGATTAACTTGATCTTCTAGAATATTAGCTGTCATTTTATTATAATACAACGCTACCGCATCATTAACAATATCTTGAATGATAACAAATTCTTTCTTAAGAATATGCTCATCATTATCAGAAAACCCCATCCATCTAGTAAACATATTTGCTTCGCGGGCAATATCATTTATTTGCATACGCTCTCTATGTACTTTTAGTGGATTACGAATCAACAATTCTGCAGAATCTTCACCAACTACTTCTGTTAATAGTTCTTCACCATTAACAAGTTTTATTTGTCTAATGTCGCGTGGCAAATAATTAATCATGTTATTTTTACCTCGTGAATTTTATAATCAAATTGCTCTTTAGTATATATTTGTACTCTGATACCAGCATGGACCAAAGTGAAGTTCTTTTTAGTCTTCCAATGTAAATCATCACAAATATCATAAAGCACAGTATCTCTACCATCATCTGATTTTCTTAAACCACGACCAATTGATTGGAGCACTTTAACTTGAGATTTTGATGGAGATGCGAAAATGATATTATGCAAATTACGTATGTTAATACCAGTTGAAAAAGTGCCAAGCGATGCTACGATAATTGCATTCTTTTCTTTTTCGGTGATAGCACGAATAGACTCTCTGTCATCTACTGCAGTTTCTCCAGATACATAAAATACTTTTCTTGTATCTGCTGCTTTTTCTCTAATCATATTAAATAATGGTTTACCATGTTTTTCAACACGATTAAACAATACAAGAGTATTACCTTCTTGTGCAACTGCTAAATTGCGTACAAATCTATTGCGTTTTTCATGTGCAATTATAAAATCAATTTCTTCAGAATATGTTTTATCTTTTACATATTGGCATTCTTCATCAGAATATTTTAAAACTAAACAATTGATATTTAATTTAGCAAGTTGTTCTGCATCCATCAAAGCTTTAGTAGTTGTAACTTGATATACTGTACCAAATAAACCTTCTAAAACGAGTTTATGAGTTAATGTACCATCTAATGTGCCTGTCATACCAAAGCGATATGGACAATCTGTCATTTTTTCTAAAATACTTGTTAATGATTTTGCTTTAAATGTATGAGCTTCATCACCAACAACCATGCCAAATTGTTCAAACCACTCTTTAGGCATTTTATAAACTGATTGCCAAGTAGTAATTACAATTTTTGCTGCAGTTTGTTTTTCTTTTCCGCTGTAAATGACATGCATCCATGAATCATCAAACGCGTCATCATTTTGAGCATATTGTAAAAAATCAGTGCGCATTTGTTCAACTAATGAAGTAGTTGGAACAATTAACAACATGCGTTTATTCTTATGTACTTCTAAGAAAAATCGTGTTAAAATATAAATGATGAGAGATTTGCCACTCGCAGTTGGAGATAATAGCATACAACGTTTATGGCGTAAACCATGTGTTACGGCTCTATACTGATAATCTCTTGGAGGGAATGGTAAGTGGAGAACTTTATCAACAAAAGTTTTTAAATCTTGTTCATTTACTTCTGTAATTTTATCGCTAAAGTTTTGTTCAATTAGATAACCGCGTTCTTCAGCAAATTTTTTAACATATTCATATAGACCAACATATAGTGTTAATGATCGTAAATCATACAAACGAATTTTTCCATCCCACATTTTATTTTTAAATGCAGGCATAAATTTGTATCCAGGAACATAAAATGTAAAATAATCTGCAAGTTCTTGTCGAACTCCGCTTTCACACTGTATTCTTAAAAATACATCATTAACTTTGGATATTGTTAGTTTGTCCATCATCAAATTTACCGAAGAATACTAGTGTCAATCTAGAATCTTCCTTTGTTTTACCAAAATATTTATTCGCTCTATGCCAAGCATATGCATCATAAATGATACATCTATTGTACACATTTTCTATTTTAGTAACTTCTTTAAACTGTGAATGTCTATTATTTTTTAATAAATCGTAATCTCTGCGGTGTTCTGGTTTAGATAGAAATTTTTTCTTTAGTTCTCGTTCTTCTTCACCAAAATATTCTAATTCATCAGTTATATGGTGATATATTGAAGTTCCGCTATCATCGCACGGATTTTTATTTAAGTAAATTAAACCCGCAAAATCTAAATCTGCACCATCATCATGAATCCAACCATCAATATAATCTTCGCTAACAATTTGAAACATCGCATCAAATTTTTTAAATGAACCATATTTCATAGCTAAATGACGAGGTAAACAATTGTAGATAGACCATACTAATTCTGCATGTTTATCTAACGCAAAGGTATGTAAACTATTAGTACGAATTCCTGGCCATCTCAACTCTTCATCAGCATGCCATTCTTTAAGTGATAATGCATAATTTCGCACATTATCTGGTTGAGGGAAAAAATTATCAATAACAATTGTAGGTATCATACGCCTGAAGTGAACTGTCGCCACTTAATCATATTTGAAATAGTTTGATGTCTCCATGTAATATTAGAAACAATCTCTGATATAGTATCTATCATAGTCTTCCAATATTCAATTTGAGATTGAAGCGCTTGAATTTGTGGATCACTTTCATAAAAATAATCCATATCACTCTTTAACGGTTTAATTAGTCCACCAAATGGATCGTATTCCCAACCTTTTTCATCCATTGTATTTTTGTCCATTTTACCGTTATACCACATGAATTTATCTTTTAGCAAGCGTTTAAATTCCATATCTTTACGTTGCTTTTGTAGTTTAGCTAATGATAATAGTTCAATATATTTTGCATGTAGTTTTGGTGTTTCACGTGAAGATTTGTCGAGTTCCATATCATCGATCTCGCAATCTTTTTTCCACTGTTCTAAAATTTGTTCAAGAGTTAGCATGTTATAAATTCCAAAGTTTTTACTATTAATTATACCACAGTTTTATTCAAAAGTAAAGTAGTCATATCTAAATGACATGTCAATAGTACCATAAACAATCTCTGATTCTTTCACAGAAAAATTAATTGCACCAATTGATATAGGGAATGCATTTTTAAAAATAATTCGTTTATTAGGATTATTTTTACTTGTTAAAACATACAAAGTAATATCTGAATATTTTTTAGGTGTATCATTTTCTACAACACTAGTTTGTAACCATTCAAATATTTCTTTGTAATTATCCATATCTTCAGATACTAATACTTGTACTGATAATGGTTCAAAAACTAATTTATCGCCTGGAACATAAGCATTAAGATGCGGTCTTGCAATTGCAACTTCATTAACCGAAACACCTGGCAATGAAATTTCTTGCAAGAAAAATTCAACGTTTGGTGCACGCTGAAATATTAATCTAAAACCGTCTGATACTGTTAACGGATTCTTGTTTTGTGTTAAAATTGGATCTGCCATATAAAATTCTCCAAAAGATAAAGCTATTTATACCTTCGCCCAAATAAAAAAAGAGGGACCGAAGTCCCTCTTTAAATTCTTACTTATAGTTATTATTATATGTAAGATTCTTTTTGGTTGATTAACCTAATAGGCCAGTAACCTTGAAGATACGGAAGTAAACGTTAGAACGGTTAGCACCTGTATCGCTTGCAGCAGTTTGACCTGGAACAGCGAATGGGTTAGCGATCATACCGTAACGTGTCTTGAAACCGATCTTAGGTTGGAATGTACCTTGATCCACAGCACGAACCATTGTTAATGGAACGTATGGAGCATAGAACATACCAGCGTCATATGGGTTTGTACCACGGTAACCAACAGTGATGTAATCAGCTGTTGCATATGGGTCAATATAAACCTTCATACGGCCATTTAGAACACCAGCAAATGTGTTACCAGTGTCGTCAACTGCTAAGTCAACAGACATTGCTGGGTTGTAAACTAACATACCAGAAGCAGCTAATGCAGTAGCAACATCGCTTGAACAAACGATGAAGTTACCTTTACCACGACGTGTATCTTTAGCAATTTGGTTAGCTTCACGGTCGATCTGAACTAGAAGACCCTTGAACTTTTCAACTGACCAACGACCATCAGCATCTGACTGAAGATCAAATACGCCTGGAGCTGTAACGTTAGATGTTTGAGCACCTAATTTAGCTTTAACGTTGATTGTACGGATAACTTCACGGTTGATTTCAGCAAGAATTTCTGCTGAAAGGATGTTAGCCAATTCAGTTTCAGCGTCAAGACCATGAACTGCTTTAAGGTCTTGTGCTAATTCCATTGTGTACTCAGCTTTTAACGCACGTGTCTTAGCTGTTACAGTTGCTTTCTCGATAGAGAATGCCATTTGTGCGAAGCTATTTGCAGAAGAATCACCTAATGCTTCAGCTTCTGCTGTAGTCATACCACCACCAACTCCGAAAGCGTCAGAAACACCATCAGTGTTAGCATCTGTACCTGGAAGAGAATCAGATGAACCACCGTGTGTACCGTTCTTAGGAGTACCAGTAGAACCGTTGAAGCTTGATGAAGAGTAATCTGTATCAGCTTCTTGGTAAAGAGCTTCAGCACCGTTTTGTGCGCCGTAGCGTGAACGCATTGCGAAGATTAAACCTGTTGGACCTGACATTGGTTGAACACCAGCGATGTCATAAGCGATAAGGTTAGGCATTGAACGACGAACCAAACTGATAAGGATTGGGTCGAAGTTAGAAATACCAGCACCAGTTGCGTTAGCGTGTGCTGTTTCTGTGATGTAACCAGATTGTGCACGCTCTTCAGCAAGTGCTTTCTCTTGGTTTTCTAGAATAACGGCAGTAACTGCACGCTTATATGGATCAGCGATCTTTGGAAGATCAGCGTGGTCGAGAACCTCAGACCATTTTTGTTGTGCTTGTTCAGCTAAAAACATTTTTATGTTCCTTTATTTTTTAGTAGTACGGGAGATGGCGCTTAAATATGCAGCCATACGTGGTGAAGTTGTTTGTTGTTCAGTTTGCTCTTCTGTCTCTTCAACTAATGCTTCAGTTGTAGAACCAGATTTTGAGAAGTGAGCTTCTTTGATGATAGAAATTTTCTTAGCGAAAGCTTCTGCATCTTCGTAGTCCACACCTTCAACAAGTGACTTAAGCTTTTCAGCATCAGTTGCAACCATGCCTTCAGTAGCTTCAATAACAATCTTTTCACGAGTCAATGTTTCAATTGATTCAGCAAGCTTAACTGATTTCTCAGTAGCAGCTTGTAATTGTTCTTCAAGTTCTTCAACTTGTGTAGCTAAACCGTCAACTAGGTCACCCTTGCCTTCAGGTACTTCAATGTAATGTTCAACGAATACAGTCTTCAATGAATCAATAAAGCTTTCAGCGATCTCAGCACGTAGGCCAGATTCAACTGCAAGTTCATTTTCTTCCATCCACTGCTCAACTACGTAGTTAAGATAACCATCGATCTTTTCTACTAGTTCTGAACGAATACCGTCAACTTCTTCTTGTAACTTAGATTGATACTGTTCTTCAAGTTTGTGTTTTTCAACAGCAATGCGTGATGTTAAAGCTGCTTCAAATAGAACTGCAGATTTCTCTTTAAATTCTTCTGAAAGGTTTGCATCAGCTGCAACTAAAGCTTCTAAGTCTTCTGTTACATCGATAGCAACTGGAGCATCTTTTACTTCTGTAGACTCTTCTGTGAAAAGCTTGCTGTAGATAGCTTGAAGATCTTCTTTCTTTAAAGAATTCAACTTATCAACAGTTGCAGCAATGATACCCGCTTTTGTCTTTGGTGCTTCAGCAGTTTTAGTAGCGCCAAGATCTGCAAGAGTTTTCTTCTTGTCATCTTGGAAATCTGCATCTTGACCAAAATCGGCAGACTTAGCGTCTCCCTTTGGATCAATCGTTGCAGCAGCGTTACCTTCTTCTAGCTGTTCCTCAGAAACTTCAACGAGTTGTTCATCACTAAGCTGTTCATCTAGTTGATCTTTTTTAAGATCTTTTTGTGACATTCAAATCACTCCTTAGTGTTAAAGTTTAGAGAGGAAATGTTGGAAAACACGAACTTGAGCTTCAGCAAGCTGAGCTTTAGGTGTTCTCTTAATTTCAGTCTCAATCTGTTCAATTTCTTGAGGTTTAAACACGCCATTTTCACAAATCCATTCTACACCTTCCATGATTCCGTTAACGAAAGCTGAAGGAGCGGAAGGATCTTGAACGATGTCGACTGTAGCTAAGTGGAAATCTTTTCCAACATAGTTTACGCCTTCACGTGTCTCAAGACTACCCATACCACGAGATGATACTCCTAATTTTACACCGCCTTCAAGTAAACCTTTTACGATTTGTCCCATAGGAGTGTTTAGGATTTTTGCCTTACCAATTACATTAGCACCTTCAAAACGAAGATCTGTAATTAAGTGAGATACTTTATCTAGGTTGATAGTTGGACCATCTGGATGGTTTAATTCACCAACTGCTCTACCATGTTTAACTTGCTCTTCGATATACTTTTCGACAGCAGGTTGTAAAATCTTTGATTCGTAAATACGACCATTACGGTTTTTTGCATCAGCCATCATAAAGATGCCTTCGATGAAAACTTCTTTAGTACCGTTTTGTTTTGATTCTGTTACCACAGAGATATCAGAATCCATTCTTTCTAAAATTAGTTTCATTCTAATTCATTCCTTATAGCATCTGCTGCTTCTTTAGCAACTTCTAATGCCATTTTTTCTGTTTTAAATGCTTCAACCATAAAGTCATTGACATAAACGTCAAAAGAATTAATAGATCTTTTGACTTCTATTGTCGCTTTACCGGCATCAAATAACTGAATAGTTATTGATTCCCTTAAATTTTTAAACTTCTTCTGATCCATTGTCAGATGCTATCCCATCTGTTGCATCGTCAATGGCTTCAGCTTTTGCTTGAACACCATTATAAATGCTGTTAGCAAGCTCAATCTTTTTAGCTTGAAGGCTATCACTAATTTTTGCATTCATTACAGCGTCAAATGCAGAATTCATTTGTTCGTTATTACCAGAAGCAATAGCATCTAGTAATGCATTAGACAATTCACTCATAATTCCTTCTTTCAATATATTTATAAAATTTAATTTTTCAACTTAACCTTGTTGGTCAAACGGATTACCTGGATTCTCCGGAGTTGGAGGTTCAGGTTCTTGTGAAGCTTGAAGTTCTTGTTGCTGCTGTTGAAGTTCTAGATCTTGCATAGTTGGACCTTCAGCTTCAATTTCAGCTTCGATTTCTTCAATCTCTTCATCTTTCATTTTAAGGATATTTTTACGAATCCACATCTGTGAATAATATTTGCCAACATATGGATCCATTAATTGTAATGTCTGCATACGTTCTCTTAACATCTCTGCGTCTTTTAATTCAGAGAAATAATTGTCTTTCATGAAATCGATACGAATATCTTCTTTCATGATTTCCCAATCTTCTTTATTAATAATACCTTTAAGAATTAATTGGGCTTTTAATGCTTGTAAGAATAAATCTGCAAACTTCTTGCGTAAACGATTAATGAATTTATTAAATTTTAATTCATCACGAGAAATTTCGCTAGAACGACCTAAGTTAAAACCAGAATTTTCTGATTCCATACGTGACATAGGAACGTTTAATGAACGATATAATTTCTTTTGGAAATAAATGATATCTTCAATTTGACCAAGATTTTCTCCGCCAGGTAGTGTAGAAATTTCAGTACCTCTTCCACCTTCGCGACGAGGTAACCAAAAGTCTTCTAACATAGCCATATGTTTACGATCATCGCGGATTTCACCAGTAGATGCGTCATAAACAATCTTGTTTTTATAACGTGCCATGATATCACGTAGATACGCTTCAGCTTTACCTTTAGGCAAGTTACCAACGTCAATATAAAAAATACGACGTTCTGGTGCGCGTGACATACGATAGATGACTAATGAGTCTTCCATCATACGTAATTGATTAACTGGTTTTAAAGCTTTAAATAAGTATGATAATACTTTTTTGGATGTACTATCAACTAAACCAGATGGTGCATATACAATAGCATCTTTAGAAATTTTTAAACCCTGTGTGCTTCTAGAACCTGAGCCACCACCCATTACAGTAGCAGTAGTACCTAAAACTTCTTGATAAATGTAAAATTCATTAAATCCTTTTACAAGTTTAGCACCAGTTTTTGGATCTTTATCTTCAATGATTTGACGAACTTTACGAAGTTTTAATGCATCAATAGGACGTAATTCTAAAATACCTGCTTTAGGATTTTTTTCATCAATAATCATATGATAATATAAACGACCATCCACATACCATTTGCGGAAAATGTCATGAGCATTATTATTGAATTTTAATAAGCGAATAACTTCTTCAAATTCACCTTTAATAAGACTTTTAATTTTATCATTATATTCTTTTAAATCATCTGTATTAATATCGATGATTTTTTCATTATCGTCTGCAACAATTGCTTCATTAACAATATCTGTAATTGCTGCATCGCACTCAGGATAAAGCGATGATTCTCTGTACTTTTTAATTAAGTCAGCATCATCTTTAGCCTTAGTGCCCTCGATATCAACGTATTGACCATAATAACCACCTTCAGAAACAACGGTTGCGCCATCATCTGTCTCTGGTGCGACAAATGATTGCTTGCGTTCTTGCTCAGCGATCTCTTTCTTACGTGATATTTCGAAGCCGAATAATTCCATTTTTTACCTTTTCTAATAACGAAGAGGAGAGAAGATTTCTCCTCTCTCCTATTTACCAACTCTAAATTAAGATGTTGTGTTTGATTCCCAATATTGAACTTGTAGTTCTACTTGGAACTCTTCAATTTGGTCTGTTGACTCATATGAAAGTTCGATAGCAGAAACTGCAGTTGGGAATGTGCTGCGGAAGTTATAAACTTTAACTTCGTTACCAGCTTTATCTAATTGAGCTACTTGCATGTCTGCTTGGTAATCAACTGGATTTGTTAAACCAGTGTTATTACGATGCTCATTGATAGCATTCATCCAACGTTCAAACGCATTACGCACTTTGAAATCTGTATCATTGATGATTGTGATTGTCCATGGATCAAATGTACGATCACCTGCAATCTTTAATTGACGACCACGGAATGGAACCATGATTGTGCCAACTGTTGAAGCTGGAAGAGAAGTTGCTTTAACTAAGAATGAAGTTAATTCAACATCACCGCCTGCGATTGCTGGAAAATTGATTGTAGCTTTGAATAAATTAGGACGCGCACCGCCACCAATTAATTTAGACTTAAAATCATCTACGCCTAAAATCGCCATAATTAACCTCCGATCTCAGCAAAATCAACACCAGTACGAGTAGCGATGAAGTTTAGAGAGATAAAGTTGATTGAGCGTGCTGGTTTGATGTAGATATCTGCAACAAATTGATTGCTATCGATAATCTCACCAGTGTTATTTGTCTCGTCACAAACAACCTTGAAGTCAGTAATACCACGACGACCTTTGATCTCACGAAGGAAAGGTTCTGTCATGTTACGGAACATAGCACGAGTAAATTCATCGTTAAGTTCGAATAACTGATATCTTGCAGCTGTTGAAATGGCTTTCTCTAATACAATAAACAAGCGACGTACGTTAATACGATCGAATGCGCTTGGCTTAGATTGAAGAGTCTTATCACCAAATAATACTGTACCTTCACCTGGGAATGATACAACTGGGTTTACACGCTTCTTATATAAGTCATCACGTTCTGCTTTCTTAGGATTGAAAGCAATTTTTGTAATACCTAATAATTGACCACGAGTGAAACCACCTGGTGAGAACCATGCATCAGCTACTTCATCTGTGTTAGCACATAGACCAGCCATGTGACCAGCACCAACGATCCAACGATAAACGTCATTGTATTTATCGTAAATCTTAAGAGCTGTAGAATCCATAAATGCATATGAAGTAGATGTGATTTGATCAGCAAAATCGATAACATCTTCTTTAGGTGTTAATGTACCAACAGTTGCAGAAACTGGAGGAGATACAAAAGCAACTACATCTTTGCGATTTTCAGCAACGGCGATTAAACCATTAGTTTGTGTTACACCATCTAAACCTGTTAATGTTGGTGCACCGATTAATAAGTTAACATCAACTGTTTCGCCATCAGCAAAAAGTTGGAAACCTGAATCGATATCACCCGCATCAATAGCTGCACCATCTTCACCGCCTGCTAAAGACTTAGTGATAGCTGAAGCTAATGTAACAAATGTTTCTGTTGATAGAGAACCAGCTTTAGACATAGTTGACTCGTGATCCATCCACCAAACATATTTTGATGTTCCGTTAATTACTTCTTTATAGTAGTTTGTTGAACCATCGAATTTCTTAGCATCGCGTGCTTGAGAAACAAATGCGAACTTTTCAAGTACTGTACCAGCTGTGCCTGAAATTAAACCTAGTTCATCAATAACGATGATATGCATTTCATCATTAACACCACCCTTAGCATCTGCATATGCAGAAGTACCAGGAGCAGAATCAAATTGATCTGCATAAGTCCAAGTTGAATAAGCAGAACCTGCTGTTACAAAAGAAACTTTTAATGAATCGCCAATAGCACCTGCGTATTTAGCTGCCCAAATACCTACAGTACCTTGACCATCTACATATGAATTTTCATATTGGTCGCGATTCTTGATTAATAAACCAGTGCCAGCACCGCTAACACCTGCTGTTGAGTTTTTAGCGCCTGTGCCAGCCACACGCACTACTTTTAGATTATTACCGTACTTTAAGAAAGCCGCAGCATTGAAGAAGTATGCAAATGTGTCGTCATTAGGTACGCCAAATGCATCAGCTAATTCTTTCTCGTTGGTAATGGTAACAATCTCCTCTATTGGACCCCAGATACCGTTTACAACTGTAGCTCCGATTGAAGTAGAGACTGCAGGCACAACGTTAGTGAGATCGATTTCGCGTACTGCTACGCCAGGAGAAACTTGAAAAGCCATTTTTCTCTACCTCGATTCTAGTTGATGATATGTTGTTGAGAGCATAATATGGAGCATAATAAGTATTTATATCAATTCTTAATATATTTATAAAGTTATCATTTTCATGAATCGAATCTATATACGGTATTTTTCTTTATTGTAATAACATCATCAATGGCTGCGTCTTCTCCACTACCAATTGATTTTTTCCGAGGTTTTACTGGTCTAGTTTTTTTAATAGGATCTGGTTTTTTCTTAGGTTTAATTGGAGACTTTTTAGGCGCAATTGGTTTTTTAGGTTTTTTAGGTTTAATTGGTGCAATTGTTGCAACTGGTAATATATCATTAATCACGTCAGATTCTTCCTTTTTTTCTGCGACAACATTAGTAGCTTTTTTTATTTCCATATTTGCTGCGATCAACAATAAAATTGCTAATGGATCAAAGACAAAGATTATAAGAATAATCATTAGTCGTACAGCTTTACTAATAACCTCTTCATTACTTTCACCGTAAATTAATTCTGCAACATATTTAATCGGTCCAACTTCGGCTTCAATCTTACGGGTCTCGGCGGCAATAGGCGCACGTGCATCGTTAAGTTCCGCGATAGACTTTTGCGACTGAAGTATTTCATTTTGAAGTCTAACACGTTCTTTCTGCTGGGACCTTCTAATAGCCACAGCTTTGTCGGCACCTTTTTCATCTGTTGAGCGGCCCAGTACTTGGTCCACTGAATCATCCATTTGTTTAAGTGCCTTACGGTTTATTTCAATATTTTCTTTTTCGGTTTTAATTTTTTCATCATAAATTGAAAGTTTACTTGTAGACTCACCAATAACAACTGATTGATCTAAATGTGCCTTTGACAAATATCCAAAAATACCCATTGACGTGATAATTGATAATATTATTACGGCTGTTGTAAAATAATATTTTAAAAATTTCGGAGCTTCTTGCCAATTACGATATAACCAAGAAGCAGCAACCAGTTTCGCTGCTTCTAATGATCCACCCATAATAACCGATGCGATAGAAGCAGATGAAAAAATGGTTACTAAACCAGCAACCGAATAGTATGCAGCTACGCTAGAAATTGCAAAAGCAGTTAGAAATAATATTAATGCAAATGTCATTTTTGTTCATCTGGCCAATTAAATTCTCGCCACACTTGTCCTTCGTTATCTATGTGAATAGGTTCTAAATCTTCTCTACCATCATCATTAAATCCAAATGGTAAAACTTCATCTTCAATTTGTTTTACTTGTTGAGAATAGATATACTCTCTCATTGTACCATCTACTGATTCTTGAAACATTGGTGTTGCAGCAAACCAACCAAACATTACTAAGTTCATCATTAAATCATCATGCATTCCAGGCATAGCTTCATACGATTGACCTTTAGCGACGAATGTCGACATTTCGACTATAGTATCTGCATCGATGATCTCGATTTTCTTTTGTTCTACTAAATCTTTAATATGTGAACAACCAATCTTTTTAGTTTTCTTATCCATATACACACCAATAGCATCTGCTTTAACACCATTAGATGTGTATACATTTTCATATTCTAAGTCATAAAATAAACCATTACATACGACTTGTCCAGCATCATTATTTTCAATTACAACTAATGCTTTATTATATAGATTTGCATATTTATAGATCACATCTGGAAATAATAATGGAGAAATTAAGTTATCACGATATGTGACAACTTGTTTGTACGGTTTTACTGTTACATCGACAATTGTAAATGTTGAATAATCTTGACCTCGACCCTTTGCGACGTCAACCGTCATCATATAAGTATGATCTTTACTTTCTGGATAATCTTTTTCTCTCTTAATTGGCGTCTCATATACACGAACATTATTCATTGTATATAATGGTTCTTTAGCTTTTAACGCTAATAGAGCATTCGCGTTAATTAAAGTATTACCAGTACCATGGAAATTATTACCAAATTCTTGGTCAAATTGTAACTCAGATGTGTTAGCAATTGTTTGTCGCTTCCATTCATCATCACGACCAGGAACGTCCCACCAATCTACACGGAATGGTTTAAATTCATTCGTTGTTTGTACTGCACCTTCCCACAATTTATGAAATACATTACCTAAACCATTTGCAGTAGATGTAATAATAACTCGAGTAGATTTACCTGATGAAATTACAGGATATGTTGATGTATAAAATGTAGCATCATTTTCAACGAACGCAAACTCGTCAAGAAACAATAAGTTAACTGACATACCACGAATTGAATTACCTGATGTCGCAGCTGCAACAATACGCGAGTTATTAGAAAATTCAATTGATTTTTTATTTAATGTCTTACAACCTGGTTGCAAAAAGAATGGTAAATTTTCAAGCGCAAGTGTAATACGTCCTAACATTTCTTGTGCAGTTGCACCTTTGTTAGCTAATACAGCGATTGTTTGTTCTGGTTTAAAGATTGCATACCAAAGAATGTATACAACAGATGAAATAGATTTACCAGATTGTCGACACGCAAGAACAATAGAAAAACGATTATTATTAAAATGATTAAACATCTGTTCCTGATATGGATACAGATCAAACGGCACAAGGCCTTCATCAAGGTTAATGATCTTAATGTACTTTCTTGCGAAGTACGCAGGATCATTCATACACTTAATGTATTCGTTTAATTCGTCTTGGGAGAAAGTTTGTTGTACGCCGTCACGTTTAACTAATGGGTTACCTAAGTAACCATATTCGTTATTCGTTAGACTTGTTAATGTCGACATCGATCACCTGTTTATTCTGTTGAGAAAGAATAAAACGTTGTAGGTCGCTAGTTGAACCCACAAATACATTATTATTAGTCGTAGTAGAAGGAATTCCAGCATTATTATTACCACCTTTAGGGTTGCGTAATGCTGTCATTTTCTTTTGTAGATCTGCAAGTTTATCAGTATTATCTGCTTGTGTTTTTAAAAGACCAGCTAATACTTCAAAAGCACGAGGATGCTGAGAGTCTTTTGCAAGCTCCATCATTAAATCAATAGCTTGATTGCCCTTATCAATAAGTTCTTTATATGTCTCTCTCGACACATCATAGTCGACCTGCAGATCATCGACCGGTTGCGAAGATTCTTGTTTTGCCGATATCGGCATATTCTTAGAAAGGGCTTCGGCTATCTTAGTTTTTTTATCTACAGTACTATCTATATTTTTCATAATATTCACTTAATTGGTTTAATCTTCAGTAAAACCAAAATCTGTATCATAATGGATAATTGTTTCAATCACTTGATGTGGATCTTCAGGACCAACGTTAATAGGAGATACTTGATCATTCACAGTTGCCATTTTTTTATGGGATTCAATACTGCGTAGATTTACTGTAGTATCTTTAATAACACCAATATCTTTCTGAATTGGACCATAAAACTGAATTTTCATCGTAAAATCTAACGTATAAATTAGAGTTCTACGTTGTTCAAATTCACCTTCATAATCATCAGCCATTGCAATGCTTTGTAATACAATTGGGACATCACGCATTAAACCAATTTCTGGTATTTCTTTAACAGTTACGATATATTCAGGATTAAAAAACGGCAAAATCTGTTCACTAATTTGCAAAACTTCATCTTGAGTTTTACCAATAATATTCAATTGCATGTTTAAGATATATGGTGCAGCAGTATAAATTGTATTAACTCCATGAATTGAAGGAGTTTGCAATTTTATATTTTTATTTACTTTAGCTTGTGTGTCATATGCAAGAGACGTAATTTCAAATGACATACGCGGCAAACGCATGGAAACTTCAGGCGCAATAAGATCAGGTTCTTCAAGTAGACGTGCTAAGAATTTTTGTTTAGGGCCATAAGCTAATGGTACTTTCACCGTAGAAAGTACATTTCCTTGTGCATCACGTTTCACAACGTTAATATTATTGAAAAGCGTACCAAATATGGCAACAGCTTTTCTTAAATGTGAATTATAAAAATATTGTCCAAACATCTACTTAATCCCATTGGCCGCCATTAGATTGCCACGCACCATCGGTGAAAATTAAAGTAACTATTCCAATAGCCGGATTTCCAATAAATGGATTCATAAAAATATTTTGATATTCTGTATTACCAACTCTAGCATTATCAAAATATACTTTAATCGCCGAAGGATTTAATGCTGATGATTTTAACACTAATTCAACTACTTGACCTTCTTGACCATTACCTAAGCGATATACTCCATCACCTAATTTTTGTACACGAGTATTAACATTTAATACTGTGGCTGATACTTCATCTACTCCACCTGTTACAGATGCAGTTAATAAAATATTTGAACGAGCATCAAACTGCTGCCCAAAATCTGCCCATGGAATTGATTTCCAAATTTTAGGTTGATCTAATTTAATAGTCATACCAACATAATTACCAACTTGAGAACCAAGATATACAATAGTTAATTCATTATTAATAGAATCATGAATTAAGTCAGTGATTACGCGAGCATTTTGATCATTAACGTTACGTAAGCGTGAACCTTGTCCTTGCTCATGCGCATCTAATAATGCTTGATATTCTGGTTTCCATTGTACACATATCACATGTGAATTTGAAGGAGCGTCATATTGCATAGAATATAATTGTTCTGCTACAGACACAAAGTTTGATGCTAAATGACATAGGTAATATGGTTGATTATTGATATCTTGTTGTAATTCAACTTGTGTAATTACAACAGTATTTGTACCATCACTAATAGACCAACCAGCCAATGGAGTTTTATATGTATTTGTATATAATGCGATTACACCATCATTATTAGTAAATTTGGCTCTAACAGGAAAATCAACATGATTTTCTTCATGCATAAATGTAATATTACCAAATACTGCTTGTTCTTCATAATCAGCTAAACAAACATAAAGATTTTGACTATCAAAAGCCATATTAGCAGCTACGTGCCCATCAACGCCTTCATCATTAGGTGGTGCACCAACATAAATGCCAATATCAGGACGACTTTCTAGATCATAGAAAGAACCTGAAATAGCAACATTTGAAAAGTCTGGTTTATTACGTAAATCTGAATAATCACCGGTTTTTAATAAATTACCGCCTGAAATGTTTACACTATCAAGAGCTAGTGCGGCATAAATTTCATCAAAGTTAGCTTTGATCTTTAAACCACCTGCACGTAATGTGTCACCAGTTTTATCGTTATTTTTTAGACCTACGTTTAATACTTGTTTTGCCATGTTAGAATCCTATTATTGTGCATCCCACGTTGCGGTATTTTCATCAAAACGCAACAGATTATTGTCGATTGAAATTGCAGATGGTTCGTATGATGTCAATGTCATTTGGTGATAATCACCGCCTGGTTCACCAAATGGATTTGATTCAGAGAAGTCAAGAATATCATCGCCGAATTCTTCAAATGATGCGTTTTGTGCATTAGCATCATTTGGTAATTCTTGTGCATCTTGTGCTGTACTAATTAAGAATGCTGCTCCAGATGACATACCAATAATACGACGTTCTACTGCAGCTTCACCAATTCCAGATTCTTGGAAATATCTAGCTTTTCCATCAGTAGATCTAATCTGATTTACTGTAATAGCTGCAGCAATACCACCAGCAAAGTCAACACTAGCTAAATTACCAAATACAAAAATAGGTTGGTTATTCATATCATAACCAACGAATTGTTGAACTTCTTCATTTTCTACAAACGATTTACCATTACCAGAACCTAAGTTCAATGTTTGAGCAAATGCGTATGTATCTTCAATACCATCCAAATCTGCATAACCAGTATTGAATTTTTCACCCGAATATTCAAATGTTTCACAGTGTAACTCATATACGAAAATGTTAGCTAACTGATAGAATGAAGCTTCGTGTTCAACGAATTTAATTTCCATGAACGTACCAGAAAGCGGAATATAAATCAAGTCGCCTTCGTTTGGACGTCCACCAATCATCGTTGTATTTTCACGACCAATAAAGTTTTCCCAACGTCTGCGTGAAACAACTAGTGTTGCTTGATCTCGTATTTCAAGACCAAACTTAGACATGATTGTACCTTCACCAGTATAACCACCTTCATCAATGTACATTTCAATCAAATACGCTTGATTAAATTCTGATGCAATAGCATCATTCATAACTGAATCTAAATTTTTTAAGTTGCGCGGGATGTAATAAACGTCTTGACCGTAAATGCGAAGAGATTCTTCAATCATGTCTTCGTAAAAACGTTGTTCAGACATAACCCCCGGGTTAAAATATACATTGGTTGGCATATATTATTATCCGCAGAAAAAGTCTACTGGCAATTCGTGTGTGCTTCTTAGTTCTTCTTCTAATAAGCGAATATCATTTTCTGCATCATCAATATATTGACGCGCATTAATTGTAACACCACCTGGTAATTGCATACCATCGAACTTAGCAAGGTTTGCACCCCACTGGAACTGAATTAAAGATGTTGCATAACGTTTTAACCAGAAATCATTCCAAACTTCTGCGTTATCAATTCTTCTATATCCTTCAACCATAATATATTGACCTGGCTGAATTTTTTCTTCTAAATTTGCTTCAATACGCAATCTATTTCCATGACGACTATATTGAATAGTTTGTACACCATTTAATAATGAATCTAATGTTGAAAGATATTGTTGCATTTCAACATAATATTGCATAGAGTCTGCACGATATAATGCATAAAAATCATTCAAATACATCTGATATTTCATGTTAAACATATTAACACCTGACCATGTATTTGATAGTGGAAGAATGCGCGTAACAGAAATGATATCATCTGTTAACGTAAACCAACCATTTGCTAAATCAATATCTGTAACTTGAATTGGGATATATACGCGTTCTGTAGCATCATAATGATAATCATAATATTTTTGAAGAGCCTCATCGACACGATCGTCTAATTGGTCTTCATCAATATTAACTTCAAGTACAGGCGCACCCAATGCTCTTAAGCAATAGTCTTTTAATTCTTGTCTATTTGTTGGAGTTGCCATTGATTAATCCTTAAGGATAGAACGAACCATCCATGCGTGTTTTTTATGTGCTGCTAATCTTTGTGCACAAAAGTCTGAAATTTGATATTCTTCATTCTTCTCTGCTAGTTCATATAGTTGATTATATAATGTAATCATTGAATCATTATTGCTCAAGAATTTATTAAACATTTCTACAGATTTTGGAAATCCATCTTCGTCATCAATAACAGATAATTGTTTATAAACATCTAATGAACCTGGAGCATATTCATTTGCTTGTCTAATATATTCCGCAATTAAATCATTTTGTTCATATAGATCTGTATACACAGTTGCCCAAAATGCATGATAATCATTAAAATTTGGACCTTCGATGTTCCAATGAAACATTTGAGTTTTTAAGTATAAAGCAAAATTAGATGCTAATACTTCACGGAGTTTTTTAATTAATTCGTTCATAGTTATCTCTATTTATTACCATTTATTTAATGGACATTTTGCTGATTTTAATTTACATTTAACTTTCATAATGCATTTACATTGTTTACACATAGTTGTTATTTTTGTAAATTCATCGCATTTAATGCAAATATTAAATCTTTCTTGTGCTTTTTCTTTTTCCAATATTGGATTAATAAACTGTACCATCTAACGTATCATCTTTCATAGTCAAAAACTCTTGATATGAATCATCATGTGTTGTATTATAATCTAGTTCATAATCACTATAAATCGGAATAACAAACCATGCATATCCCTTTGTTTCTTCATAATTGTTTTGAACCCAAAAATCTAAACGATACTGCTTTCCGGGAATAACTGATACTTTAGTGTGTTCTAATATATCAGCATCACTTCTCATATATTGAATTCCAATTAAAGGATATGCGATAGAACTAACAATCTTTTTAGTTTCCATATCTCTTAAGTTGAATCCAAATTTTAAATTATTAAATTCTACTGGCTTAGTTTCACCACGTGTAAAACCAAATAAAACGTATAAATCATCGTAGTTAATATCACCCATAGGATCATGAACGCTACCAGCGTCTAAACTACTAATGTTGTATTTTTTTGTATCTAAATCGAATTTAACTGTAACTATAGCCATTATAAACCTTTTTTAATTCTATAGAATACAACTAATTTACCGCCTGTGCCGTTAGCATCACCATATGAACTACGCCAACTAGAAAATGTACCATCGCTTGAATTAGCAGCAGATGTGCTATATGATGTTAAATATTCAACTGCGCTTGATGGATAACCTCTTCCACCCCCGCCACCAGATTTTCCATGACAGTCTCCACCATTATCAACATAACCCATAGTGCCACCAGCATAACCACCGCCACCGCCTCCAGGACCAGATTGATCTCCACCAGGATTCCATCCATCTCCGCCATTATAACTACCATCGCCTTGTCCACCAGCTTGACCTGCTCCACCGCCCCAAGCACTATTGCCGCCATTTTCACCTGATCCACCACCAGATCCGCCTCTTCCAGCGCCACCACATCCTTCAGAACCACCGCCGCCTCCGCCGCCACCAGCAGCGCAAATTACAGAATTATTTGAGCGAAGTAAAAATGTTCCGCCACCTCCACCTCCACCGCCAGCAGAACAACCACCGCCGCCTGAAGAATAACCATGACCACCACGACCTATGATCGGTCCACCGCCGCTACTACCTGCTCCGCATGAACCACAACAACCTGAACCATTGCCTCCGCCACCACCAACAGAGATGTTAAGCGTTTCAGAATTGGAAACTGATATATTCATTAGTCGAACACATCCACCACCACCGCCTGAATTTCCGCTTTGACCACCAGCACCACCACCAGCACCCCAAAGAATGCAATGAACTACTTTATCATCACCAGCATCAGATACTACAAGCGATTGTGCACCACCGGTATATGTGTATGAATGACCTTTATATTGATCTCCATTCCACGTAAATGAAAATTCACTTCCACCAGAAGCTACAACTGGTTTATATTGACCACCACTACCAATCGTTGCATAAATTGTCATTAACTTAATCCAGAACCTGATACGATACAATTAGTTGCATTAATAAAAAATAATGTTACTAAACCGCGTTGTGCAATAGTTCTATTACCAGTGTTAGATGTACCGACTTGATACATTGTCATACTAGCACCTTGTGATAATGTAATATTTCCGCTAGTCCAATTAATTACAACAACAGTTTGACCTGCAGAAAATACATTACCAGGAACGGTTACAGTGTTTGATGCAAGAATATGTTTACCATGATCAGATGCAACTAAAGTATATGATGATGCTTGTTCATTCTGTGGTACTAAACGAACTTCACCTTTAGCATCATGAACTTCTGAAAATCCATATAAAATTCCATCAACTTCAAGAGTACCTTGAAGTGTTACATTACCGTCAACATTTAGTGTACCGTCTACATCTGTATTGCCAGTGACATTTAATGTATCATCAATTGTAGTAGCGCCTTCTACATTTAACGTGCCATCTACATTAAGATTATTGTCAAAATCTACTGCGCCTGTAACTTGAAGAGTGTCATCAATAACAGTAGCACCTTCAATGTTTACTGTTCCATCAACGTTTAATGTTGAATCTAAATCAACTGCGCCTTTAACATTTTGTGTACCATTTAATATTGTATTGCCATCGACGTTTAATGTTGAATCTAAATCAACTGCGCCTTTAACATTTTGTGTACCATAAACAACAGTATTACCAGTTAATTGATCTACTGTGAATTTATCATTGACATTAAATAAACCGGTTAAATATGTTAATCCTTGAACTTCTAAACCAGATTCGAATGTTGCATCTTGGCCAACTTCTAAAATACCTTGAAGACGTGTTGCACCTTGATCTCCAAATGTACCATCAATTTGGAATTTACCTTCAGCAACTTCAAATTGATAACCTACTGTTAAATTGCGACTAACTTCTAAATTTGAATTTGTTTTAACCCAATTATCACCAGTTGCACCAATATTAATTTGCGATGCCTCTCCACCAAAATTAACTATATTAACAGTTTTATTTAAGAGATTAAATGAAGAATTTGTTGTAACAATACCATTGACAGTTAAATCTCCTGAAATGTGTGCGTTATCTAACACACTAAGAGAACCATCTACTTCAGTATTGTTTAAAACGTGCAATGAGTGTAATGTTGTTAAGTCATCAATTGTGACTTCACCTGGAATATCCATATTTCCAGAAGCATGAATTAATACACCACTTGTTGTTTGAATTGAATTTGCGGAAACTGTTCCAGTAAGTTGAATACTACCATCTCCATCGATAGTAACATTACCTACTACTAAACCTTCTTCTACTTCACAGAACTTTTTTGTTATGCTCATGATGTTCCACTCGCGTCAATATAATTTCTAATTAATGATACTTTAACACGATCTGATGTACCATAATCATGTTCTTTGACTTTGAGGTATACTAGACTAGCATCTTGTTCAATCTCAATGTCAACTAATTTTCTATCTGTGAATACGCGACCATAAACAGTGAAAACTACATTATCGCGATTAGCCAAAACTGTAAGTTCAAAAGTATCAAGTTTATGAGGACGTTCTGCTTGAGATTCGCAAATTACTGTGTATTTTGCAATCATTGTTTCGATCATATGAAAAGAATCCAAGACAACAAATCTGTCTGGATAAACATATAATCCTTGTGATGTTTGATGATGACAAGACGCACCATCACGAAGTACTAAACCTCCATCTGTGCGTCTTTGAAAGAATTGTTCTAACCAATGTGACATTCTATGTCCTAAAATAGATTAATTTCTTATCTATTTATAATTGCTTGATAATTGGAATGCCTTTAAAATGTTCTAAATTACCTTGTAAAACAGAAACATCTCTATCGATTTCAATTAGAGAATCAAAATCTTTACTTCCAAACGTTCTTTCACATGCATGGCAATCCCAACATTCATTTTTACAATTTTTTAAAACATGATTTAAAGCTTTACCCTTTTTGGTAGCCCACACGTTACCATCATTTAATGCATTGATTGAATTCCATGTGGTTTTACAATCATGTGTTTTATTAATAAATCTTCCAAATTCCCATGTTGGACTAATTGGACCTAAATCATTCTCAATGACATCTTGTAGACAATCTGCCGTTGCGTATGTGCCTTGATCTAAATGATTTAAAAACCACGGATTGTAAGTATAACGCCTTTTTGATTTTGGTTGAACCATCGACCAAACGAATTTATCATTTTCAGCATCTGCATTATCTGGAAGTTTTCCCATTCTACCTGAAAATTTAAAATAATCTACCATTTCAGCATATGCATAAAAAGTTTCTTTATCGCCCCAAATCATATCAGTGCCAATTCTAGGCAATTCATTTGTTTCAACATTTCTCCAAATCCCGCATGAAACATTACCATGATTATGCCAATATTGATAACCAGGTTCTTTATTCATGGTATCATGTTCTACTTTAAATGGACAGTGTGGCATGCATCCTTCTGTAACTAGTAAACTCAGTTCCATTTCAGGATATTTTTTACGCAGCGGTTGAATTGCTTTTAAAGCATCCATATCGCGATTTAATGAACGATCTAAATTAATAACATCATAACCCAATGTATACATGTCAACTACTTGTTGGGGTTTAGTAATGATATGATTAACTGTATTTTTCCATTTCATTTCTGGAAAGTTTTTTTGCAAAATACCCATAGCCATCATGTGTACGTGTGATATTGTACACGATCTAATACCCATTTCATAGAATTTACCAATATGATTAATAAATCCATTTAATACATCTTTATCACCGCATAATTCTTTATTTGGATATGTTTCGTTAAACGTTAATGATAGAGCAATTCCAAATTCATTTTGAATTTTTAACATATATTCAAAATGTCTATCATCAGATGATGCAGCCATAACGTCACCATACATAAAATCATGACCATTCCATTTATATTTGTATGGTACTGAAAAATATAAATCACGAATTTCAGCACGATATCTTGGATGTGCATTTTTTAAATACGTGTAATATAAATGCGGTTGTTCAGTAAATTGTGGATATCCAAAAGATATAATTTTGTCAAAGTTCATAATAGTTCCATTCCAAATGATAAAGGGAGATCGAATCTCCCTTTATATATGCTTTAAATTTTTGAAGCTTAAGCTGCTGGATTAACCCAACGACCAGCTTGAATATCATCGTATAAATCTAATGCCATTTGACGCATATCGATATATTTGCCAAAAACACCAGTTTCGCGTTCTGCTTCTTCTAAAATAGCATTACAGCGACGTACGATTTCTGCATTAGATTCATTTGTGTATGCTGCATTATCTTTTGGAAATACAGCTTTAATTTTTTCTTGTTCTGCAGCCCATTCACCAAGAGGATCAGTTGCTCCAGCTTGAGTTGCGTGAAAAATGCGATCTAATTGAGCACCAACTTCTCCATAATGCACTCTGCGCGCAATACCATATTCTGTTACTGGAATAGCCGGTTCAACCCAAGAATTTGTTTGTGTGTTAAATTTCCAATCACGGTTTAATACTTGATTTGGACATTGTACCCACTCAAATGATTCATGTACTTCAAAACATTCTTCTGCAGAATTAACTACTTCATGAATGCGCTTTAAACCATCTTGTGAAATTGGTTCATCTTTTAAAAATAAAGCATATTTTGCCACGTTTATTACTCCTGATTATTGTAATAATTTTGTTTTAACCATTGATAATGTGTCGGAAGTTTGTCTAAAGTTATTTGTAACTCTTTAACGTGATCTTCCCACAACTTCCTAGTTTTCTTTATATCATATCCCATATTTATATTAATGCGTTGAGCTTCATCATCAATCCAACGCTTAGATAATGGATTATAACCATGACCAGCTGCAATATAAATTAAACCGCCCTGATCTGGACCATATGTGTGATTTACTAAATTTCTATATGCTAAATCTGTATATGGATTTCTAATTTTAGGTTTCCATTCAATCATTTCATTGGAATATGTAAAACCTTCAGTTACATGTTTCCAATATGGAGTATCATTTCTCTTAGAAAGAGTATAATGTAAAGAAATAAATTCTTTAAATCCATTTACTTGATCAAACATTGTAAAATTGAATGTATCAATATCATATTGATTTACATAGCCATCTCTCATGTCTAACACATCAATTAATTTCATAATTGCTTCATGCGTTAACATAAGACCAGTGGATTCTAATGGTTCAATAAACCCATTAGCTAAACCAACACCTACTACGTTTTTAATCCAAGAACGTCTATGACATCCATGTTTAATTTTAATATGTCTAAATTCTGCTTGTTCAGCACGTTCTTTAGAACGTTCATCGACATAATCCATTCTATCTGAAGCCAAATGTTTTCTAAATTGTGCTTCAGCTTCTTCTTTAGTTGCAAACTTTGAAGAATACACATAACCTGTGCCGATTCGATTATATAATGGAATATTCCAAACCCAACCAGCATCAATTGCTGTACAGTTTGTTACACTAGACATTTCTTTATCTTTGTCTAGATATGGAATAATTGTAGCAATTGCACTATCATTCATTAGCGTGTCATGGAAAGAAACAAACTCTGCTCCCATAGCACCTTCTAATAACATAGATTTAAAACCAGTACAATCAACAAATAGGTCAGCTTTTAATACACCATTTGTTACCGTTGTAACACCAGTTACATAACCATCTTCATTTTGAATTACTCCTGTAACATCATCAACAATATGTTTAACACCTTCAGGAATACAAATATTATTTTTTAAGTATTGTCCAAATAACGCTGCATCCATATGATATGCAGTATCAAACTTAAAATTAAACATTCTAATTTCATGATCTTTGTTATCAGTAAATTTCATCTGATTTGCCATGATAACGTGATCATGATAAAATTCAGCAAAATTTTCTGGAGGAATAGATGGATCGTCTAATTGCATATAGAACCAATCCATCGCACCACGTTCTTTGTCAGTTAAATCAAATATTCCAAATGGATAATGAAAAGTATTAGGCTTTTCATTTTTTTCTCTGAAATCTGTAAATCTAATGGATGTTTTATATGTAGCATTACATTTAGGCATCCATTCATGATCTTTATCTTTTAAACCAACAGCCATCATAAAACTGTTGATTTGACCAATTGTTGATTCGCCCACTCCAATAGTTGGAACTTTATCAGATTCAACTAATGTAATATCAATATGTGGCAATTGTTTTTTAATCGCTGCAGCTGTCATCCATCCTGAACTACCACCACCAACAATTAAGACACTTTTAACTTGCATTATATAACCTTTATAATAAAAAAATAACTATTAACTATAGTTATATACGATACAGATACCTCTTGCACCATGCGCACCGCGCGAATGATTAACGTGTTCACCACACCCACCAGCACCTGGAGGAACATGTCCTTCATGTTGATGTGAGAAATGGTGATTTGGCCAACCTGAGAATTTAGAACCGCCGAAGAATGATGCACCACCGCGACCTCCGCGGTTATCATGTCCTGATGCACCACCACCACGAAGATTGATGTCGCCGCCAGAACCTACGCCACCATGACCACCGCAATGACCCCAATCTTGATTAGCGCCTCGACCACCTGTTGCAGACAAATATGAACCAAATGATGTTGTGCCACCTTGACCGCCTGAGTTATTTGAATGTGCGCCACCGCCTTCATCACCAATTGTGACGCTTACTGTAGTGCCATCAGCCCAAGATGATACGTCGATTCTTTTTTCAGAATAACCGCCAGCACCACCAGATTGACCATGACCAGATCCACCACCACCGCCACCAACTAACATAACACGAATGCTTCTTACACCAGCTTGTTTTGTCCATGTACCATTACTAGTCCATGATTGAATACTTAGTAAATTACCTTTATCATCTGCAGATGTATATTTAGCTGCTTGCGTAGTACCGTCTGGGTACGTAATATTTGTTTGACCTAATTTTACTGACATAACTTTATCTTCTTAAGAATAATTATATACGATACAGCAACCTTGTACACCATACGCACCACGAGAATGTGATGTCCACTCTCCTGAACCTCCTGTACCTGGAGGACAATGATTTAAACCTTCGGCGTAGTGTGAGTAGAAATTGCCGCCATGATGTCCTGATGCACTAGCTCCACCAAAATAACCTTCGCCACCTTTAGATTGGCCTTGATCACCATGTGAACGACCTCCGCCGCCGTGTAAATTAACGTCACCACCAGAACCTACACCGCCATGACCGCCAGTATGAGAACCCCAAGTATTTGCACCATTACCACCAGATGCTGATAGATATGATCCAAATGATGTTGTACCGCCGCCACCGCAACCTTGATGATAGTTACGACCATCTCCACCACCACCAACTGTTACTGATACACTATCTATACCAGTAACATCGATTAATTTTTCTGCATAACCGCCAGCACCACCAGCTTCACAGTGGCCACAACCGCCACCACCGCCGCCAATTACTTGTACGAAAATTTTTCTGCAACCCGCTGGTTTATTCCACGTAGCATTACTAGTCCAGAAGTCAACTCTAATAACCTTACCTCTATCTAGCGAAGTATCATATTTAGTTGATTGTGCTACGCCATCTGGATATACTACACCTGCTTGACCTAATTTAATAGACATAAATCTTTTTCCTTATGCGTAGCTATAAACGATGACAGCACCGTCAGAACCATATGCTCCGCGACCGTGATTAGTAATCCAGTTACCAGCTCCACCACCACCGGGTGCATTATGGTTTGTGCCTTCAGCATAGTGAGGGCGATAACTGTGGTGGTTACCAAATGAACCGCCACCAAAATAACCTGTACCACCTTGAGAAGCAGCTTCATTATCATGGCCATGGCCACCGCCACCTCTAAGGTTGATATCTCCGCCGGAACCTACACCGCCTGTTCCTCCTGTATGACCCCATTGTGTGTTAGCACCATGACCACCAGAAGCTGAACAATATCCACCGAAAGAAGATGTTCCGCCATTACCACAACCTTGGAAATAGTTTCTACCATCTCCAGCACCACCACATGTTACAGTAACAGCAGTACCATTTGCCCAACTAGAAACATCAATCCATTTTTCAGCAAAACCACCTGCACCACCAGATTCTGTGTGACCGCAACCACCGCCACCGCCACCAATAACTAGAACACGAATTTGACGTGCTCCATCAGGTTTGTACCACGTACTACTACCAGTATACGTAGCGATCTGTAAAAGACCGCCACGATCATCATTGCCATCAAAGCGTTGAATTTGAACGGTACCGTCTGGATATTCGATACCGGTCTGTGTTAAACGTGTTGCCATTTTGTATTATTCTCCAATTTTTGCACGAAGAGCTTTAACTTCCTCTTGTAGTTCCTTAATACCTTGAATTAATAGTGGAACAAGCTTCTCATAGTTAACAGCTAAATAACCGTTATCACGTTCAACAACAACTTCTGGTTGTACTGCTTGAATTTCTTGAGCAATCACACCGATATCATGTGTTTCACGATCTGGGAATTGTTCTTTAGCAGTTGCGTTCCAGTCGAACTCATAACCACCAATTTTAGAAATCTTATCTAATGCGCCTTCAATAGGTTTAACATTATCTTTTAAGCGACTATCAGATGAATACCATGCTGTAATATCGCTGCCGCAATATAATGCATTTTGTACATACATCGCACCAGAAACACCCACGCCGCCACTAACAATTACCGCACCAGTTGTATAACTTGATGACGCTGTAGTATTAGTAACTTTGATTGCACCTAATTCTAAGAATGCATCTTGAGCATCAGTTTGATTAATTACAGTTGTAGGTTTATTAGAAACTTGATATGCAGTGAATAACTTAAAGCGACCATCAACGTGATCACGCACTAAACCTGCATAACGTAAACCATTCACAAATACGCCTAATGTTGCAGTTGCTGTAACTGGACCATTCCATGTAGCGCCAATTTTTTGTACTGTGATAGTATTTGCGTCTACAATAGTAATAGTTTCGTATGTACCATTATATTCAGTTTTATTAGCACTGCTAATAGTCATACGATCTAAATTTGTTGCACCATGAGCAGTTTTAGTGATATATAGCGTTTCTCCTGCAGCAGCAAATGTAGCTCCTACTAAATCAACGCTTGTGTATGAATCTGGCGCAAGACGATATGAACCAACAACACCCATATCAACGATGTCTGCAGAGTTACCGTCTGCACAGAAAATCATCGGATCTTGAACAGCTAAGTTTTGAGATGTAACAGTTGTTGAACCACCGGCAATAACAATTGTACCTTGGATAGTTGTGTTACCATTAATATTAACATCACCACCAACGTTTAAGTTACCTTGTAAACCAATACCACCGTTAACACGTAAAGCACCTGTTGTAGTACTTGTTGAATTTGTTGAAGAATAAATTTCAACACCAGCTTGTTTGCCTGGTCGTGCTGAACCAATAATGCGCATACGTTCATACGAACTATCTTCAAAACCACCAGTTGAGAATACGATATCATTTTGAACACCATTAGATGATGTTGAAACGTATAAGTTACCTAATTCAGTTGTAGAACCTTCTTTAGCTGACATAAAAATGTAACCGTCACCAGGACCTGTTACACCGAATGATGGATCATCATAGTTCTCAGAACAGATACCCATATCGATCCAACCAGAGTTATTATCACCGGCTGAAGAATAAAGAATTAAGTCAGTAGAAGCTAAATCGCCAGTACTAAAGTTTTTCAATGACATTTGTACAAATGAGTTTGCATTACCTGTCATAATTGCAGAAGGATTTGTTAAACCAACATAACCTGGGTAAACATAGTCATCTTCTGTTAATTTCTTAGCGTTTGAACCTTGGCAAATAACACCCATTTCAGCACGAAGATCACCCTTCGTAATGATATTACCTTGAACACCAAGACCGCCAACAACACGAAGTGCACCTTCATCCCAGTTTTCTGCGACTGAAGTTAAATATACTTCAACGCCTGGTTCGATTGTACGACCAGTTGGCATACCTGTTGATTCTGAAATTTCTGGACGAGCTGTACCAATCAATCTCATCTTTACGTTAGCAGCATCAAAACCACCAGTAAACATTACAATGTCATTGTGTTGACCACCGTCACCAGTACCAAGAATCAAGTCACCTTTACCTGCTGTTCCAGTAGGAGCAGACATGAAAATATAACCATCGTTTGGACCAGTAACTGTAAAGTCAGGATTATCGAATTGTGATGAAGTGATACCCATATCCATCCAACCAGATGAATTATCACCGTTATCAGCATAAACGATTAAGTCAGTAGAAGCACCAGTGCCGTTATTTGTATTCTTAAGAGCAAATTGTACAAATGAATCAGCATTACCAACGAATACGCCAGATGCATCAGTCATACCTGCATATGCATTTGGACCATATAAAGAAACTGTAGCACCAGTTAAATTAACTGTACCAGTTCCAGTTAAACCTGCGACTGTAATAGTAATTACACGATTAGTTGTATTATTGCTATCAACAGAGAATGATGAATTCATTAATGTGTTAGGATCAGCTACACCTGACATATCGATATGATAACCACCATTAGCATTAGCTAATGCTGAACCAACAGCATAATAGATGAATACTTGAGTCGCCGATTTTGTAACACTAGTAATTTCTGATGTTACATCGAAAATATCAACGTCTTGTGTATAATCTTGAGCATTTGGACCTTGATACACGTCGCCTTGTACAACATGTGCATCACCTTGTACCATCAAATCGCCTGCAATTTCAACATCTTGCTTCCAAGCAGGAACACCAGAAACTGCATCAATTTGAAGAACTGCATTACCGGCGCCAGCAGGTAAGCGTTGAATATTTGTTGTGCCATAAACAGCGATATCACCTGTTGTAGTTAAAACATCAGATGTGTCGCCTTCAGCAACTGCATTCCATGTAGTATTAGCTAAATCTGTAGATGGTGCAGTTCCAATTGTTTCTACAATAGCTACATATGAAGAAGAACCTTCTTTAACTACATCACCAGGGAAATATGTTGTGGTAGGAGCATATTGACCTTTCCACTTTAAACCATGAACGAATACACCCCAGTCGTCTGTACTAACAGTCGGTTTTGCATTCGTATTGTCACGCTTAGCAATAAATGTATTACCGCCTAAACGTACGATATCACCAACTTGGTAATTGTGTGAAGAATTCCAATCGCCTTCTAGTTCAACTCCATTAACGAAGTTTTCCCAATTACCAGCATCTTGGTCAGCCATGAAATCAGCAGAAGCTGTATTTCCATCGACGCAGATATATGTGTCAGAACCAAACTTAACAACATCACCTTCTTTATAGTAAGTGCCTGTTGTCCATTCGCCTTGCCACTGAATACCATCAGTCATTAACTCCCATTTGAAAGGAGCTGTTTCAAGAGCTGTATAAAAGCTCTCATCGTTAATTCCGGAATTGTGTGAGCCGATACAAACGTATGACTTACCGCCAAAGCGAACTACATCATCTTTGACGTAAGCATGACCTGTTTGCCACTCACCTTTCCACCAGAACTTTAATCTACCAAGTTTAAACTCTGCCATATTGGTCCTCGTTACTTTATATGATTTTTATTTATTAAACATCTGTTGGATAAGTTCTGTCAGCACCAACTGATGCTACAAACTCGCCATTGTCATCGATGTAGTACGAAATTTTAACTTTATCAATACGCCACTGCTGATAGTATAATGCTTCTTCAGGGTTAGTAGCATCTGTATCGTAAAGTTCTCTTTGATTAAAAAACTCATGAAATGGAATAGGCGATAAACCGCCATCACGCGTCAAAGGTTGTGCGTATAAACGCACGTTATCATTAGGATCCTTTAGGTCAGCTTTACCCAACCAAAGTGTACCTTCCTCATCACGACGAAGACCATAATAATAGCGTGGTCTTTCATCTAGGTTCGCGAAACCTTCAGCGCTAGCACCAATTACATGAGCCATTTAAATCCTCTATTATGTGTAAGTAATTACAACTACACTTAAAAGCGCATCAATACCAGCATCCCAGCTTGATACGATTTTAATTGTATTATTTGGTGCAAGAAGTAATTTCTCGCCACCATTGACAACCTTCAAGCTACTATTAGGAGCAATAAGGATATCTTTAATATAATAACCTTCGTTTCCTGCATCATCTGTTACAGTGACGGAAACATAAACACCAGTGTCAGCGACGTTACACAGATTTAAACCGACAACTGCAGCCTTTTGATTAAAAGCAGTTGTTACTAGTGTAACTGGAGTTCTACCAACTTCTGGATATACTTTATTTGTGATATTACTAACTGATGCCATTTATTTATTATCCAAAAATAATCGCTTGTACAAGCGCAATCTCTTCAGCACCTGAAGCGTTAACAGCATCACCAGCTTGAGCAACTGATTGCCAACCAGATCCATTGTAAATTTCAACAACGCCTCTATCTTGATTTAAACGCATAGTTCCTGTAGTAGGACCTTCTACTTCCCAAGGCATGCCTAATGCACCAGGACGATCGCTATCTGTACCAACTGGAATAACCATTTGACGACCTGGTGCTTGATCGATAATCAAGTCGTCTTTAATTCTTAGAGGTTTATTAATAGTTGCCATAGATTATATTTATACTTATGCCTGCACTACTGTTCGTGTCCACTTATATGAAACGTTATTAAATTGTGGAGTAGTTAATAGATTTAATGTGTTATTTATAGAATCAAAGGATGCCGTAAATAATGCTAATTCGTTTTCAGTATACATCAAACCATATCTAGTAATATAAGCATTTGCACCATCATGCATTAATAATATTTCAATAGTTTGAAATCCTTCAGAAGCATGATTCGATTGAATTACATATTTTGCTGATCTATACACGCTTGCGTCCATTGAGTCAAGCAGTTGATCAGTAGTTGTATCTAATAATTCTGCATGATTAGCTTGGACAGAACCAATAGATTGAATTAAAACTGTACCATCATCACGCTTTGCAAATAGATTTGCATCAGCAGTATTAATTGCTAATTCAGCTTGATATAAAGAAGAAGCTGCAGGAACTGTGCCTGCAGTAGTACTCTTCTTTAATGTGATAATAGTTCCGTTAGACATTACTCGTTATCTTTTTTAATATCTGATGACTCGAAGCCATCAGATTTTTTTTCTTCTTCTGGTACAAGTTTTTCTAAAGCTACAATTTTATCGGCAGCCATCGCAAGTTGTGTTTCTAATAAAACTACTTTATTCATTAGATCTGCAATTGCTCTTTGCTGACGTTCAACAAACTTATTAACAAATTCTTGTGAAGCTTCAATTGACATAATATATCCTATTTAAATTAATATGTACCGCAATCAATATGACCAAATGTTGGAACACCTGATGCGCTCATTTGTAAAACTTGACCAGTTACATCGCCTGTGTTATATGCAGATACGAAATCACCGGCTGCGAATAATGCATCTCCGTTAACATCAACGAATGGTACTGAATTTGCTGCAAATGATGAGAATGATAAGCTTGTTAATAAAGCATTGCCAAAGCGAACATCAGAAGCGGTACCAGCAAATGTATCATTTGAGTTAGTAGCATCTTCAATAAATGTTAAACGACGTGCAGATGAATCATAACCGAAGAAACCAGATTTTTGTGCACTGCCATTATGCCATCTAAATTCCATACCTTTATCAAGACCATCAGGAGCTGTTAAAGGTGTTTCAGAACCATCAGCATCTGAAATATAACCCAAAATGAATGTTGGATTATTAGATTGCATTGATGAAGAAGATACTGTTGTTGTAGTACCTTTGATTGTTAAGTTACCTTCAATAACAACAGAACCAGTATTTTCTGCTCCAGTTGATGGATCAAGGTAAAGAATATCAGAACCAAATGATTCAATTCTGTTATTATAGATGCGTGTACCGATTGGACTTGCTGCAGTCAAATCAGTAGAAAACTTTGAACCGCCATCATTATCTACACGTAATCTTTCTAGACCGTCTGTAAACATACGCAATTGGTTATTGTTTGAACCAGGTGAATTTTCTGGAGAAACGTATGTATTACCGTCAATATCTTGTAGACGTGAACCAATCGCGTTCCAAGCAATACCATCATAACCTTCAAACACGTTTGTTGTTGTGTTGAAACGGAACATACCAGCAAGAGGAGCAGCATCACGTGTTGCTGTATTACCTACTGGAACGCGTAGAGCGTTTTGACCAGAGATTTGAACATATCCTGTTCCAGTTGGTACAATAAAAATTTTACCATCTGTGCGTGATGATGATACTGTATCTACGTTAATGATTGATAAATCAATGTCAGAATCAATTTTAACTTTACCAGTACCGTTAGCAGCTAAGTGTAAATCTCCGTTAGTTTGAGTAACGTTAATTGTATTACCGTCGATAGCGATATTATCAATAAAGATTTCATTAATTTTAGAATAGCTATCTGTGACGATTGCAGAACTTGGATTTAGGATACCATTTTGGTGATCCAACATATCAGTAAAATACTTACCACCAATAACCACAATATCAGTAGCTTCACCGGCAACTTCTGTACCTGTACCAATGTATAGACGATCACCACCGTTTGCGGCAACTAGACCTTCAATAGGTAATTGTTGTAAGTATGAATACGCTAATTCACCGGTTGCAAGGGAACTAGGGTTACCGCTTGTACCGGAATTTTTAATTTTAATAATCGTTGCCATGGTTTAGTACTTTCCTCCGATGATTTTTGTCTTTGCTCTTGGATGGTCCAACGAAGCTGTAAGCTTAAATTTTTGTGTTTCACTATCATAAATCATCATGGCACCGTCTTCTAATTCGGTAGCGTCAACATCATTAAGGTCTAATAAGTTAAGCGATGTAATACCCAATGCGAACGTACGCACTGTTACTGGTGTATCTAATCTAATCTTGGATCTTAACGCTGTAGACATTTATTACCTCGATACTCTTGGTGTTACTGTTATTTGGCCTTCTACTACACGAATCACTGTTCCTGCAGTAGCGTGGACGATTTCAATATCATAAACGTAACGACCATCTTTCATAACTGCAGTTTGCGCTGCGGTGAGAGATAGTTTAACTTCACCCTGGTTAGTTGTTTTAGTGCATCCAAACTCAACCTTATTTAAAGATTGGTATGTCTTTCTAATTTGTCCTCTAACATTATATGGTTGAAGATCAATAGGTGTACCAATAGAATCTTCAACGTCTAGGGTGGCTACAAAGTCTGATCCTTGATCAACAACTAAGTTAACTAATTGAGCCATTTGTGTGTGAATCCAAAAATAGAGTTATTCTGGCTTTATTTATATATTTTTTATTGCTAGGAGTTAGTATGTAAAAATAAATCTACAGGCATTGCCAACCGCATAGATCCTCGATATGTGCTGACAAAATGATATAAAAAACTTGGAAATACTACGATGTCACCAGATTTTACCTTTAAAATTTCATCATTAAACCATGGAGTAAAGTTTTCATCATATCCTCTATTGGCGTTTTGTCTAGGATCAGTAAAAGCAATATTACCTCCTTTATTATGATCTTCACATAACAAATAAAAAACTGCAGAAATTTGAGCTCCCCTATGATTATGGTAATTTAAACTATAATCATTTCCAGTTCCTGCTAACCAACCTTTCATTTTATATCCAGCCCAATCATCAATTTGTTTATTGATGGTATTTTTTAAATACTTATTAAATGATGGAATAATAACTTGTTGTTTGAACTTTAATACTGATGGATGTTTACTATCTAATATATTCTCTAATCCAAAATCAGATGGAGGTTTATTGAAGTCACATTCTACAGTTAGATAATATATCATTTCATGCATAATACTAGTTTCCATAGTGTCTTGCATGAAATATGTTGGCCAAAGTTGTTTTATCATGTTATTCTTCTAAACATTAAATTTAAAGTGACTCTATTTGATTCACCATAATAAGTTTCAACACTATGCCAAACATTAGCTGGGAATATAATAAACTGACCTGCTTTAAATGGTACTACAAATGTGTTACTATTCTTGTTTTTAGTATCTGACATCCATTGAGGATTTCTCCAAGCTGGATCATATAATTTAATATCTCCGCCTCTATCCTCATCACCAAACAATTGAAGTACACCAACCAATTGATTGCCATAATGACTATCACAGTGCAATTCGAAATTATTATGACCTTTAGATGTTAGAGTTCTAATCCAACCATCACATATATCATATTCCGCCAGGTAATAACGATTCACATATTCTAACAACGTTCTTTTATCATTATCATCTAGGACTTCTTCATAATCTTTAGATTGAACATTGATATGTTGTGAATAAATTTTGGTGCATAGGTCCAATGGAACATCTACATTAACTACACGAGTTGGCCACAGATCATATAACTTCATAACATAAATTCTTTTTCGAAATATGATCTAACATCTGGCACCATTCCGGCAGATTCGTCAAAATCCCAACTATTAATCTTTTGAAAAATTCCGATATATGTATCTGGATCTTGTGTATATGGCACAAAATATGGATCATTACCATGTAATAAATCTGGATCATTTAAAAGATCCATTCTATTTTCATTAAATTCTTTAGCTATCCATTTAGCATAACATATAGCTACCATATAACTTTTAGCTGGATATAACCAACCAAGATCTCGTTCATTAAAATATTTAATAGCATCTTCAATAATATTAGTACTAATTTGAATATCTTTAGTACTTAAATCATCATCATGTTGAATATTCAACCTATGATATATTTCTTGTTTTATTTTCCAGTCTTTCATACCAATCAATTAATTTATAATATCCATTACAACTATTATCTAAACTTTTAACATCTCTAAGATGTTCTGATAAACACCTTCCAAAATACTTGCAACTACTACAGAATTTATTTTTAGAAACTCTCTTTTTTTCAGTTTCACACCAAGCAAAATATTCGTCTAAAGTATCATATTCTAAAAAATATTCATTATCATTCAAATCAAATTCTAATACGCCATATTTTCCATTGGGTGTAATATAAACATGATCATCAGAAAAACTATTCCTAGATCTATTTACTACAGATTCCAGGAGAGATTCATTAACCAATTTAAATTTACGATCTTTATGTAATATCCATTTTTTGACATATTCTTCGTAAATATCATCTTTGATAGAAAACTGATTGGCTTGATTTTTGCTGTATGGTTTAATTTCAACAGATTCAAGATTTTTTAAAGAATTAAACATTGAAACTATATCGTCAATGCTTTCGCTAATTAATCCTGGAGATGCTAACATTAATATAGAAAATGGTTTATTCATTAAAGCCATATTTTTCCACACTCTGAAAAAATCTTCACGAGCTTTAAAATCATAACTAACTGATGTATAAACTCGTTCATCTATAGTAATATCATTAATCATTGATAAATTAGTAATTAAATTAATATCATATATTCCATAATTATGCAATAATTGTATCAAATCATTCCAATATTCCTTTGGTAATAATCCCAATTCTCCGCCATATAAATCAACCATATCAATTTGTTTATGCGCAACAATTTCGCCTAATATATTCGCTAATTTGTCAAGCGATAAAAGCTTTTTATCAGATAATTGTTTTTCTGTAAGATAACAAAATTCACATCTGAAATTACAATAATACCATGGATTGATTGAAAGTATCATCCTGTCAAAATCTCATTTATTTTATAATTAAATAACGCAACTCTTCTTGGCATATCTAAAATTAATGGAGTTACAACGTGTTGAAATCTTAAACAATGATTCATAAAAGAAACATCATATTGCTGTGGATAAAATTCTCCAGTCAATTTTTTAGTGTTAATATCTCTAAAACGAGTCATGCCACCGATATCTTCATCCATAGAATCAAAATATAATAAAACACACAAATTATAACCTTCAATATTGTCATTATGCCACGTTAATGTTGCATCATCCATTCCATTAACTATTTCGCACTCGTCACCCAAAACATAATTTTCATCCAATTTACAAATATATTTTTCACCAATATATTTTTGTGTTTGTATTATGGCAGATTCAATAGTATGATTGCGTTTAATTAATTGTAATCCTTGATCTTTCCAGTTTTTCCATTCCCAAGAATCTATGTCATGTAAAAATTTAAATACTTCTGGATCATTAAATTTGCAAAAACCATTATTAAAAAACTCATTGTGTATATCAGTTATTAGCATAAATTATATCCTGAGCTAATGATTTCATTTTTTTGCAATGTATTTCTGTTAAATTGTAATCTTTGTGATCTTTGATTGTTTTTTTACAACCATTACATATATCGAACATAGAACAACCGTAACAATTAGGAGTCATTGTTTGTAATTCAAACTGATGCTTTAATGGTTGAATAAATTCTCCATTCATTTCTTTGTAGAAATTAATTGGATATTGCCTATCATCTCCAAATGCACCGCATGAATAATAATCTCCAGATGGTTGAAGAACTCTGATACCAGAATCACAATCACGATTTTGTGGACAACATGTTGCATGACCCTTTAATCGTTGCATCATTTGTTTAGTATTAAACTCCCAAGGAGCTAATCCGCGTTTCCAAATTTCAACATAAATTTCATAGATCTTTGCAAGAAGATATGGTTTACCTTCTTGACCCATAATAATACCTTTAAATTTTACAGGAGGTCCTGAAGACATCGCATAATTTAATTTACATTCTGTGTTCATCTTTTTTGCAAGTTCAACGTTTTTAATTGCAAGATGTTCATTTTCTTCTGTAATAACTGAGATAAAGTTAGGTCTATAAGCAAAATATGTTACAAATAAATTCGAAACATTCCAAAAATCTTCTTCACTAAATTCTGTTAAATCTCCTTTAAGACGACCTCCACCATATTGAAATGATGTAGTCACTCCAACTCTTTTATGTGAAAATATATTTGACCACTTTGTAGGATTCTTATAAAACGGCCAAAGATTTGTTGTAAAACTTATGGTAGTTTTATAATTTCGTTCATCTAACCAATCTAGTATTTCTTGATAATATTCTGGAGGCATCATTAATGGATCTCCTCCATTAACAATAATAGTATTTGTATTGGGATATCTTTCTAAGAACTGAAAGATTTTTGCATGATCAAGTTCTACACTTTTATCATCAGTAATATGTGTAGAAGAACAAAACGTGCATTTAAAATTACACTTTTCTGTCGGTTTTATTATTAAGTCCATCTCTAATCCAATAGTTTTCAATTCTATAGAATTTATTTTTAGTCATATATTTTTTACAATATGGAGTATGTGGAATTCTCTTTTGATTTAAAAATAAATGTATGTATTCTAGATATGAACTACTTGGACATATAATTTTTTTATGTCCAAACGTTTTAATTATGTCTTTCCATACATTTTTTATAAGTGTATGTACAAACTCTTTAGGTTCATTTTTTAAATAACCTGCTGTTTTTACACATCCAATAATTACTTCATTGTCATATTCATGAATAAGTGCTAATGCTAATTCGATGCCATTTTGGTCTTTAGTAGTAAACCACTGAGATTCAGTTTTACAATTTTGGGATACTTGATACAAATTTGGATATTCATTTTTATTTGTATGCCACATAAAAACATATCCTTGTCTAGAACAAATCCTAGGTAAATACGGATAATTTGTTGGTACAGTATCTAAAGATACTTCAATATGATTTGGAGGGACTATCGATAGAGGTGTTGGCTTTTCGCTGTAATCTAACATCATCGATATATCTGTGCGTAAGTTTGTAGACACACTCATCAAGTTCTTCCCTAAATTTATAATCATGTTGCATAAAACAACTTAATGTACATCTATCCAAATATTCACATGAAGCACAATTATATTTTTGTAAAAAATTATTTTCAATGGTTGAATTATCCATCTTTTCTATTTTAGATGAATAAAATTTAATAACTTTTTCGTCTTGTACTAAATTACCGCAATTACAGATTGTTCCATCAGCTAAAACCAATTTACTAGTTCTGCATGAAATATAATTTTTATCATTGTTAATCCAGTCAGATATTGGATGAACATTAGGATAATTATCTATTAAATGTTTAAAAACATTTTTTAATTGAATGTCAGATGGAGCTTGAAATTCAGCTGATTCATCTGGCATATAATAATCAAAATATATGTAATAACCTTCATTATAAAGCTTTTTGAAATAATAATCTTTATCTTTTAAGATGTATTCAATATTTGGTGCATTTAATAACATACTAATGCATGTGATTCTTTTGCCAAAATATTCCATATTCTTTTTAAAAACTTCGAACTGATTTATATTAAATCTTCCGCGCGGATCATATGATGTAACTAATTGTGCTTCTAAACCAATAGTTTTTGAATAATTTAGTAAATCTTCAATATAATCAATTTTATGAGTTACTAAGTTTGTAACCCAATTAATTTTAACGAGTTTATTATATTTTTTTCCTAACTCTTTAATGCCCCATGATAAATCTTTATATGATTGCAAAAGTTTTTCATCAAATATTTCATCGGAAAAAACTTCGCCACCCATAGCATTGAATACTACAGAGTGGCGCTGTTCCGTTTTAAGGAATAGTTCAATAGGATCTAATTTATCAATTACTGTATCCAACCCTGCTTTATTTTCATGGTCTTGCCAGCAAAATGAACATCTTAGATTGCAATGTTCAAATAAATGAAGCGTATATTCTTGTTCAGGATCACGTTTCTTTTCAATAATAAAATCACGCATTTTAAATCAACTTATAAACTGATAACTCAGCTCCTTGAGCATTATTTTTCTTTTTTAGACAATCTAAAATAAATGGGAAATTAACATTTTGGAAATCAAATCTAGGAACTAAACATGTATCAAATGGATGTTTAATCACATGTGATAAAATTTGATCTAATTGTTCTTTAGTAATAGAATCAGCAACAGCATATTCTAACCAATTCATAATTGATAAGTTATTATTATCAATTAACATACCTTCAAAATTAGTGAATACCGATAAAATAGTATCACGTAATCCATTAATTTGATCTTGTGATAAATCTTCAAGTTTGCAAATACCATATACTCCACTAGATAAGTCAGTTGGCGTATCCCAAATTGTTTCATCTGCATAATATTTTAATGCAGAAATATTACTTAATGGATTTTTTGCATTAATATTAAAATCATCTTCTGTATAATCAAATGTTTTTTGGAATCTTTCATTTGTAAGATTTAATAATACCATTTGACGATTATCTGTAAAAATTTCTTTAAACCATCTGCGTAAAAATAAGTGTACAACTGATTTTAATTGATCAACGTGGATTGTAGAACCACTTAAGTATTCAGCTAATAATAATTCATATGAAAAATTTAATTTCATATCTTTAATACGTTGAATTTGTTTAGGATCCACATCTTGATTTGCAAATACATTACTAGCACCATCTAAACCAGATAATAGTGTACTTAGATTTAATGCACTAACGCTACCTAATTGAGTATTAGATACTGCTCTTTCTTTATAAAGCGTATAATTAATAAACTTTTTAAATGCATCAACGGTTAATTCAGGACAAATTGTTTTTAACCACACTGAAATAAATTGAATATATGAAACTTTATCACAATATACAATTATTTTTTTATCGCTAGTATCACCATATAATTTTAATTTTTCAATTAAATCGGCAAAATTATTTAATCCATTCTTAGATAAAATATCTCCAAAGTCTTTACCGTATGTTATTAATTTACCATATGCGACTTTATCTAATGCATCCAATAATGGAATACCATATTTTTCTGATATGATAACTCGATCGATATTCATTTCGATCTTATCATCAAATTCTAAATAAACTTTATTGAACAGGTGTAACATTTGTTAGTAATCCTTCTGAGATTCCATATGTCAATAAAAACAATGGATTATTTTCATTAGCCCAATATGAAAATAAATTTTTGCCTTTAAACATGTAATCGTTGAAATAATGGTTATAATACTTTAAATTATTTTTATCAATAGGAGTATCATAATATGCATAAAATTCTAGATTTTTCAATAGACTAATAAAATTAATTCCAATTAAACTATCGCTATCATCTTTTAAAAATGCATTTGTAAATTCTTTAAATTGCTCACATGAAACAATAGACATATTATAAAGAGTTAAACTATCCAATTTAGATATCCACTTCTCAATAATATCTTTATTATTTTCAGCAAATTCAGATATACGTCCATCTTTATAATCACACAATAATAATGTAATTGATTTTTCTAATGATGAAATATTTACTATCATTTGAGTATTTAGATAATCAACTAATAATGCATCAATGTCATGTTGCGAGCATTCACTATAGTCAATATCACATGGTATATCTAAATTTGACAAATATGTTAATAATTTAGTACCGCGTAAAGTAGAATTTTTATAATCAATTACATAGAATGTAGATTTATCTACAAAGTATTTTTTCAAATCTTCAATAGAAATTGGCGCGATAGTTTTCACAATATTCATTATTATCTTCTTCCTCTAGAACTATGACATGATGAATGACACGATGCATGACATACATGATATTCAATATATGCTGTATTAGCTCTAGCGCTATTATATTCAGTTCTTAAATTATCAAAAAATTGTTCTAAACCATTTTTGGTAATTAAATTGCCTTCATAAATGTCAACTCTATCGGGTAAACCTAAAGTTTGATCATAATTAGCATTTAAATGTGCAACTGCTGTAGAATCATATACTACCCCAGGAGAAGGTCTAGAACCAGTATTTCCTCCACCACCATCAACTACTAATACAGCTCTTAAATTTCTAATTCTAGCAAATCTACGGGTTTCAGCTAAAAGTGCATCATATACATTATTTGCAATAACTGTATTATCAACTACCATTCCTGCATTATTAATAACTGCAGTTTCAAGTCCTTTTCCACTAGTATCTCCTCCGAAATACGACGATGGAATTTCAGATGGTATAGCATTTGTTCCCCATGAAATACCACTATTAGCAGTAGCTTGTACATAGTCAGCAAATCGATCTATAATATTTTGTGCGGTAATTGGATCGTTTAATGTTGCCATTATATTTCCTTAATTAACCATATGGTTTTTTTCTTATTTGAAAGTTGTTTCATTAAGCTTTTTGGTGCACCGCATATGTCATCTTGCCATGCCAATTGATGGCAATCACCTCCGCAATATTCAAATACTTCGCATGAATAACACGCGGGGTTTCTACTACGTTCACATGCAATGTTTTCTAATCTTATTGGTCTATTTATAAGATCTTTTATTGAATCATCTATATGTCCAAATGATTGTTCTGGAGCTGAATTTGGACAACCAGCTATAGTTCCATCAGCATTAATAGTAAAAATCTTTTCTTCACAATCTCTACAAAATGTACCACCAGAAGTAAAACCAGTTTCAAATTTGCTATAGATCGTTTCTAAAGACTCGTTTTTAAACCATTCTCTGGCACCAAGTTTTTCACTGGATTCATATAATTTTAAGAACCACTGATCTTGATCTATATTTTTTGGAAATATATCTGGAAATTTATTTGCAGATCCATTGTGTGTTAATCTTTCAAAACTAACCTCATGAACACCTAATCTTCTAATCCACCTAAGCATAACTTTAGGATCAATATTTATTGTATCTTGTGTTACGCTTATGAATAATTTTACAGTAATACCTGCAGCTAATAATTTTTTAACGTTATTATGCCATAACTCATATTGTTTATTATTTGCAAATCTTATTTTTGGATCCCAAGAAGTTGCAATCCTATTATTGAATGAACGCTTAATCAAATCAATATGTTCATCATATAATTTAAAAACTAAATTAGTGGTTGCTCCCCACGTAATATTGTCATAAAAGAAATGCGTTTTATCAATAACTTCCTGCATTTGTCGAGGAGGCACTAAAAATGGTTCTCCTCCGTGAAATTCACAGTGAACACTATCATTTTTATTATAATGTTGAGTTGCAAATCTATATAACCAATTAATAACTTTAAATGTGTCCCAATAAATTTTAGGACCATTTGTCCCATTGGTAAAACAATGTTTACAGTTTAAATTACACGTCTCAGTAGTTTTAAGGTAAAACATCCAATTCATTGGTTTTATCTTTCAAATATTTCTCTAATCCAAAGCTTAGAGTAAAAGCTGCATATTCATTTAAAGCTTGATGTGCGGTGTTTGCTGGAATATGAATTTCATCACCGGCTTTTAATATTATATAGTCATTATTTACAATTAGTGTTTTTATACCTTCAACACAATAAATGATAACATCATCTGGATCAATATGCATTCCAAATGATGGAGAATCTTGCTTAGCGATAAATCCATGACACGTTATAGGGCCATTATGATTATATTTCAAAGCATATTTTTTGCATTTATTCCAAATATTTTCAGAATAACGTTCTAATCCTTCAACCTTAATTGTTGCATTATCGTATGAATATAATTCATTGAAATAATTAAGGGGGATTTGCTCCCCCTTATTGTTTATTACTGATACTAATTTTTGTTGATATGCTAAAGGGTTGTGGATAAATCCAACAATTTCATCAAGCGTAATCATTTATATAATAGCACACTCCACTAATTTTTCACCAACTTCTAGATTAGTACTAAGTGCACTTCCAATTGGGTTAATAGAACCTGCAATTGCTGTGCCATCTGGACCAGACATGATACTTTGACCTTTTTTAATAGGTCCAATAATTCTTACTGGAACTCGTCCTTTAAGCGCAACAGCTTGACCATTGGCGTCTTTATTCATTAGATATGCAGGCTTTTCTGAAATTACACCAATCGATAATTGACCAGCTTCCCAAGATTGAGTAGCATCTACTTCACCACCTACAGCTGCAACAATAACTGTACCAATTGCGTATTCTAAATCTGTAGAATAAATTTCGGCTAAGTCAGCATAACGTGCTGATGTTGAAGTGCCATGAAAAACATTTGCCCATAGATCACCAGCTGTATCTCGTTTAGCAATTGTACTTAATGAAACCGCAGCATCTTCGACTGCGCCATTAAGTTTAGCAGAATCTGCAGCTTTTCCAGTTGTACTTAGTGTAGTATAGCCTAAAACAGTATGAATATCTGATGCTAAAATAGTTTCAGCTTTAATAATTCTACCTTTAGAATCTACATCAAATTTTGTAAAACCTGTTCCAGCAGTTACAGTTGTATTAGCTAGTGTGATATCAGCTGTAACATTTGAAGAACCATCAAATGTAACTTCCCATGTTGCATCACCAGTAGTTTTAATAGTTCTTTGAGTTTTTAATTTTGTTGCTGTTGAAGAATTGCCTGTTACTTCACCAGTTAAGTTACCAGTTACATTACCAGTTACATTACCAGTTACATTACCTTCAACTGTACCAAATAAAGTTCCAGTAATAGTAAGATTGCCATTTGCATCTAGTGATAATTCATACGAATCTGGATTATCAACTTGAACTTTAAAAACATTTCCACGTGTATCAATAACACCACCTAGTGCAACATCTAGGCGAAGTTCATTAATGGCATCTACTAAATTTGTAGAAGCTGTGTCTAATACATCTCCATCACCAACTAAATTGCCAATAGCATTAGTTTTCAATCTCCATGTATTGAATGTATCTTGTTGAATTACGTTAATGATAGCCATTTATTAGTCTCTCTTTTGAGAATTTTGTATTAAAATTGTTAACATATTTTTAATTTCTGACACATCATTCTTTAAACTATCAATATCAGAAGTATGTTTCTCTAGAATTGATCTAGAATCATTCATACGTTTACGTGCTTCTAAATAATTTTTCAAGCCAGAAGCATTTGTATTTATGATTGCGCCAGAAGCAGGATCTCTGTAGAGACCCGCTTCATTTTCGACTTTTACTAATCTATCATTATGCACAGCAAATAACTCGTAAATCTTTAATACGTGGTACTTGTGCAGAATTACCAGATTTCATAACTAGTTTTACAACAACTGCGTCATATGCTGGTAAATCTGTTAAATCAAATTCTACATCAGTAAATGTATTTGCATTTGATGTTTTTACCATTTCTTTTACTGGAACAGTTGCACGAACAAAGTTGAATTGACTAATGTCAGTCGTTGAACCAGCTGGTAATAATTTATACCAAACTTCAACGTCAGTACCTGTTACAGCTGGAATATTTGCAGCAAACATAATCTTTAAGAATGTTGACTGATTTTCCAAGTTAATAACTCTAGTTAAATATTTAGCTGCAGCAGAACCACCAGATGGAGCAATTTCAGAAATGAAATTATCTTTCATTTTGATAGTAGTATTTGCTGGAGATTCAGTTACAAAATCTTTTCCTTCAATCGTAATTGAAGAACCATCTGCAGCAACCGCAGTTACTAATATTGGATCAACTGTATTATTATTCGTTGTTCCAGAGATAGTAATATATTTACCAACCCTGATAGAACGAGCATATGGTTGAACAGCAACTGGAATTGTAATTGTATTTGGACTAGATGTATTAAATGTTACATTTGTTACAGCGTCTAATACTACTTTATCATCGATAATATCGATATTCTTAGTAGTCACATTTTCATTATCAATTCTATTTTTAATAGTAGTTAATGAAAGACGAGAAGTATCAATCACTGGAGAAACATTTTTATTCTTAGATGTTAAACGAGCGTGTAATGTTAATGATTTAGTTTGTGCTAAACTTGATTCATTTTCGTTAACTTGAGATGCTACAACATTTGGATTTGTAAAATATGTTGTTAAAGCAGGAACTAAAGCAACTTCTTCAGTTTGCTTATTATATTGTTCATTAGTTGTATTAACACTAAATGCTAATGTAGTTTCAGAGAATGTTTGTGCTTGAGCAATTAAATTAACTGCATCAAATGAAACGTTTTCAGTAGCTACAACATATGATCCACCTACAAAACCACTTAATGTAGCATTTGTGCCAACATCAATAATATAAGAATCTAAATCTGCATCAGAAATTGTAAATTTACCATTTAATCCTGTACCATATGGTTCAGAAACAGTAGGAACTGTTGTAACAATACCATTGTATGTACCAGCTTCAACGTTAGAAATAATAACCATTGAATTGTTTAACATACCATGATTAGGATGTAATACTCTAACTTTAGATAAACCATTTGTTGTTTGGAATGGATCTCCACCTAAAATTACAGGAGGTAACGGTTCATTGTTGAATAGAATATTTGGTTGTGAAGCTGTATTAAATTCAGCAGCCCAAATTGTAAATTTCAAATCTTGTTCTTGGTTAGCAGTCCATGTAGAAGCGTTTTGTGATTTAAACAATACACCAGCATATGGTTGTTCAGAGATAAAGCGATCTGTGCCAATATTCTTCTCACCAAGTTGTGAAATCCAAACACGATAGTTGTTTGAATCTGATAGAAGAACGATACAATATTCGGTATTATCTTGTAGATATACAGGAGATTCGAACTTAAATGTTGTTGCAACATTTTCCATACCGCTTTCATCAACATTGACTTTATCTGGTGTTAATGTTACACGAGAAAACGGAAGAACTTTAGACCCTGGATATCCATTAATAACTTCACGAATTTGAAGAGTTACTGGAATACCAATATCTTTAGTTGCAAAGAAAATATCAACTTTAGTTAAGAATGAACCGCCATTAGATTGTACCAAGAATGTTTGCGCTAATGGATCATACCATCCAGTATCACGTACTAAACGCTCATCAGAATAAACTTCAGTTACGCGAGATTCGCTAACTGGTCTAGAAACGATTTCAGCATTACGTACCGCGTTAATTGTTTTTTGGCGTGTTTCTAAAATACCTTGTGCACGATATTGTGTTCTACCTTGAGTAGTAAAGTCTAAACCACCAGCGTTACTATCAGTCAATTTAAAGTCACGAATACCTGTACGGAAACGGATACTATCGCTATTAGGAATAGAGAATACACCTGCAACTGAACCATTGAAGTTAGTCACAATATCACCAGCTTTAATGCTAACTACTACATCATCAACGATTGTATATTCAGCGCCAGAAATAGAACCTTTAATTACGTCTCCATTTTGGAATGCGCCTTTAATATTTAAGACATATACAGCTTGTGGATATGAATTAGTATTATTATTAAATTCAACCGATTTTTCAGTTAAAACTGCAATTGCTGTGGCTGGAGAAATAGCGTGGTTACTATATGTTTGTCCAGCACGTTCTTTAACATAAACGACATCACCTTTATTATATGAAGCTTCTGCTTTACCATCAACTTGACGAGCATATTCTTCTGCTGCACCACCAACATTAATATCGGTTAAGAATTCTTGACCATTACCATCATCGCCAGCTGGATTGTTAATAGTTGGAGTGATCGCAATCTTAGTTGCAGGAGTAATGAATAGAGAAATATCTGTATCATCGAAGAATGGTTTTAGTTTTGTATTTGGTTTTAAACCTTTACATACAAATAATAATTCACGAGAACGAATATAAGGAATTAAAGCAGATTGTAATACACGATCTTCTAATACTTGATAATCAATTTTAGGTACTACAGATGTTGAAATACCAGTTCGTGATTGGCCAACTGTTGTAGCTTGTGTTTGGAATGTTAATACACGTGCACCAGCAGCACCATTACCAAATGATGTTGCATCACCGCCGATAGCTTCTAATTCAGCTTGAGTGAATGTGCGACGATCCATCCAACGTCCAGCACCAAGACCATAATCACGACTATCAAAACCACGTGTTACGACTAATCTATCGATATTACGTGTTTGTCCAACCCAATTAGTTTCCCACGCGTTCCAAACTGTACCTAATACTCCAGTTGCTTCCGCTGCAGTTTGAACTGCAGAGAAATTACCTTCAACATTATTGATAATATCTGGACGACGATTAACTTCAAACCACTCATCAGATGGAGGATTTAAACTCATGCTACCTAAGAATGTGAAGATAGCAAATGGGTTAACATTTTCAGTGCGAGAAGCAAATGGTTGCTTGATTAATTCTACATGAGTATATGGTAATGTAATAATATCACCAGTTAAAGCATATGCAGAAGCTGCACGTGTTGTATCGTCTTGATGTTCTTCAAGTAAATTAACGTTTGACATTGTATAGAATGGACGTAATTCTCGAGCGCTCATATCGATAGCACAACGATAATCTACTGAACCGACATCGCCTAAATCCTGACCTTTAAAACTGTCAACGATAAAACCATTTTTATAACGATCTAAACCACCATCATCTTGAATTGTTAATGATTTAGTTTCTTGTTCTAACAATGAAAGCGCTGTGTAATATTCTAAATTTTCAATACGCTTATCTAATTTGCCGATATCGCGCATTGTATAACGTTTAGTATCAACTGTTTCAATTTGTACTGAACCTTTTTCTGGAACAGTGGTATACGCAGCAAAGTGCATCTTAGCTAAAAGCATACCAAGATTTGGATCTTTAGGTTCTTCAGGAGATAAACTTGGAACACCATCAACGGTAAAGAATTTACCATCAACGTCTAACGCCAATTTATCAGAACGTGGAAGATAGTATGAATAACTTGTAGAAGTTTCAAATCCAATTTTTGGAACTTCAGTAGCCGATGCACCTGTTCCATTAAATAATGTACCAATATCGCCGATACGTGGACGGAAATCTAACACATCTGATAATGCAATTACACCATTAGATGAAACGTAATATGGAATTTTGTGATATGGTAAATCAGCTAAGTATGAACCAACAGTGAAATAGTCACCTGCTGTACCAGCGCTATGAGAGAAATAATCAAAGATAACTCTTACAGCACCAGTAGGAACTGGATATCCATCTTTACGTGTAATAGTTGCAACATCATAATGTGTATCTCGTTGACCATTATCAAATGTATACCAATTAGTAATATCAGTTGTAGTATCTGGATTAGATGATGCTGTACCAAAACCATCTGCCATCTTAATAGCAACGATGCGATATCCATCAGCCTTTTTCAATGAAAGTTTAATAGGCGTTACATCGACTTGATTTAAGAAATCAATTGTTTGATTAGTTTGTAATTTCTTTGTCTTTTCTTGACCAGCCGCATCAGATTTTCTAACTGGAGCAAATACAGAATATGATTTGCTTGAATCTAAACCACTAATAAGTGCTTCAACACCATTATTTTGTAATTCTATGTCTGATGGAGTAACAATCACACCATCAGTTTTATTGACTACAACATAATCATACTTATTAGCAGACGGATTAAATTCAGTACCAAGTGTAGTTGCATTAATTGCAGAACCAACCGCAATTGTTAGTGAAGTTTGACCAACGCCTGTTTGACCATCAAATCTTTGAGTGGTTGTATAAACAGTAGCAAAAATATTATCGTTAGAAGTAATAGAACCATCTTCGTTAACGATTGTGCTACCACCACGTACTCTACGAATAAATGAATATGCAAGAGGGAATAATAGTGGAAGATTGCCAGGATCTTGAATTGCAGTCATTACGCGTTTATACACTGCATTAGATACTGAACCATCAAATGGAATATCAGTTGTTAAACTAGTAGAATTATTTACTGTAACTCTGCGTATTTCATTACCGACATCTGTTTCAACGATAATATAATCGCCAGTTTTTAGATCAGTCGTGAAATTAGCACCAGAATTGCCAGTAACTTGGTCAGTACCATTAACATTAATAAAACCGCTTAGTGCAGAACTATAAACACCGGTCACGTTCGCAGCAATATTTAAAATTGTCGTTCCTGTATTATAGAATATAGATTTTACATCGCGATCAAATGAATAACCAGGATTCATTGCAACATCAAATAAGTATGCTCTATACACACCGGTTGTAGTTCCAGGAATTCCGCTATCAAATTCAAATGCTCTAATTCTTGCAGTACCAACTTTAGTTCCTGTACCCGCAGTTTGAGGATTTACGCTCGGCAACATTTGATTGTATAATTCAATCAAAGGATATGATGAACAATCTGGTAATCCATGCACATTAGTAACATAAATGTAATTACCATATGAAACTGGAATAGCATCGTTGTTAATTCGATCGAATGAACGTGCTTTAGGCACTTTTACATATTCAGTAGCAATTTTTTCAATTTCATAACCTTGAACATATGCTTTACCTGGTTCAATTGCAACAGCAACATAACCTTCATCTCCGCCGCGCTCAGGCGACAAGTAACCTCTATTAAATGCTGGGTTTTCTGTATAATTCCAATCTAAGACACCGTCATTGATTGTTTGATATGGATCAGTTGAATCAAAGCGAGTACCTGGAGAAATTGGTCCAGATGTACCAGCGCTTAAAGCTATAAAATAATTTGATCCACTAGATACGATATCTCCTAGCGCATATAATGTACCATCAGACCATTCACCACGATCATTGTTACGATGTTCACGAATAGAAACTTTAAATGGTGAAACTGTATAATGTCCAGATTCATCATATGTACGACGTGCTAAAGTTTTTGCTAAAATAGAATATTCTGTGTCAATAACTTTAGATTGAATTGTTCCATTATCAACACGAATTAATTCAATGAAATTTGAATCATTTACAGATACTAAATCTAGTGTTGATAAAGTTAATACGATTTGATAACGATGAGCACCTGGAGCATTTTCATTTGGTGTACCATTAGCGTTATCGTTTAAATATAAATCTGTGTTTGCAGTAATAATATTTTCTGCGATAGAAAGACCTACTCTGCAAGAAGGAGTATTAGAATATTTTTGTAAAATGATTGTTTGCGTATCAACTAAAGCAAATTGACCTTTAGTGAAATAGATACCACGTTCAACAGATGCAATAGCACCTTTACCGATATTTCCAGAACCTAAACGGATCTGTACAGTTCGTTGTGTGCCACTAACTGAACTATATGAACCTTTAAGTCCATCATATTCAGTAGACAATTCTTCGCCAGGCTGAAAAGCTTTTGTTTGTTTATCATCTCCAGAAGAAATGTAACGCACGAACAATGTTACTGGATCAGTATTAGTTTCAGCTGATGCTGTAATAACTTTAGCTTTAACACCAGTAGTTCCACCTACTAAAATCGAACCTTTTAAATCATCTAAAATAGTATTGATATCAACGCCATTAGTATCTGATTCTAACTTTAAATAAGTTGCTTCTAAATCTACAGAAGATTGACCAGGAATGACCATCGCACCTTCTTTAAAGAAGTGCAAACCCATTCTTTCGATTTGTGATTGTAGATATGTTTGAAGTTGATTTAGTTCTCGAACTTGTAATGACACACCAGGTCTAAATAAGACCCTTAAATATTTGTTATTCTCATCATAATCATCATAATATGGAGCTTGTGAGAAAATGTTTAATGACATATTTTACTAAACCTTAAATAAATTATAGTTCTAAAACTAATTTGATGTCTTCAGTTTGGTTAGAATTTCTATTAACTGGCGCAATATTTTCTAAATATACTACTTCACCGCTGTTTGAATCAATTTCAGGAGCAGTAATAGTTGCAACTGTAGCATATACTGAACCAACTTGAATTTGTTCTCCAACTTGGAATGTGCCAAAACCTGTAGTATCATTTTGATGTACACGAATTACATCTGTATCTATGCTATCGATATATGCGCGCGCTAGAGATGTTTGACCTTCAATAATAGTATCGCGAGCGAATGATGAACCACCACCAAGACCTGTAAACTGAATTTGTGTTAATGCATCATATGTTGGTGCTGTACCAACATCACCAGTAGATGTTTCAATTGGATTTCTAATAATACCAATTTGTCTAAATTCATTATCAACAATAAAATCTCCAGAACCATCATCAGCAACCAATTGCACATCAATCATTACGTAAAATGATGATAATTCTGTTACTGGATCTGAACCATGTCCTCCAGTTGGAGAAATAACTGCGCGAGCAGTAGCTCCTGTACCAACTCCACCAGTAATGCTAACAGTTGCGTGTGAATATCCTGTACCAACATTTGCATTTTTTACCAATATTTCAGTAATAGCACCACCGCTAATTACAATATCATCTGGTTGCACAACACAACCTGTACCATTTCCAGTGATTGTCACCGTTGGTTTATTTGATGCACTATAACCAGAACCACCATTTGTGACTTTAATACGATGAATTGCTCCTGGAATTGCAGCTTGTTGAACATCCCATTGAATTGATTCATCGTCTACTTCTAGAGTCTTAGATGAAATAAATGTTGATGTTAAAAATTTAGCTACATCACCCCCGCTCAACGTGAACATATATTTCCATTGATAACCGTCGCTTAATACATTACCAACTTCAAGCGATGAACCAGATGGACGAATTAATGAACCAGATGTGCCAGCTTTAATACACTTATATACGCTTAAATCGTCAGTGACAACATAATATTGTTTTGCTGATAATAAACTATCTTGATCATCATATTCACTATATGTTTGACCAGAAACCCAGTTATAACGTGGAATAGCATGAGAAACGCCGATAGGTAAAATTTTCTTCATTGCTAACATATTTTGTTTAGCATCTAATTCATCAGATAATCTATCTTGTGGAGAAGCTGGAGCAGTATCAGAACCAGTCCAAGGCATTGAACGTCCCACAAAAAGATAATATGATTCAGGTGTTTGTGCACCGTTACCGCCAATAGCTGCAATCAAATTTTTAGCAGCTTGGAAACGAAATTTTGATGTAATAATTGCAGCCATTTTTATAGGTGTCCTTAATTGGAATTATACTTGTATTTATATTAGTCCAAACTAACTGTTACAGTAATGTCAGTTGGTTCTTCTAAATTAATTATTTCTAATGATGGGTTTTCAGATAAATCTGCTGGAGCCGTAGATAAGAATTCTGATAACACTAATGTTGTATCAGAATAACCTTCTCCAATATTACCAAATGAACCAGTCAAATTAGGTAATATATGTGTTTTACCACCGCCAGGTGTTTCAATAATCTCAAACGTTAAATCAGCATATTTAACGTTCTGTTCACGCAATAAGAATTTGATTTGTTCTAAATGTAGATATGTTGGACCAAATTTATTAATTGGTAAATGAGCAACTCTACTAACACTAGTTGTACGTTGTACAACTTTAGGAGTAACAACCACTTTATCTAAAATAATCGGTAAGAATGGTGGTTCTGCAGCCAATTGACCCGGTTGAATACCAGGAGTTTTCAATGACTGTTTATTTGCAATACTAATAATTTTAATTTGGCCAAAGAAAATAAATCCCGCAGGATGTAAAATCTTTGTTACAATATCTTTCCATTTTTCATATGTTTGTCCAGTTTTAATTACATAAGAATAGTCTTGATAATAATAACTATCTTGTAATTTTTTACGATCTGAGCAAAATCCATTCTGATCTAAATAACGCTTTGATACATTATCCCATTTTCCATCAGACGGTTTTAACATATCTACACGTGGAAAATATAATTCAATTTCATCTTGGAAAATTAAATTAAATAGCGCTTCATATGAAGGTATTGAACCTTTAGCACGATAAATGTCGTTTACTTGTTTATATAATTTTCTTCTATCTACATTAGAAATATTTGGTATTGGCGCAGCAAATTCTCTTTGTAAATATCCAAGGAAATCATCAGCGACTAAATCTATATTTCTAGATTCTTCTAACTCATTAAGAATTTTTGATGGAGAAACAGTAGTATTTTGTTGCCATTCTAAATATGTTTCAATAAATTCCAAAAAGCGATCATTACCAGATAAATGTTCTGGAATAATAGAATTCAGAGCATAATAATCTGGTGTATTAATAGAAAGCTTTTTAGACATATTAAGAACCTTCTTCGTGGCGAGTTACGAGAACATAGTCGATACCACCTGGAGTACCACCAGTTGCAATTGTATCAACTTGAGGAGTAATCTCTACTAAATCCATATCAATTTTTACTAATTGATTTCTCTTAGGTGCAATATCAAATGTATCAGGCATAACTGTAAAAGTCATATATTGACCTTCATATGCTTCTGGATTAAATGCATTTAAAACTACTAAACCTTGTGCAGTAATAATATAACCCATATCATTATTAGTTACATATTCAATGTTATTAGAAACTCTATACATTTCTAATTTATGTGACATATCAGTATCAGTGTGCACACTATCAGTTACTATAGTTTGAGGATTATCATGAATATATTGTGTAATTCCGTTATATGTAAATGCTGAAGATTGCAATACTCTTTCATTTGATGAAGAAGAATATAAAGGCGCAGAAAAATTTAATTGATAACGCTTTGCAATACCTAAATCAGGCACAATACGTTTTTGCATAAACACACGAATATTACTACTTAAAATAGATGCATCTGCAGTATCGATTAATCTAGTCAATTTTGATAATCTAAATACACCATCAAATTGTTTTAAGTCAGTGTTGTTGTATGTATCAACAATAGATCTAACTAATGATTGTAACTCACCCGCTGTTTTATCAGTTAAACTTGGATTATATTTAAAGAATACTTGTAATTTTAAATACGTGTATTCCGGATCAATAATTTCTGGAGTAATAGAAACAATATTACGTGATTTTAAAATATTATCTTTAATATACGTTTTCTCAATATCATCTAAAACTTCACCGCTTTTTGGTTTAATAGAGATATATGCTTTACCATATTGTGGCGGATCATTTTTTTCTCCACCCCAAACTGCAATAGATTCAACGTTATTATAGTTTTCTAAAATAGCAGCTTTATAATCATCTGGTGTAACAACTCTATTTTGTGCAATATATGATAATGGAGCGTTAAATCTAATAGAATCATTTTCTTCTCTATCAGTACCACCAGCTGATCGTGCAAGGACATCAATATTAGATGTTGAATATCCTTGAATAGTAGAAGCTAGTGTAAATGATTGTGCTCCATTTGCGATCGGACCATCTGTTGTTAACCATTCAATTTGAATAACATTGCCACCATTTAATTTTTTACCAGCGATGCCATCGCCGAAATAAATTTCATATTTTCCATCGATACCTTCTTGCAAGAAGAATGCTTTAGTTTTAGAATTTAGAGTCGTAAAGTTTTTAGCAAGAGTATAAACATCATATGCTGTCGCAGATGAATTTTCTTTTACCTTTACAACAATGGTATCTCTATCAACATTAATATCTGGAATTTCGAAATATTGTGACGTATCAGTAGAATCTACTGTATATGAAAAATTTCTTAGTTTACCTTGAGAAATTTTAATATTTGAAAACGTATAAACTCCATTAACTGGAGAAATAGTAGTCGATTCTAATGCTGTGAACACATATTGTTTATCACCAATAATAGTAGTAAATTCTGTTCCACGATCTAGAGTTAATGATTGAGGTTTTACTGGACTAGTAACATTTACTGTTAAATTTAAATGCGTAAAAGCCGCAGTTCTAGAACGAGGTACATAACCAAGCATTTTAGCATGCGATACAATATTTGCTCGACGCTCTGCTGTATCTAAAAAAACCTCATTAATTGCCATGTTTGCATTTAAAGCATTATAATGAGTATTATATGCTAACAGATCAAGAAGCATTGCCATACCTGATCCATCAAAATCATAGTCTGTAAACTTGCCTTGAGCTTGTAAAGATTTTAAATGATCTTTTAGATTGTTCCTAATTTGGAAAAAATCTAATTCTGTTACTTTGAGCGCCATTATCTTAGTCTCTCTAATACGATAGTTGTAGTTGTAACTTGTTCTGTTGATAAGATCTGAAATTCTAGTGTCATGCTATATGCATTAACATCTGAAAGATCTTCTGTGCTAATATCTAATATTCTAACTCTTGGTTCAAAGTTAGCAATTGTTCTACGCACAGCTTCTTCTAAGTCATGCATAGTAATTGGATCTGCAGGTTCAAATAATAAACCTCTAACACCAGATCCAATTTCAGGTTGAAATGGTCTTTCATTAAAATTAGTCAAGACAAGATTAATTACCGAACGTTTTACGGCTTCGGTGTCTCTAATTGGATTGATATCACCAGTAACAGGATTTGGTCTAAATAAAAGATCTAGATCTGAGTATGTAGATTCTCTTGAATAGTATCCAGATTTATTTGTCTGTTCTATTGGTAAATCTGAAAGATTTTGTGTACGCATGGTTCTATTTATTATGCTTTCAGTACGTTATATGCTTCTTCTATGTTTTTCATAGATTCTTTAAATCCATGAATACCCTTCCCGTCAGGATTATCTTTTTTCAGTGGTCTACCTGAGTTTACAATAGCACGAACATCACCCCAAGCTTTTTTATCACACCAATCATTCAAATTATTAGTTTTCCAAAACCAACATGATGTTTCAACAGCAATATTCTTATCGTCAGCTACTTGTTCAGTATTTTGACATAATCTATCATCACCATATAAAGCTTTAGAGCACTGTAAATAACCTGATTTAAATGTTAGTTGAATTAAACCACGACCTCTATATTTCCAACCATGATCTGGTTCTAACTCACCACATAATTGTGACGCTGGTCTATCAACTGTATAAATGATATTTGCAATCTCCTTTGGTTTACCAGCTACCTTTTCAGCATCAGCAAAGGTTGGAAAACGCAATTTCTTTTTACCATTTAAATGATTATACAAATAATCTGCATTATAACCGGTTTTTTCTTTCAAGTTTACCCAACCGGTCTCAGTTTTACATGTACCTAAAAACGCAGCTACTCTTTCTGGAGTAGTAATATTATATTTTGGCAAGTATGTTTTTAATGTATCAAACCATGGACCCGCGTTTTTACCTGCAGCTTTAATTAATTTTGCTTCAGTGAATTCAAATGTAAAACCCTTTGCTGGTGCTTCAGCCGGTTTTTTTTCTTCAACTGGATTTGTTTTAGGCGTTGCAGGAGCAGGAGGTTTTGGAATAGGTTTTGCATATACAACATTACCACTTTTGTCTTTTTCTACCTTTGGAGTACCATCAGCTTCATAAATTGGTTTACCAAATTTATCAGTCAATATTTTTGGTGTGACGATAATATTTGGAACTGCAGGTACTTCTTTGCCAGTTGCTGGATCTACTTTCTTTTCATTACACAAATTATCAACCACTGATTCAAGGGAAGTTTGAGATAATTTTTCTTGTACAGTTTGGAAAATATTACCAATACCACCCAAAGCTTTTTGTAAATCTGCAAAAATATCTTTTCCGCCAACCGCATTCATACCAACAGGTTTTGGAATTTTTCCAATAATAGAATCTAAATCTGGAACAGCTTCGCCAAATTGCTTTTTTAATTCTGCAACCTTTTTAGTATATTCTTCAGGAGTTAAATATGGCAATTTACTTAATTCCGCACGCAAATCTGTTTCTGGAATTTGTGGAACATTAACTTCAGCTAATTTATCTTTGATTTTTTGCGTCATCGCTCCAACATCAGAGATCTCGTCTAATCCGCCTTTAATTTTATCTTTTAAATTATCAATGCCTGCTTTAGCTTCATCTAAGGCAGCGTTTATTCCACATGGTGAAAAACTCATTTATTTCTCCTTAGTTAAGATCAATCTTATTAGCAGTAATTTTAAAATTACCAGTTGATGTAATATTAGTAGTTGTATCAGATGTTAATGCTGCACCTTGTTTTGCATGCGCTGTATAATTTCCATCAGTTTCAATTGTAAAATTACCAACAGTAGTAATAGTTAGATTTGCATTACATTTTAAATTCCAATCGGCTTGAGAACCAAATTCTAAACCGTCTTTCGATAAGAATTGTTGAGTTGAATTTGTAGAAACAGATTGTGCACCATTTGAAAATGTACTTAATGTGTCTAAATAAATTTGATCAACAGAACCAGTTACAGTTAATTGTGATTTTCCACCAATAACTTCAGTTTTATTTTTATCAATCAATAATTGTTGATTGCCGCCGACGCGTGTTAAAAAATCTTGTTTCACATTTAAGTTAAAATTGCCAACTACTTCCATGGCATCATTTTTTGTAACTTTACTAAAGCGATTGCCATGTACTTTTAAGTTATAATCTCCCATAACTTCCATAACATAATCGCCTTTTACTAAATGACGTGCATCACCTTCAATAGTAATAGTTTGATTTCCGCGAACTAGAATATTATCTGATGCAACAATAATTTCCCAATTATCACCAGATACTTTAGTTACTTTATCTCCGTCTGGCAAAATTTCATAAAATGTACCAGCTGGATGATATTCTGTAATTCTAATTCCATTAGGACTATCATCATATTCTTTTACAATTCCGCTTTCAGATTCATACGTATGAATATTTGGATAAAAACCCGGAAATCCTCTTCTTGGTTCTGGTTCATCCCATGTAGAACGCGTTTCTTCTTCAGTATGTTCTGATACAATTGTTTGTAATTGCGGTTTAGTTGCCTTTTCAATTCCCTTTACTTGCGCTGCATATCTAACTTGATATGATGTATGTTCTTTCCATTTTGAACGTGCACAAAAACTAGTATCGCTATCGTTTAACCATCGTGGATATGACCCATCAGGATCTTTAAAAGCTCTTCTATCATCAGTACTCTGCGTTGGGTGTCCATGAATGGAACCCAATATGATAGGATCTTGGCAATTTTCACCATCTGCAAAAAACCCTACAACCCAAGAACCTTGCACTAAACCAGTTGGAGAAAAACCAACACCTGAAATACTAGCAGATGTTGTTGGCATTAATGTATGAGCCCATGGTAAATCACCAACTTTAATTTTATTTGTGTCATCTGTATGCAAACCAAAGATACGAACGCGTACACGACCCATTTCCATAGGATCTTGTCTATCTTCTACTACACCAGTAAACCAATTCATATAATTTTTCATAATTTATCCACGCTTTTTAACTTTTTTGCCTAAAGAATCACGTACACAATCCATAACAATAGTATACTTACCATCAACCATCTTGTGACGAACATTCATAACTAAATATTTTCCAGAAATGTATTCGTTAGAATCTTTAATATTTCCATGCACAATCGGTTTATCTCTATCAACTTCAAATTCAATCATTTTACCAGGAGTTAAATCAGTTCTTCCGCGTACTGTGATATTCATTTTAGTTAATGTTAATTGTTGTACAAATGGATCAGCTTCTAATTTAGTAAACTGAACTTCATTATTATAATTTTGCAACGAGTCTTCAAATGAAAATTGATTTTTGTTTGCAATACTATGAATAGAATCATATTGATTCAATGACTTATTATCAATTTTAAAATCTTCATTAATAAATGGAACTTTATCCATTCTAGGTTTTTTCTTAAAGTCTTCCATATAATCATACTTTAAGAATTTGTATTCTCTACTTGCAATATCAACTGTATGCATACCACTACCAAAAGCACCAGTTAGAACTTGTTTATATGTGTTAGAATAATCTCGCAAATCATAATCAATTGCAACATTATATGATGCTTTTAATGATTCAGCATCATCTTTGCCCTGATTTCCACCTTTATGTACAAACTTTGCATATGTTGGTTTTTTAAACATTGTTTCATATGATTCTAATGCAAACCCATCCATATAAGTTTCATAAAAAGCAAATGGAATTTGCTTAGCAGTAATAGCTCTACGCTGTAACCAATCAATAGCTTTAAATGGATTCCAATTAGGAATAATTACTTTATAATTACCATTTGTTTCTTCAAGCGTTTTTACTTTACTTTTTAAATAATCTGTTACAATACCATCAATAGCTTTAGAAACTGTACCACTATAAGCCTGTGATACTAATAATAATCCATTCATCATTTGCTCAGGAGTAATTAATTTCAGTGTATATGTTGCAGCTTGATTATTTGGTCTAACATAACCATCAATTCCGCCGACATATAACGTTTTCTTAATTCTTTTACCGCCTTCAGTGAAAGTTAATTCAACTTTTTCTTGTCCAATAATAGGTGCTGTTTCAATAAAGTTTGCGGCATCAACAACACCTAATTCAACTTTAATATAAGGAGATAATAATGATTCATAGATATCGAGCGATATCACTAGATCTTTCATTTCTAGTGATTCACCTGTAGATGATAGAAGCTTTACAGATTCTATCGCATAGTCAAATCTTCCTAATGCCATAATTATTCTTCTGGATTAATTTGATTAAAAAATTCTTGAGATACTAAAGAAATATATTCTGGACGAATAACTCTAATTTTTGTTTTTTCTTCATTTAATATTCTTTCCCATTCTTCAAATGTAACTGGATATGCACCAATATCGTTTGGCATTGCATATGTACCATCCACTTTTTCATAATGATGTGGAGCTTCTTTAAATTTAACTTGTCCAGTAATTGTTATAGCATCATTTGATGTTAAACCAACAATTAATTCACTTGGTCTAAATCCATCAAGCGATGAAATATTATCGATCTTTATGACTCCAGTTGTCATATCTTTTTCAACAATTGTTGCAGTACAAAAAGATTGTGCGCCTTTGATTGTTTCTCCAACTTTAAATTTAGTAGAAAAATCTTCTGTTGTTTTTAATACGTAACCGGTATACTTAACATCTATTTTATGTTCTAATTCTGCGCGTCCTAATGGCCAATCTTTATAGACATTAACTAAATTTTCATTAATCATAAAAAATGTCCAATAATAATCTGCAGAACCATACAATTTTATAGAAACGTGATCTGGTCTTTCATTATCTTGTATATCATATGATTTATATAATAAAACATCATCGCGTAAACCTTTTTTCAATCTAACAGTTCTAAAAATATCAACAATTTCTACTTTTTTACCATTAGCTAGCACATCATAATATGCTGAAGGAAATCCTTGAAAATAATATGACATATTAATATCCTTCAGTCAAAATTAGATTTCTATTAATTGCCTTGCTTTCTTGGAAAGTCAATTGTAAATCAACTTCAGATGGCATACCATCTTCATAGAACGTCGGTGATGATGAGTTGTAATTTACGTTTACTGCAGTTAAATAAGATTCCATAATTTTAACAATGTTTTTATTTTCTTTTCCATTTGTCAAATATGTAATTTTAAACACATCAGGGAATTTGAATGTTGACATATCAACACCTTGACCTGTTCCACCGCTTCCAAGCTCTGGATATGCAGCAACTCGGAAGAACTGTACAATTTTAATAATTTCCCTAGCTTCTGCACGTGAACGCGGAATCATCTTGAAACTAAATTGAAATTGGCGAAGTTGTGGAGCTTTAAATAACATTTGCGTATGTGGATTAACTACTTCACCTTTATTTAAAGCAGCTTGCGTTGCAGCTTCACCAGTGAGACCTGCCATACTTTTGCTTTGGCTTGCAGCTCCTACAACTTTTGCACCGACGCTGTCGATTAATCCACCGCCGTTTTGTTTAATTGTTCCAATCGCTTCACCAGGAGATGATGCAGAACCTGCAGCTTGGAAAAATTCTCCGCCTAAACCAGTATCAGCATTATCATAAGATAGGTTATCACCAACGCTAATACCAGTTGGCATATATAAAACTACTGATCCAAGTGAACTTTTTGCAAACTGTGGAACTCTGAAATCCAATACACTGCTTTTCTTAATACGTGTTAAAGCTTCAAACTTTACAACGTTTTGATGTTTATTGACATCACTAAGCGGATAGCGTAAGCGCGGTGCTTCACTACCAAATGGATTTTTGAAAATATCAAATCCCAAAGCTTTAGAAATTACGCTTTGGACAGATGAGGTTGCATCTTTGATTAAACTGTCGAATGAAGGCATCCTATGACTCTCTTATTTTTATAGATACGGACCATACTATTTATATGGCAACATACAAAGGTTTTTATAGGGTTAAAAACCCAGCGAAATATGACGGAGATTTTAAAAACGTCATTTATAGATCATTGTGGGAACGACAAGTTTTCAGGTGGTGTGATGAAAATGATCAAGTGTTAAAATGGTCTTCTGAAGAAACAGTTGTGCCATATTATTTTGAATTGGATAGAAAATGGCATCGTTATTTCGTTGATTTAAAATTTACAACGAAAGAAGGCACATTTTTAGTTGAAATTAAGCCAAAATCACAAACTATTCCTCCAAAAAAGCCATCTAGACAAACTAAAAAATATTTAGAAGAAGCTAGAACATATGTTAAAAATCAATGTAAGTGGAAAGCAGCAGAAAAGTATGCTCTAGATAGAAACTATTCATTTGTAATTTGGACTGAAGACACAATTAAAGCTCTAGGTATTAAATTACTTACATAAATAGGACTATGGCTACAAAATCAACATCATTATACGATAAAGTTCGCAATGGCATTAATGTGCCAGAACGTACTGCTGCGTCTCATAAATGGTTTCAGCAAAAGGTAAAAGATCTAAAGGGTAATGTTAACGCATTACAATTTTTAAAAGATCCACATTTTTATAAAAAAACTACCTTCAAACCGGGTTTCATGTATCAATTTTTGTATGATGCAAAAAATGCAGATACTTTACCTTATTGGGATAGATTCCCATTAATTGTTGCTGTTGGTCCTGCTGCCGGCGGTTTTTATGGTTTAAACTTACACTATCTTCATCCAATAACACGTGCACGTTTATTAGATAAATTGACTGATAATGTCAATAATACTGCATGGGATGAAACAACAAAAATGCGTTTTAATTATGATATGCTTACTTCAGTAGGTAGATTAAAAGCATTTGCGCCATGTTTTAAACATTATTTATTTTCACAAATTGAATCTAGAATTATGCTTATCCCATCTTCAGAATGGGAAATTTCCATATTTTTACCAACTGAAAAATTTATTGGCGCACATAAAACAAAGGTTTGGAGAGAATCCAAGCGACAAATTACAGGATATAGAGCATAATGTCAACAATAGATCAATTTAAATCAGTAATCGGTAAGCGCGGTGGACTTGCTCCATCAAATCGATTTGCTGTTTATATGCCATTACCATTAATTTCGATTGATCCACAAAATTTAATCGCTCGAGCATTTGGTCAAGGCACAAAACAACCATTTATTAATGATCCAAGAGATGTTTCTATCTTATGTGATAGTGTAACTCTTCCAGGACGTCAAATTGCGACGGCAGATCTTGCTACAAACATTTTACCGATGAAAATTCCATATGGATACATCAATGATGACGTAACAATGACGTTCCATATCACAAATGATCATTTTATGAAGAAATATTTCGAAAATTGGTTTAATAGAATGTTTGATAGAAATAGAATGATCGCAAAATATCGTTCAGATTTCGTAACTGACGTTATTATTCAACAATTGGATCAAAGAAACGTTCCAGTTTATTCAATTTCACTAAAAAACGCGTTTCCTACTACTATAACATCATATGAGTTAACAAATAGTGGTGAAAATCAGACGCAAAAGCTATCAATTACGTTATCATACGAAGATTGGAGCGAAGAGGGTTTCGTAGAATCAGTTCTTTCGAAAGGCAAAGTTCTTTTGGGGTCAGTTGGAAGAACTTTTGGTCTTTAATTTTTATTTTTGGAGTATATTATGTCTTTACCTATTGTATTAAACACACCGAAATATGAGGTGACATTACCAGTTAGTAAACAGGTTGTAGAATATCGTCCATATCTTGTTAAAGAAGAAAAAACACTAATGCTTGCATTAGAAAGTCAAGATGAAAAAATCATTTTGAAAGCTGTACAAGATATTATTAAAGCTTGCACATTTGAAAAAGTTGATGTTAGAAAACTTCCAACAGCTGAATTAGAGTTCTTATTTTTAAAATTAAGAGCAAAATCAGTAGGTGAAGCTTCTCACGTTGGGTTTAAGTGTAAATCATGTGATGCACCAAACGATGTTGCAATCAATTTAGATGAAATTGATATCGATACATCTAAAACTGTAGATCCTAAAATTATGATCACAGATAATGTTGGTGTTATCATGCGATATCCAACAACTGCTGCAGTAAATTCAATTGTTAATAATGGAAAAACTGAAGTAGAAAATACATTTGCGATTATCACATCATGCATTGAAGCAATTTTCGATGCTGAAAAGATATATGAAGCATCTAATTTGGAAAAGAAAGACATTGATCAATTTGTTGAATCATTAAATTCTAATCAATTTATGAAGATTCAGAAATTTTTAGATGGAATTCCACGTCTATCTAAAGAAGTAGACTTTAAGTGCGAAAAATGTGGTACAGATAATCACTTAACAGTTGAGGGATTACAAAGTTTTTTCGGCTAGCTCTCTCACATGATTCCTTGATTAACCATTATCAAGGAAATTTCATTATGATGCAACACCATCATTATAGTCTGACCGAATTAAACGAGATGTTGCCATGGGAGAGAGAAATCTATGTTGCTATGTTGGTTGAACACGTAAAAGAAGAAAACGAACGCATTCGTCAACAGAATGCAAAATATAGGGTTTAGGAACCATGAGTAAAGGCGCTAAGTACGTAACGTCAAAGGAAAACATTGGAGCTCTTATCAGTGAAGTGCAAAAACAAAATGCACTTGCAACTGATCAAGGAGAACTTGTTGTTGCTCAAAATTTCATATTACATAATATTGCTAATAATATTGCTGATATGACTGAAGGTTTAATTGCGCTCAAAGATCATATGATTGGTGAGCGCATGAAAAGTCTTGAAACAGATAAAGAGCATCAAACTTTGATGGAAAAACTTCTTGAGGAAATTAAGAAGAAACCAAAGACTGAAGAAAAGAAACCAGAAAAAGCTAAGGGAGAATTTTCTTGGCTAGGACTCGCTGGTACTCTTATTAGAGGTTTAATTGTTGGCGGTTTAGCGTTTGTAGTACAATATGTAAAAGACTACACAAAATTTTTAAAGAAAATTGGAGCTAAATTAGGTATCAATAATATTATTGCAGATGTATGGAATGTTATTAGAAATACATTCATGCGGGTTAAAACTGTTGTAGGTGATACATTTGGTAAATTGTGGGGTTGGATTAAGAACTTCTTTAGCGAAGAGAGTCTAATCGGTAAACTTATTAATCAAGGTAAAAAGGCATTTAAGTTTATTGATAATATGTTTGGCGGAATATTTAGTACAATCACTAAAACGCTTGGCCGTTTAGGTAAAGTATTTGGTATGATGTTTGAACCTATTTTAGCCATATTCAAAGGCGGAGGCGGAGGATTTTTGGATGATGCTCTCAAAGGTGTATCTAAATTCTTTGACTTCTTTAAACCATTAGCAAAATTTTTCCCTACAATTGGTAAATTGTTAGGTAAACTTGCGTGGCCAATTCAGGTTATTATGTCATTATGGGATACAGTACAAGGTGCAATTGATGGATGGAAAAAAACCGAGGGTTCTATTCTTGACAAGATCTTAGGAGCAGTATTTGGCGGTCTTAAGGGATTATTGACTGGTTTATTTGGATCTATTTTTGATTTATTAAAAGACGGTGTAAGTTGGATTCTGAAGTTCTTTGGATTTGATAATGCTGCAGCCATTCTAGATTCATTCTCTTTCTCTCAGATTATTAGTGATATTTGTGACGGATTCTTTAATTTAATTAGAGGCATTAAAGATTTCATTGTTAATCTGTTTACAGATCCTGGGAAAGCTTTGGATCAATTAAAATCTGTTGGTGATTGGATTCAAGGTTTCTTTAAAAAGATTCTTCGTTTAATTCTGCCAAAGCCAAAATCAGATGCTAAGTGGTATGATCCTGCTAATCTAGTTGCGAAGGCTATCCCTGATTCAGTGTATGAATATGCAGGTTTGGATCCTAAGACTGGAGAGATGTTGAAGGAAGCAACTGGTCAACAGGCTGATCTTCAGGCAGAGCAAAAAGGGAAAGAAATTGCACAGGCTGGTGCTGCAGCAGTTAATGCTGGTAGTACTACTGTTGTTAACAATAATAAGGGCGGAACAACTGCAGTCATTGGTGCTAAGACTACTAAGTTTGATGACGAAGATATGTACGCTCGCGGTGGCGCATTTATGGGAGCTTAATAGATGGAAAAGTATGTTTTAAAGAATAGTGGTAATGAAGCAGTTATTAAAGTATATGCTAGTTCTTCCTCTGGTGGTACTATAGATTTAGCTTTATCAGAATTAGCTGAGGCAGGAGAGACGGTATCCTCGGCTGAAATTAAAGAAATGTATTGGGCATGTAAGCCAAACAAATCTGTTGATGTACATCGTGTTGAGAATGGTGATCTAGAGGGTAGTTATTACTTATCAGGCACCGGGCATTGGAAGTATATTGATTTTATTGATGCTACGTATAAAGAATATCCATTTAGATTTGTATTTGATGGATATGGTACTGTTATTATTAAGGTGAAGAAAACCGTGACCATCTAATAACAGGCAGAGGACCCCCACGACTTTTTTTGGGGGATATAAATTAGGGACCAATTGGTCCCTTTTTTTATAATATTCTACCAACGACGTTGTAGATTAAATCATCTAACTGTCGACTATAATCTTTCCCTAAACGTTTTAGCTGATATATCTCCTGAACCAATAGATGATTATCTGATGGATCAATCCCATCCTTATCAGGCACAGATTTCCCACGCCGCTGTAATTCCTCTACTAGATCCTCTGTATCAATCTCATATAGATCAACATCCACATCAACATTTACTGTAATATAACTCATATAATTCCTCTGTGTTAATCAACATAGTGTCCATACTACTTATTATCATCTTGGGGAAGACTGTCATCTTGGGGGAATATTCTGCCCCAGGGGGATTTTTTTCTGGACACGCAAACGAAGGCATACGGCTAAACCGAAAGGGTAACCAATAGATGGTACCTAATAGTATGGAACCTTATAATAATATTCTGCCCTTACTATTCTGCCTTTTTATTTCTTTCTAATCCAATCTAAAATCTCCTTTGCATCTTTCAGATCTGATACCTCTACTGCGGCGTCTATCATGTCCATCTGTTGGGTATGTAGATCATCTAATGTCTGTTGGATAATTTGTCTCTTTCTCCATCCACCATACGACTGATTCCATCTGATAGAGTTCTGATAATTTGGTCTCTCATTCGGATTCATAGTCTGTGTCCTCATCCAATAGATCTGATAGATCATTCTGTTTCATCATATCGGCTACATCATCCTCTGACATGTATCCTAGGCAGGTGACTGCTACCCATTCCGGTGTCAGTATACCCTCATCCATCAATCGGATCATCCGATTGGTAGCTGGTCTGCTGTCTATCATTCTTATCTCCAAATAAAAGAGACTGGCTGGTCCGTTACTGTTTTTCTAGAAAACTGACAGCCAGCCAGTCTATAAACAAATTAGTTAGTCAAAAAGACGAATTAATTCGTCAAAACATATGTAGCCAAATCCTTATAATCTTTTGGATTTGCTGCACGAATCTTAGCAACAGAAATCAATGTACGGAGAGAGATTTCTTTGCATTCGTCCTTAACTTCGCGGATCAAAGCAAGTGCATCTGCTTTCACGTCTGCTTCGTATTCAGGCAAGAATTCATCGGACTGAGCAATGTGTTCCATACGGTCGATCTTCTGTTCATCTGTCATGGACAAGTCAATCATCATGGAACGGCTACGGATAGCTTGATCAATCTTGTCTTGGTCCATGTTCGAGATGAACACAATACGACCTTTGAACTCAAATGAACGAGGCAATTCGTCGTCTTTGCCAAAACCTTCAGAATTCCAAGAGATGATTCGCTTAGAGTAACTATCCAAGGCGCCCTTCAACAAGTTCAAGGCCACAGGATCTTTAAGGATCGAGTCACAGTCATCGAACACAATCGTAGCATTTTGATTTTCAAACAGAGTGCGATACAAACCCTTAGGAGTAGAATAGCCTTTGATCGTAACAAAGACTTTGGACATCTGAATAGTAGAACCAGAAGGCAAGCGTTGGATCAATTCATTGTAGTCCTCAAGACCAGAGGCCTTCAATTGCTTCATAACAGTGTATGTCTTGCCGAGACCGCCTTGACCAGTGATCACAGTAGAAGGTTGAACGCCAGTGGCGACCATTCCAACGATCTTTTCCACGAAGCCAAATCGCTGATTAATGCCAAACTTCTCTGAGACTGCAGGCTTTTGCATCGCCTCGATATCCTTAAACGAAGCCTTTTCGCCAGTGATTTGCTTGAACATGTATTCGATGTAAGATTGCTTTGTAGTGGTAAACTTTTGACCATTGATAGAGCATTTGAACTTGCCAACAGCCTTATCAAAGCTAATAATCACCGAAACGTCTTTTTTCATCTATCTAATCCTTTTGTTGATTTGTTAGGATAGATTCTATACTGATTTTTCGCAGTTGTACATAGGCCCTCCCGTCGCCCAGATCCAAGACCGTCCGTGTAAGTCATTGACCGGATTGGATAAAATATTTTTCAACTATTTTCGGTTTATCACCATGTAGGGTGATTTATCACCAGGTGGAATTCAAGCCTTTGGTCTCTGTGGGTGGCGTGGGAGTGGATTCTGATGATGCTTTAAGCATCTGTAGCCTTAGGTTTCTGTTCCTTGATCGGCGTCTCTACAGATACTTTGGTTTCTGTGTCACTATGCTTCACATCTATCACAAACCCCGTGAATTCTAGCACCGATGAGAGGAACCACACAACAAAAATAATATTCCACAAATTTTCGTGTATCCAATCTATCCATTTATTCATATGTGCCCTTTTCGCGTGCCTCAGTTACTACCAAAATCTTGGTAGTTTTTACTATCTAATTCTATTGCCCAATGCACTGTGACCCAATCATCGATGCATCTCTTCTTGTCTATTAGATCTCCCTTACCCGCATCGATCATCTTTGTTGCCCAATATGTCCAATACGATTTTAGTATTTGGTCCTCTGTCCATGTCTCTTGTACATCTTGACCGAATTCACCGGGGAAGGCGATTACCCATTTCTTTTTGTTATACATATAGTCCTTTAATCATGTGGAAGAACATTGAGATGTAGACGATAGAGGAAAGTATGAATGTTGTGATCATACTGTCACCTCAAGGAATTCCTCTGCATCTTCATATCCACATGCCTCTGCGAAGGCGAGTAGGTCGTCTTTATTGTATGATGAGAAACGATATACGGGGTTTCCTCCTCCTGGTCCATTGGCATTGATCAATTGGCATACTAATGCGTATGTGGACATGTCATTAGCAAGATCAGTTAAGGGATATTCTGCACAAATATCAAGTTCGAGGGAATAGAGGGTACGAGTGTTCATTTGTTAGCCATTCTTTTCAATATGTTCATGATCTCTTTGTCAGAGGCGAGTTTAGCAAGGAATTCAGTCAATCTGGACATCTACAACCTTTCCATTTCGAACGATATAGTATGCACTGACTCGTCCATATGATACGCCAACACAGTGATTGGCTTTGTATGTTGTGTAGACTGTGATGCCTTCCTCTGCGAGTTTGGCCTTCACTACTTCCAAGTCTTGTTCATATGAGCTTTGCAGGTATCCGTACATTTTCTTAGTCCTTTTGTTGATTTGTTAGGACCTATTCTATCAAATGGGATGGGTTTGTACATGTAGGAAGATAGTATTACATGCAAAACGGTAGACTATTATCAGAATGTGTATACAGTCCCAGTGGCATAGCACTTTGTGTTGTGCGGACAATGAACTTGGATCTGCGTGCATGACACGAACGTGATGAGTATCCCAAACATAATTGCATATCTCATTCCTTATCATCCTCAAAACATGCACATGCAAAAAATTCTTGGCATGTCTCATCTATCGGGAGAAAATCCCATTCACAGCAATAGTGCTTGTATTTCCCCGTGAGGATCTTCCCATAATGGTGGATACAGTCTTGTTCGAACTCAGTCATTCTATTCCCCATACTGCTTTCAAGTGATCGATGACTACCTTACATGACTCAATAAGTTGCACATTTTGAGGCGTGCAATTCTCTTCAAAGTAGATAGTCCTCTCGAGTCTATTGATCGTGAATAGATCCATGAAGTGGGTGAGGGATGTGGTGTTATCGTACTCGATCTTGTTTTTCATTCTTAATCTTCTCCATGACCATACGGTCAATCTCATCAGCTAACTCTTGTGCATGATCTCGTGCGATCTTCTCGGGGTCCACGGATTCGGCATTGTGATACTTATTACACCTCTCACACCATTTCCTCATAGTTGGATACTCCAAATTCCCATCATTACCAAGGCGAATAGACTAATGAAGAATGATAGTGCTACAAACCCGAGGGAATATTTGAACCACCAAGGCATGATAGCGATATTATAGTTCCAAAATGTATTACCTATGAACACACCTGTGGCCATCGTAAAGAATAAACTGAGTGTGATCTTCAGCATCAATAACAATGTCACCATCCTGAAGTCCCTTTACGAGTGAGGTACTTATAGAAAAACTGGTTGACACGTCCATGCATGTGACGAGGACCAACAAAGACACGAAGATACGGGAGAATGAAGCCAAAACCAATACAAGATGGCGAGATTTCCAAGTCAAACTGAAAGCTTACGTGTGATAGTGTCCACACATGGAAGATAAGCCAATGCACACCAAAATCTGTCGCATTCCACTCATCCTTGGGACGGTAATGGAAACGTGGCACAAGAGGACATAAATCATTGCACCAAAGTTGATGGAGTGGGTAATGTTCCCACCAATTTAGTTCGCGCTTACATACTTCTTCGTTCATTTTTTAACGCACAACACTTGCATGTTAGTACGATCCTTTGTTGCTTTAAAATATGACTCGATTTGTGCCTTAGCCTCATAACATGTCGATGCAGATGATACCTCAGTCATTGACACTTGCATTCCTGCACTATTAAACCACATTGCGATCAATACGTAACTCATAGAAAACCCTCCTCAGTTTGTGGAAGGCATGGTGGTTCGGCGTCTGAGTATCGATACACATACTCAGTCTTTGGCATGTAGGGGAAATCTACATAGACACGAGACTCTCTGCATGTGTAGTGTGACTTGAATGGATCTTCTTTGGTGCCACTCCACTCCCAAAAAACTTTTCCATCGATATCGTATGCTCGTCCATCTTCATCTTTGAACACCTTACCACATCGTTTATTTTGCCAACACTTACTACCCATTCGTTCACTTACTTCATTCCATTCCCAATCCTCACCAGTCAGTGGCACCACAGGATCAAACTTAGCAAGCTTTGAGAATAGGTTGATCGCATACGGTGCAGAAGATCCGCTGTGTCCCTCACCATCAAACACTTTAAGCAATGCAAGCACATGCTTACAAATCATCTCTTGCATCTCATCGATGTAATTGCCATTCTCATCCACCCATCCCGCAGCACGGAATTCCATCATTGCGTGTTTTTCATAGTTACTCATTACCAATTCTCCACATTTGAAATAATATAAGAAAATGTACCACGCAAAGAGTTGACTGAGTATGGTACATGGACTGTGACTGTCCTTCCAATGCCTGAGGATTCATCGATCTCGATCTCAAAGTTACCATCATAATCAACTGTTTCCATCAGCGCTTTGATTCGGTCAATATCCTCTGTGTGAATATATGCTTTCATACAAAAGCCTTTCGTTCTTTAACTTGCCAACTTTCTACGTATCCATGCATTTCATCGATAATCCAACGATTATATTCTTCGATCGAAATATATTTTTCCATCCATATAATGTAATCGTCTGAAAATACCGGCAAAAAGGCGAAGCGAATTACTTCGCGTTGATCACCTAGATTTGCCTTTTTGTTTCTTAACCACTTCATTATTATCCTTCATATTAAATTTAAACTTCTCTAATATACCAATATCTTTATGTTTACACTTCATGATTGTGGATCCATTTACGGGTAAATCAAGGTGTACTAATACATATGGTCCTTCTTCGAGCGATACAAGCGTATCATTACCTACTGTGCCAGAAATTGGAATTCCATTCACAATGCCTCGTACACGATCACCGATTTCATAAATTGGTGTATGTAATTTGCGATTATTAAAATATTCTGTTAAATTTCCCATCACTTAATCGCCCGAGCAATTTCCGCTTTTCTCATATCTAAACCAAAAGAAAAATTATCATAATATGCATGTGCCAAACCTTTTCGATCAAGCGATGCCACAGCACCAAATGCTGCTAACATATTCACACATTCATGCAATTCTAAATCATCATTGATGTATACTCCTTCAGATCTAGATAGCATCATTGTAATCAAAATTAACGATTCAATATCATTGTCTGCCATATCCATTATTTCGTTAATATCATTTTGAGATAATGATCTAAACCATTTACCAACAGTGAGATACGAATCTTTTGCTTGTTTTTCTGCCACATCTTTAGCTAAATAATGTACGTCATTATTAGCTAATACCATTTCATTGTTCACGTGATATTCATTGAGATTCATTCTTGTTCCTTAAAAATCGTGCTCCATTGTTTAAGTTTATCACGTTTACGTTTACTTGCTTCTAATACTGAAACCATATCACATACACCATTCTCAACTAATAGATCAATCATACACAATAAATCACCGACTTCTTCTTCAAGATGATCTCGATTTGTACGACCTTTATGTGATGAGTCTAATCCAAATCTCATCGCTTTACTAATTGCTTGTACGACCTCTGCGCACTCTTCTTGAGTGATTGCATAAATCTCATTCACTTTATCGTTCATCGTCTGCATCCATTAATCCACTTGCATGTCCAGTATCAAATACAACATCTTCATATAAGTCAATCAAATCATGATCGCTCATGTGTTGTAACTCATCTTCAGTTGTATGATACATCTCTTCGAGAATGTCCTCATCAACCGCAAAAAGGATGCGCTCAATTATCATCTCGCGCAATGTAAGTTCTCGAATAGTCATCAATATACCTCTCTTTTATGTGACCTAAACTCTGCCAAAATTTTATCAAACTCTTTATTTGGTGTGCGCATGCATAACCATATAGTCTCTACAATTTCACTTATGTCGTCTCTGTTTCTCCATGATCCAATCAAAAACCCATGTGGATCTCTTGTTCCTCTAATACTAATTGCATCATACACATATTTGTATTCATTAGGATTCAATTTGTATTCGCGAATGAATGTATCATACTCATTCTTTGAGCCAGCGATTACATACTTCATGCGATCGCCTTATACACAGCTACTGCTTTCGTTACACGCTCCAAACATTGCTTAGCTGCTGATAATGGTGTTGGCATACCATGATCTGATCGAACAGTGAAGTCAGAACCAACAGTCATTGTGTTCATTTCAATGTGGCAACTCCAAGTTCCGTTCGAGCTGTACACACCAACACGTGGTTGTCCGTATCGCAATAGTTCCATCATCACATCCTCGAGATTATCTTGAGGCAATGCATGTGCTTCTGATTCTTTATTAGTGAATAATGTTAACATATTATGAGCGTAAAAAAACCGTGATATGATCTATTATACCACGGTTTTTCTTTGCTGTAAACAGTTATTTAATTTGCAGCATGTTTCCAATCTATTGCTTCTTGTTCGCTATTAAAATAAGGACTAACAATTCTTTCACCTATTTTAAAAAAATAGGTATATGTTGGCATACCTGGATCTCGGATTTTTTCGAGATACATGTCAGTGTCTTCCATTATCTTTCCTTATAATAGCGATACAATTTAATTTGATGTGCGAATCTTCTTGGTTCATGCTCAAAATTAGCTAAATGATCACCGTAAAATTGTTTGAGCTCTTCATAGAATGATAATGCTTCTTCGTCTGTCATGATCCACCGCCAACGAATGCATGATGCATCAAATAATTATAAACTTCTGACGCACCGTCTCCATCAAAAACTTCTTGTGGTGATTTAAAATTGAATGCTTGATTTTGTGTTTTCCACCACATGTCACACAAATCAGCGTTATGACCAAGTAATGAACCAACTAAAATATCACATTGTTCTTTAAGTTTTTCTTTTTTCTGAATCATATTACCATCCATCTACTTCTTGCCAATTATCATTATCGTTAATGTCTTCTTTATCACCGTATTCTGGTACTACATACCAATCATCATCTTCTAACACATATTCGCCGCGTGATCTACGTTCTTCGTTTTGTTTATGTTTAGCAATATCGCGAGCAAACTTCTTTGTGCTCGCAACACCTTCAGGTGTTTTCTTCCATTCTTTCGCGTTATGAGAATGAATCAATTTAGTTTTGTCACTAATTTCTCGCACAGAATTTGCGCACGCCTGTGAGCAATTCGGTCCACGTTTTCTATGTACCTTATTGCAATTAGGACATATTTTTTCTTTATAAACTCCAGGCATTATTTAAATGGACATCGAATTTTATTCTTTTTATAGAAACCGCTAAACGATGACACATACATCGTTTTATCATGTATACGTTTCCATTCTCCTTCATCAACTACATGTGATTTTATTTTAATGTTTTTGTCAGATAAAGGAGTAAACATTAATAATGGATCTCCGCTATTCATATGAATTTCTTTATTTATTTTTTCTGCCAAGAATACATTAACAACTGCATTTTGATCTTTAAAGTTCAAAATTCCTGGTGCAGTACGAATTTCGTTTAATTTATGTATTCTATTCCAAAATGGTTCGTGTAATTGAAACTTTACACCAGTTTTTTCCACAAATAACCAAGGAGTAGGTAATTTTAATTGAATGATATTATTAAATTCAGTAACATCACGCGTCATATATTCACGATGTTCTTGCATAGATGGAGTATCTTCAGTTGAAAACATATATTGCCATCTACCATCGTTATATGTTTTAATAATTAAATCTGACCACAACGGAACAATAAAAGAATTTTTATATTGTTCTATGAAACCATCACATTGTTTCATAGTAGCATAATCAACTGTCATATCATGCTTATTAATCGCAATTGATTTTGGTAGATTTTTCCACCATTGAGGCAGAAAATCTGTTGCTTTAGATGGTGAAAAATAATTATGAATGCCACTATTAATAGTAAACGCATCAATAATTATTTGTTTTGGTTTAATAAAAATCATAAAAAAATGAGGGCCGAAGCCCTCATCCATGTTTAAGCTTCAGAAGCTAGTTTGCTAAAGTAACTCAACGTTTCGTCATCACCGCTATCATCCATAGATTCGACTGGTGCAAATTTTGGTGCAGCAGTACGAGCTGTTGGTGCAGCAGCAGACTCATCAAGCGTAATTGATTCAGCAGTAGTGCGAGGTGCAGAACCACCAAGAACACGCTCTAACTTTGCCTTCAATTCATCGTATGATTTATATTTAGATGGATCAGTGAATTCCTTCAATGAATAACATTTGCTATAAATCTTCTCGAGTTCATCTTCATCGCCATTAGCAACAGCTGTTACTTTGTCGAATTCTGATTTATCATAGTTACGATAACCTTCAACATTACGAATCTTAAGTTTGAAGTTTGCACCTTCCCAAAGATCGAACGGATTAATAGGTTCTTCATCTTGGAATTGAGGTTGCATAACATCCATCATCTTGTCATAAATTTTCTTACCATATTGGAATAGGAAAACTTTTCCTTCATTTTCGGGATGAGCAGGATCAGATACAACAAGAATATTAGATACGTAATGAAGACGACGCTTCTGTTTACGAGCAATATCTTTGTCAGATTCTAAACCACTATTCCAAAGTTTGGAATTCAATTCACCGACTGGATCATTTTGACCGATTGATGTGAGAGACTTTTCGATGTACCAACCACCAGGACCTTGGAAACCGTGGTCCCAATAACGAGCCCATGGATAATCATCACCTTCAGGTGCAGGTAAGAAACGAATAACTGCAAAACCGTTACCGGCTTTGTCAACTTCTGGTTTCCACATGCGATTGTCTTCATAAGATTGTTGTTGTTGACCTCCACCTACTTTTTCCGCTGCTGCGACAAGTTTATTGATAGAGGATGCGCGTTGCGCTTTGAGATTTGCTAAAGACATTGTATTTTCCTTATATTAGCGTATTAACATTGTATGGAATAACTATTATACCACAACTGCACTATTTTGTAAACACTCAATGAGAACAGTTTTAGTTTTTTCGTTATTCACCGTGATAAAGGGTGCATATTTTTTAATTTTTCTCGAGAGATCTGGCCAAATTAATGGATCTTTTATCTCTTGATCAAATTTTTGCATGAACCCAATATATCGATTCATAACAATAAAAGTTTCCAATGATACTTGTTGTTGAAGTAACATTTTCACCAATTTTGGATGTTGACCATCTTCAACTGTGAATAAACTTTTAAAATCATTTGTCGATATAATTCTATCTATATCATTTTTAAAGCGATATGTGAATGATTCCATCAAAGCTTTATATTCTTTGTATGTATCATCAGCAATATCTTCGTTTAGATTGCCAATCCATTTTGTGCCATGATGAGCGAAGTTAACTGCATAGAATAACTTTAACTCATCAAGGCCATAACGTTTAACAACTTTAGCGAAGAAAAACTTATCGCGTCTTGCAAAAAATGATTTAGGTGTTACACTAGTCTTACCATTATATTTTATAAAATCATATGAATTAGACTCAAAGTGTAACTTCATAGCTACATAGATTTTATATGCTTCAAATGGATCAGTCGAACGTAAGTTCATTCTTTTTCTTTAAATAACCAAGATTCATCCCTTCAGCTTCTAATTTAGCTTTAATAGGATTACTCACTAATTTTGCAATATCTTCTGGATCAATCATACGTTCTTTACAAACGTCAATGATTGTTTCCAAATAAGATCCACGTTTTTCGCGTACTAGTTTTTCAATTAACTCGCTGAACGATTTTTTTGTGTACACACCTTCTGGTTGTTCTGACATTCATTTTTCCTATAATATATGTGACTACCAATTGATGTTACCTTTTCCACACCTCGCCATCCAGGATTTACATACGTAGCATGATAAAACGTGGCTCCTTGTGTTATATCAACACCTTTATAATAATACATCTTAAGAGCAGTTTTCACTGCATTGTAAGATTCATTCCAACCTCTTTCGTCTTTAATATTACCCATTAATCGACGATCACAATGCCAACTAAATTGGCAAGTTGTTTTTCCATCATGTTTTGTTTTTTGATATACAACATCACATGTGTTTTTAGGGAAATTCGGATCATGCATTCTATTTAAAACTACATGAGTCACTGCAATTTGTGACATTTCCGAATCGCCTTTAGCTTCATAATATGCGTTTCGTGTTAAACAATATACGTCTTGCTCATTTAGTGGAATAGGATTAATTAAACTTTGTAACCACACTGTGATTGAGACTAATATTTCTGTCATTTAGTTACCTTTAAAATGATCGTATCTTCGTTGATCCGTCCATTTGGTTCTTTAGGCTTCGTAGTTAATGAAGCAAATAGTTTGGCTGCTTTCGTTTTTGAAGACGACAGCACCTCTGACAACGTTTGTTCAGGTTTGCGCAATGCGCGTGTTTGGGATTCGGAAGTATTGAACTTAAGAAGGGAAGTGCCCTTGATTTCAAACCCAAGACCTGACTCAGCGATATAGCGCGTAAGAGCTTTGTACTTTACATTGTAAGTCCACAACTCGGTTGCACCGATTATCAGAGACGGATTGATCGAAACTAGTTTATGCTCGGGCGACTCCTTCAAGTATTTGAGCTTCGAGATTTGTTTCTCGAGAGATACGGGTTTTTTCGTACGGGCTTTGCGGACAGTTTTAGTGTTAGTACCAAACCGCTGAGCGTCAGCAATAATACCCTCGAACCATGATACAAATTCTTTCTTACGCTTTGCTGTAAGATGAGAATAACCCTCAACTAACTGAGGATCTATCTTATTTATAGCACCTTGCATCTCCACAAGGTGTCTATTAGCCCAATCGATGATGTGTTTTGATGCCATAGCAGGTAAAATGGCTGCTTTCATAGCTTCATAGATGTCAATCGAAGGAGATTCTCCCATGATCCATTGATCAAGCATGTCTTCAAGATCACCAAGCACAGTAGCATCTACCTTCATTCGTAGACGTTCTTGCACAGAGATTACTTCACGCTTGACATGCCCATTGGCTGCATCTTTTGCTTCTTCTACAGCATCTTCTTTGACCTTGCGAATTGCCGCAAGCATCATCTTTTCAAGGTTGTTTTTTATGTATTCAAACTCGCGATCGCGTAGAATAAGACCACGGCTACGCATACGGAGAAGAGCTCCAGATTGTAGTTCAGTAGTCCAATCAGGCGCACTATCCAACAATTCAAGTTTGTCTTTACTAAACTTAAGTTCGTCTTTAGCATATTTGATTAGATCTTTCTTAAAGTGTTTACCACTATTGAAATAGTTGTAATAGAAGAATGCTTGCATCAACTTAATACGTCGATCACTTTCATCCTTAAATTCGACACCAGTAAAAATAGGTTCCTCACCAGTGTACTTTTCATCAAGCAACAACGGGTTTGTGATACGTTTCTTTGGCGCTTTAAACGCCTTGCCATTAATTTTTACTGTTGCCATATTTCCTCCATTGTAGTATTATACCACAACGAACTATTATTGTACACTCTTTACGTCAGCGATTGTGAATGATCGCCATCCTTGTTTTTCTACATCGAACACTGCAAGCACAGAATCATTCGCTTTATGTGTGCTACCTTCTTTAGGTTTGTGTTCTTGTGGAATAATAGATTCACTAAGCGTACACATCATTGCACGTTCAGATCCATCTTTCTTCGTAAACACTACTTGATGAATACCACTGCGTAGTGTGTTCTTAATGTCTTCTTTATTAAATGTCATATTATTTTCCATTGATCATGAGACCAGTCATATTAGATGGTACAACAATTGTTTGAACCTTGCCGTTTTTAATACCTTCAGAGATGTTCAATGCAGCTTGAGCATTCATGTAAGCGATAGACTGAGAACCTTGATTAGACAAAGCTGCCATACGTTCTGCTTCTTTCTTAGCAGTTGCAACTTCTACTTCCTTTTGCTTGAATTCATTCTTAGAACGAACCAACGCATTAGCAGATTCTACAACGCTATCAGCAGGAACTACGTTACGAACAAGCACTTGACCAATGGTGATGGCACCATCAAGTTTTTCTTCGGCTAAACTTCGTTGAATTTCTTCGCGAATTTGTTGTTCCATTGCAGCACGTGCATCATTCATGTCCAATGCTTCATACTTACGAGCAGATTTATAAATGCCATTACGTGCAGCATTAAAGATGTAGTTATACATGAGATATGTGTCACCATTATGCTTTACGTGGAAGCTTTGTGACTTAGTTGAATACAACTCTGCGACTTGCTGAGGATTGATGTTGTAGATTACAACTGCATCAAAGTCCTTCATAGTTGAGTTGTCTTTTGCGATAGGAGTCATGTCTTCAACTTTGACAGCAACGTCCTTAATTGGGAAAGTGATTACATCACCGATGAGAACTTGATTAAATGAACCAGGCAAGAGTTCTCCTTGCTTAACCTGTTTGTCGAAACCAACTCGTACACCAACTTCACCAGTTTCAATACGAGTACATGCGGGAAGAGCGATAGTCATTGCAGCAACGATTGCAGCCAATTTAAAAGTGCGATTCATAATATATCCTTAATTAAAACATGATAACGATTGCAGTCATTGTGACTACCGTCAACACTGCACAAGTCAAACTGTAAAGAGAGATCTTTGTAAAAGCCCACTTCTCTTTACCACTCATTTTGATTGCTGTTGCAATACCACCATAGAAGATGATAAACAACAGCGCGAAAATCAATACCAAACGAATCATATAGTTCCTTCAAAAAAGCCGCTTACTCTATGCGGCGACCTATATAGCCAGATTCTCACGAATGTGGTGGTCAGTCTAAGCCTTTTAGGAAAGGAGATGCTTAGTCCATTGAATTGCGGAAATCACCAAGACCGAATTCGTTGCGCAGAGACACTACGTCATCATAGCCAACTGAATCATCGAAACCACCGGTACCGATGTCGCTGTCTTCCTTAGCTGCACGCTTTGCGGCAACTTTGGTTGCGGAGACTTTTGCAACTTTAACTTTTGGTGCAGACGATTTAACCGTCGACACTGTGGCTTTAGTAGCCTTTACTTTTGTTTTAGGTGCGAGAGCAGCATCTGCTTCAGGCGTACCTTTGATCAAAGCACCTTTCGTTGGCATTTTATAAACGCCTTTGGTTACTTGATTAGTGAAGAAATAGAAAGGATATTCATCACCATTGCGAGGATTCAAACCCATCGCGCGAATTACTTTAATTGCATCTTTCCATTGGAAAGTGCCACCATTTTTAACTTCAGGATGTGCAGCATAAAACTTGCTTTCAAAAGTTTTAACGAATTCTGCATCATACACACGTGCTTTACGACCCATAATTTAACTCCTTTTCAGTTTCACATTTTGTCGCTTGACGATTATACGTCATTTTCTTGCTCATGACTACACGCATACGGTACTTCGGTGTACGCAGATCCTTAGCTACAGGATTTGCTTTGCGAGTTACTTTTCGTTTAGTCATGATATATTATACCACAAATTTACATGCTTGTAAACTGGGCCCCCTTAAAATTTTTCACGTAATTTATTAGAACCAAAGTACATAAGCAAAAGACCGCTTAGTGCCAAGGCAAGTTGAGTAGGCAATTGTGCATCTGTGCCATTTTCCATGCCACCAACTGCGCCAAAAACCATCAGAAAACCAATCACGAATCTAATCATTAGTAACGTACTCCTGTCCAAGTGATATCAAATTTGCCTTCACATACATTGCCACGTGCAAAGTTAGTTGCTGGTGCACGCCAAGTTGCTGCTTTCAAAACGTCTCCAACTTTGAAGCCTTTAGTTGGTTTATTGACTACGAAAAACTTAACACTGCCATCAGCGCTAACTTTTGTGTAGTTACGACCAACATCAACACGAGTCGTTCTGATAAACTTTTCAACTTGTTCAGTTGCATATTCTTTGCGAGCTGCATTGTCATCAGCACGAGCTTTGTACATGTCGATGTAACTTTTTTGCATTGCATCGACAGCTTTTTGAATTCCATCATTTAATGTAAACATCTTATTGCTCCATCGGATCATTAATTACGCAAGAATTTACAATCTTAATTTCGACTGCTTCAAGATCAACGCTTTCTAAAGCAGATTTCAAAGCCATAACAGTACGACATAATAGCATGTCTCGTTTAGTGTTTTTATCAATTATCATATACATCATTTATTCCTTTATTCAATTTATGGAACCATTATACCCTATTTCTTGCTGTTTGTACATAGCCTGGGGCACTTTTTTCGCACTTTTTTTCGCTTTTTCACATGGTGGAATCGTAAAAAAAGCCAATGAAATCATTGGCTTGCACGGAAAACATTAGAACTGGAGACAGTTATAACTTTTGTATACTATCCAATTTTGATCTAAAAGCTTTAACTTTTGACGTACGATCAGGCCAATGGATATAAGCTTTCTCTGGATTTGCTTCTAAATTTTTTAGTAAAGGTTCTATTGCTGTACGAAGCATGATAAGTTTTTGTTTAAGTTCTTCCATTTCACTTGTTGCAACTTCTGCTTGAGCAGTAACTTGTTGAACTGCTTCTAGTTCTTCTTCATCAACAGCAGTGAAACCAAAATCGAAGTCTATTTCTTGAATATTTGTTTTGTTCATCTTTGATCCAGATCAATGTTTATATGCTATTATTTATAAATAAGAGAGAGGAGAATGTTCTCCTTGTGTTTTAACCGTTTAAGGAAAAAGCCATGTACAAAAAGCTATGTGTGATGTCGCTTTTTGTTATGACTACATTAAATGCGATAGCTGAGCCTATCGTAACTGACTCGACTAGTAGATCATATACCGATTCTACTTCAAATAGCACAACAACAGTAAAATCTCCGCCACCTACAGCAGTGGCACCTGCAATCACGACTATTAACAATGACGTATGTGCCACAGCAGCAAGTGGTGCAGTACAGACACAGATTCTTGGTATTTCTCTTGGTACAACTGTACGAGATATGAACTGTGAACGTATTAAATTATCTAAAAACCTTTATGATATGGGCATGAAAGTTGCAGCTGTAGCAACATTATGCCAAGATGATCGAGTTTTCCAAGCTATGATCGATGCTGGTACACCATGTCCTGTTCAAGGTAAAATTGGTGAATCTGCTAAGCAAATCTGGAGAGACAAAGGTCGTATCAAAGATGATGATACAATCGTTCAATCAAAAGAAAAAGCTAAAGAGCAACCAATTAGAGAAACTGGCGAAGAGAAGAAGTAATGAAGAACTTCTTCATTGCATTATTACTATTAATATGTTCAATCACGGTTTCAGCTGAAATTGTGACTTTACCTATTCCTGGTGCGCCCGGTTTATCAATAACTGCGGCCACTGGGGTTAATGCACTTCCACTCACTGATATACGAACAAATCCAGCTGCTACAAACGTAACTATGGGGGACGATGAAGTTAGAAACGTTCCACTCGGTTTCAATTTTCCATTCTGGGGTCAAACGTTCACTAATTCATGGATGTCATCTAATGGGTTTGTAGCATTTCAACCATCACTCAATCACGGTTGTTGTTCTGGTGTTGATTTAACTACAACTACAAATTCAGCATACAATTACACAATCTATGGTTTACATAGTGATCTATATGCACATCCAGGAGTTGGAAGTAATTGGTATCTTAGAGAAACAAATTCCATGACTTATGGTTGGTATAATGTGAGTCAATGTTGTAATGCAAACGGTGGTAATAGTTTTGAGATTAAGATTAATTCCGTTGGCGTTGTTGATACTAGAATCGCTGGAGCGTTAGTACAATGGAATGCTGTGACATCTGGTATGTCAGGTGATTTATCACGTGGAGAATACTTTCAAGCATATCATGGACAAGGCTTGACAATTAATACTACTACTGGTGGTGTTAGTTGGAATACTACTGGTGGATTTACAGGTACAGATATGTGCACAGTTAATCCATTGTCATCACCAACGTGTCCAGGATATTTTACGGCACAATGTAATATTAGTGCGTTATACAATCCAAGTTGTCCAGGTTATGCTAGCGCATACTATACACAACAGTGCACATTAAATTCATTATACGATGTAAACTGTCCAGGTTATGCTCAAGCATATTTAAGTTATCAATGTTCAGTTAATCCACTTTACTCAACTACATGCGAGGGATATGAAAGTGCATACTTCAATCAGCAATGCTCAGCGAATGCGCTATACTCAACTTCTTGTCCAGGATATGCAGAAGCGTATTTTGCACAACAGTGCTCTCTTAATGGACTTTACTCAACAACTTGTCCTAATTATGCTACAGCTTACGCCACCCAACAAGCACTCTTAAGAGTTAATACCCCTACGACTACTACAACAAGTAATTCTAGTCCATCAACTTCTACAGTTGCAGCAGTTAGCACAACAACTGCAACGCCAACTATCAGTTCAGATGGCACAGTGACTACATCAGTATCTACTACAGGTGATGCTACAGTTGATGCTGTTATTTCACCGAGTTCATCATCAACATCTGCTACAAGCACAACATCGGTTTCACCTGTGTCTGTAACATCTAGCGTTTCACAACAAGCTAATACAACTACGACTGTTGCTGCAGCGATTGAAACTAAGACAGAAACTAAAGAGGAAAAAAAATCTGATGCTTCTAGCTCAAGTGTATCATCGTCTACAACTGCTTCGAATACTTCGACAGAGACGAAACCAACTGCTCCAACAGCAAGACAAGAACTTCAAGCAAAACGTGAAGCAGCAGTAAAAGCAAAGGCGATTGAAGATGGCAAGAACTTAGCTTCTACTATGGGTAAAGTCGCTGATATGGAATCTCAAAAGCAAGTACAAAATGTAGTCATTGCAGCAATGGGATATACACCTGGATTTGATGCTTATGGTAAAGTAATGATGCAAGATGTGGTTGGTTATAAACCATATATTGTTTATGCAAATCAACGTAATGTTGATAATAAATGGGTATCTCGCGGACTTATGGGTCCATCAGATAAACTACACAGCGAATTAGTAGATTCACAATACAACAGAGGAAATTAAAATGGCAGAAGAAATTAAAGACGTCAACGCTAAAATTGACGAAGCCGAAGCAGCAGTAAAGAAGTATGCTAGTAAAGATACTGTTATTAGCATTGGTGGATATGAATTTACACCAGCAAAACTAATGGTAGCATTTACATTAGTATCATCTATTCTTGGCGGCTTATATGGAGCTTTTGAAGTCTACAAATCATACCAAGATATGAAGACTAAGATTGAAAAGTATGTAGCACCAGATCTTACAGAAATTGAAAAGAAGTTAGCTATTGTTGAAGAGAATTCACAAAAGTCTTCTGACTACACACGTGATATTAAGAACGATCTTAAAAATGACATCCGTCGTTTAGAAGGTGTTGTTGAAAGTGTTGAACGTAGTTCTAAACAAGCACAACGTGAAACAGAACAAGACGTTCGTACATTACGTAAAGAGATTGACAATAAGATTCAAAAAGCATTGGACAATCCATTAGCAGGTAAGTAATACTGCTAAAACTAAAAAGGGACCTTGCGGTCCCTTTTTTTATTTCTTAGGAACTTCTGTTCCCTCAAGTTTTTTGTGCTTTTTCATCAATTTGCATTCTTGTTTAACTTTGCCAGTTTTAGCATCTTTAACATCAATACAAACCTTTTCTTTTTCAGCAGCTACAACACTAAAAGACATCATTGTTGCAACTACTAATGCTAATAAGTTTTTCATTTTTCCGTTTCTTTCTTTATAAATTTTTCTGACGCTGTAAAACCCAAACCAGCAATTACTAAGTAGATGATTGCATCAAACAATTCCTTAGTTGCTTTATATGGCGTGAATTGATCAGCTATGAATGATATTGCAACTAAAATGAATGCAAGAAATGTAATCACTCGCTTAGAACTCCACGAATGATTAACTCCATCTTCAAGCATACTTTTTAAGAAGCTCATATTAAATCTCTGGATGATCTGGTTGTACAGGCATTGGTTTACCATTAGAACTCATCACAACTTGTGGTGTGAAGTTTGCTGGTGGTGCTTGAAAAACCGGTTGAACAACTACAGGAGCTTGTGGCGGCGGAGGTGCCGTCATCATCTTCTTTGTTGCTTCGAAATTGTCATTAGCCATTTTTTGAGCTTGAAGCATTGCTTCTTGATCTTCTTTCTTAGTACCAGCAAGCATAATGCCTGATAAAGTACCAGTTAAGAATGTAGCAATAGGTACAATTAATTCAAAGAACTTTTGGTCAATTGGACTGATTGCATTTAATGGTTGTGTAACAAAAATTAATGAATAAAGAACAACGAATACGATGCCGAATAAAGTTAATGAAAGGCAAATGCCAATAAAAAACTTTAAACGAGCCATCAATTGTTCTTCTGTGTAAACGAATGTGTTATTTTCCACAGTTGGCTCCTTGAGCAGGTGTAACAGGTACTGCTTGATTTGGTTTAATATCATCTTTTGGTGGTCCTAATCGCGGGTCGCGTTGACCTTTAAAGATGTGTTCTGGACAAGTTCTATTCACATCACATAAAGGCATTTTACAAAAATCTTTATCCCAATTTTCTGGGTTTTGACAAGGATAACGATACTCTTCTTTACTACACATTGCTAATCCTAATGGTAATAGCAACAATAACAATAACCATTTAACTAATTTACGATCATTCATATTACACTCCTAAAACGTGTAACGCATGCTCATAATGTTTAATGCGATCTTCAAGTCCGATATAACCGCCATTAATGGCTTTAGTCAATCCTTTGATATCATTCGTATCTGCAAATCTATTTAAATTATTGGTTTCCCAGAACCAACATGCAGATTGTGCAGCACCTTCAAATGTTTGTAGATATTCAGCAGCTTCTTCAACTGGAATTCCAAGTGACGCTGCAAACCACGTATAATTAGTTTTGCCAGTTAATTGAATTAAACCTCTACCGCAATAGCGATATCCGTCACCAGTTTCTGGACCACCATTACCCATACGATTGGCGTAAACAAGATTAGCAATAGCTTCTTGTTTATTTGGTTTTGCAGCATATTCTGCAGCCATAGCATCTGTAGGGAAATACTTCGGAAAGATCTTGCGAAGTGTAGCAGCTTTATAATTTAAATTTTCCTTAAGAACCATAAACCCACCTGATTCATGAGCACATTGAGCAATGAATGCTGCAATACGCTGTGGTGTGTTTATTTCATAATCTGGTAGCAACTGCGATAATGCATGATGCCAATGGTCAACGTATGGGTTCTTTGGAAGTAACTGCTTTAGTTGTTGTAATGTTAATTCCATTCTCACTCCAAGTGTTGTTTAAATATAAGATCATGTCAATTGACATAATTCTATTTATAAAAAAAGGGCTCGAAAGAGCCCTTTTTTGTGTGTTGCGTTAAGTTAAGACCATTTACGCATAATATAACACAATGAATAATATTGTGGCCTAATATCAAATGGTTGACCAGTACCAGTATCATCTGTTGTAAATGTATGTGTATGTGCACCATTTGATGATGATAAACCAGCTGTTGGTGTTGTTGTAGATCCACCTAAGTTATAACTAAATGCAGTACCTAAGTTTCCATTATCAGCAACTGAGTTTGATGAAGTAATTTCAGAACCCGCTGTAACAATATCAGTATTAATTACAAAATGAGTATGTGCTCCATTAGAATCAACGGTTCCTGTATGATTATGTGTAGGCAATTCATTGTTAGTTAATGAAATAAAATCTGCACCGCCTGTATCTCCTGGAACATATGTGTTACCTGCGCCCGATACAAATTTATCAGTTAAATTCGGAGTACCATTTGTGCCATCGCATAAAACATATCCTGATGGAATAGATGCTACGCTACCTTCCCATAAAGTAATAATGCCTGTTGGAAACATCGCTCTTAGTGTTTGATCTAATACAGATTGCACAAATGCAGTTGTTGCTAGTTGTGTATCATTTGTAGCATTCACAGGAGTTGGAGCTGTTGGAATTCCTGTGAATATTGGGGATTCTAATGGAGCTTTAGTTGATAATGCAGTCGTAATTGATGCTGCATAATTTTCGTCATTACCTAATGCAACTGCAATTTCGTTTAATGTATTTAATGTGCCTGGTGCACCACCAATTAGATCATTAATTGCAACATCAATTTTACCATCTACTTCTAACGCAGTATTATATGGAATAAGCGCATTAGCAATTTTACCATCAACTTGAATAGAGGTATCATAATTAGAAATTAAACCTGCTAAATCGCTTCTAATTGCTGTTTCTCTACCATCTGTATATGATTCTGCTGATGCGAGTGTTGCAGCATCTTTTTGATCTACAACAATTGTTGTAGAATATGAAGTATTTAATATGTCATCTGTATACTGATTAGCGCTTGCTAATGTTGTTGCATCTTTATTGTCAACTTCTGTGCTAGTATCAAATTCTACATAAATGTCATTACGAATTGCGCTTTCTCTACTTGCTACATGATCTTCAGTTGCAAGTAATGATCCGCCTGCAGTATTTCCATCATGCACGCGAATTGATTGTTTGTCTGTATCAACAGTAAGTTCAGCTAATGCGCCAGTAATAGTTTGACTACCAGCATTGCTATATTTTCTAAATTTTAAAATTGTTGGCATATAATAGATCGTCCATGAATGGTTGTATTCCTAATCTATTTATACGTAAAAAAAGGCTCCCGAAGGAGCCTTTACTATTTTTGATTATAAGGTATAGTTACCTCAGCTTAGCTAGTTTCTTAGGCTGCTAAAGCGTATGCGCTATCGTTTGCATTTACGTTATTTGCTTGATTTACGGTCATCGCCTACCGTGTTGCCGTCTCTACTATCTACCCCTGTCGAAACCATGGCTCCCCCATCAGAAGTATACTAAGGTGAAATGAACTTACTAAGTAGAGGTTCCGGCTTACCAATCCCGATCTTTTTACAGATTTAAGTATACTTTTGGTGGAGGAGGCGGGAGTCGAACCCGCGTCCAGAAGTCCTTCGCTTTGAAGGGATTACAACAATTTCTTTACAACACCTTTATAGCATATTGGAATATACCATATTGAATGTCGTTTAACTTTCTCTAATGTGTATTCCCATTCTACACCTTTAGGATTTATCCATGTGTTATGAAACCCAAACCATGTACGACTTTTATGCCATTTGATTTGTCCACCCCACCTGAATTTCATCCATAAAGCCCAGAATAAACAATTACACATCTTTCTTCCAATCGTTTTTACCATCAGAAGAATAACCGATGTAAACTTCTCCAGTTTCCATATCGACTAACATCCATTTCTCTGGACATTTAGTGTAAACAGTTAAAGTTTTTGCTTCGTCTAATTCGTTTACTAATGAACCATCAATCAGTTTACGTTGTTTGTCCATGTGGCAACTAAATATTTTTCATTAGAAATTGGAGGATTGCCACGATGTGTATGAGTATATCCTACTGGGAAAATAACGATTCTACCTTTTTTAGGTTTAACGCGGCGAGGATAATAAAGGAATTCTGTTTCTCCGCCTTCTTCAACGTCATTAAGATATACTAATATAGCTAAAATTCTATCACTATCTTCTTTACCGCTATTTTCGTAATGCCATACGTGATAACCTGCACCGATTCCAGTTTTTTGAAGACGATGTCCCCATAAACCATAACCTCTATTTAATAATACATCATATTTTTTATTGTATTCTTCAATGCAAGATCTAATTGCTTTATTCATTACACCAGCTAGCCAAGAATTGATTAACTTTATTTCATCTAAATGTTCTTCATGCATAAAGTATGTTTTATCATCTTTATACGTTTTTCCAATGTGTTCAGCTTCTTGGCGATCAAATGTGCGTTTATCAGTTAAAGCCCATTGATCAACATAATGATAATGTTTTATTAATTCTTCACATACAGTTTCTGGAAGAGCGTCATCAAATACACCAATAAAATCGCGAATATCGCTTTGCATACTTATCCTATTATATTAATCATTTTATTATATTCTTCAATTCGCTTATCGACATCAATTAAACCATGAGTCAATCTTTGAATTAAGCTAACCATATCATTTGCATCTACAAAATCATTTAAATTCATATTTTTCCACAACCAACATGAAACATGTATTACGCCATGTGTTGTTTCTAAATAATCTATTGTATCATCCAAATCCATTCCAATATAAGATGCAAATTTATTATATGCGTCTTTTCCAGTAATTTGAATTAATCCACGGCCGCGGTATTTCCAACCATCTCCGCTTTCTTCATTGCCATTCCCCATTCTATTTGCATATACTCTATTAGCAATTGCTTCTTGTTTTCTACTATATGCTTGTGCAGATTCTGGAGTAAATTTATTATTCCAAATGGTTAATAAAGTATTTGCGTTATAATTTAAATTTTCTTTAAATACTGTATAACCTATAGATTCATATGAGGTTTGAGAAATAAATGCCGCTAAACGTTTAGTAGTATTTATTTCAAATTGCGGTAAAAGCGTTTTTAATTCATTAAACCATTTTTTATGATTTTTTGCATTTGGCAATAATGATATAAGTTTCTCTTCAGAAAAATCGCATTCAAATATATTATCCGGCATTAACGCTTCCTGATCCAGTTGCTGGATGACCGCAAGTAGCTGCATCACCTTCTCTACAAACTGGAATTCCATTTGCAAATACTGTAGAACTACAACCATCCATAGTTGGAGATGCATGAGGTCCAAGACCATGACCTTGAACGGTTGCACCCTTTACTACTATTGGACTTCCATTTATATTAACATTAGGAGCTAAATTACCAGTGATAGTTCCACCAGCGGTATCAACTCCAACTCTTGCGATTCCTGGCATTTTATTTCCTTAAAAAATGTATTTATATTATTTTTTAGGGGTTGATGCAGCTGATTGTGGTTGCGGGGCAGAAGTGTCTTTAAATTGACCACTTAATGACATTGCAGTTACCATAGATTTGCACAATTCTGATTGACTATCCATTGCACACATAGCGTATAATGGATTTTGTCCTTTTTCTAAAGACATTTTAATAGTTTCAGTTTTCCATTGTGTAGTTAAAATACCCCACACAATCAAAGAAGAAATAATAATTGTAACGCTAATTAAGACAGAATAAAATAATCGAGTATTCATATAGTTTCCTTTTTATATTTGTCTATTTCAGATTGAGGAACGTTAAATAATTTATCTGGAAATCGAGTTTTAACGTTCAATTCTAACTCTTCTAATGATGTACCTTGTGCTAAATAAGTGTTATCCTCTGAATTATATAAAAATAACATACCATTTTGTTCTTCAATTTTTGAAGGAATAATAGTTTTTTTCAAGGTTTTTATTGCATCATTTGTAACTTTTTCTAAAATGTCTGCACGTTTTTTTCTAACATAATTTGCAATAAAATGAATAATAGCAAATGCTAGGAAAAACCCAATTAAAAATCCAATTATAAAAAATTCCATTATTTTGCTCGTGTTTTAATTACAGCACTACCCAAAATGCTAGTTAACCAAAATGATGCAAACCAAGTTTCAATAGTTACTGGAATTGCTAAATTAAATAGTGTGTTAACAGATAAAATAGATGCAATTGGACTACCAATAATAACTGCTAACACAATAATGATCATAATAATATACTGCATAATTAATCCCATAAAGTTCTAAAGTACTTACCAAATAAACGAAGGCCATTGTCCACTCGTTCCCATTCTGCTCGAAGTCCATCATAATCACATTTGTAAGTATGATTAGGTCCTTCTTTCATCTGATACATTTTGACTTTGCCATTTTCATCCCATTCACATGGTTCTGAATAATGATCCATTTCGCCACTACGATATTTGTCTTCCCATGAATCATCAACGAGATGTTCGAATGCAAAGATCATTTCATCGAGAGCCCATTCATATCTTTCATGTACACTACACTGAATGTTTTGTCGTGTCAAATCTGGATCATTATAGAATTCAAATGTTGATTGTGCATCATATTCTTCAGTGCTTGTCAAACGCATAGATTCTGGTACATCTTCTAAATCAATGAAACCTGAACCATGCTTTGTTTCTTTTAATTGCTTAAGCATTGCAAGAATGATTGGTGATAGTGTATGGTCCATTGACCATGTATCCCAATAATCAATCTTAATGTATTTCTTTTCAATCTTCTTAGAGTGTACCCATTCTAAAAACTTATAAAGATATGTTTTTGGACGTTCTCTTGACCAACTTCTTTTTTGTTCTTCGGTTTCTTTATGAAAACCATGAGCAAGGAATTCACCAAATTTATGTACCCAATCTGGTTTATCTTTAATTCCCCATTCATCTTCGACTTCTTTTACCCAAAAGCAAAGTAATTCTGCAAGTTGATAAGGTCCAAACCAATTATTTGGTTTTCCAAGATAAACTTTCATTTCATTAAATCTTTAATTGTTGCCTGAATTCTACTAAACGTTGACCATTGATTGCGAGTAAGTTGAAGACTATCATCATAACCAAGATGTTGAATATCGCTCTGAAGATCTTTTAAAAGTAAATACAATTCTTCTGGATCTTTATTCTTGATTCGTTCAACTGCTACTTTATGAGCTGCTTCATACGCATCTTCATACATCCGTTTAATACCATCACTCATAATCTTTCCTTAGTGTAATAAATGCATCAATCTTTTGTTGTTCAGACCAATCTTTGCAATAATGATTATCTACATCGCTAATCGCAATTGCTTCTTCTTTACTTACAATTCGATGAGATACGATTTGCTCACCAATATGTTCTTGTGAAAACTCTTTTGCTTCTTGACATGTTACTGTATCAAGCGCCCATTCAGATTTTCCTTTAGGTACTTCTACAACATAACGCATACGGAATGATGATACAGCTTCAACCATTATAAGTTCAGTTTCTTCTTTCTCTCGCATAGTCCAACTTCCATCATGGTTATCAATCCACTCAATTACTGTGCCTTCTTTCCATCCAGTTTCAGCAAGAATCTCATCATTTAATGAGATAAACTTTTCTCCATCAGGAAGTTCTTCTACTTCAAGAATCCAACTCTTCATCATATGTTTCATTGCGTGATTCCTGTTTAGCATGTGTTTCACATAAAGTTTGGTGCCATCCATCGACATAACGTTTACCTGGTGCACCGCACACTTCACATGTACGATAACTCATACTTTCAGCAAAGGTGATATAATTGTAGTGTTTTTCAGTTGCTGCTTGAACATAGAATCGTAGACCACCAAACTTTTCTTTGACTTGAGAAACGACTGGAACTTTAAGTGCTTCCTCTTCCATTGCCAATCGTTTTTCTTCTACTTCTTCAGCAGTAATTTCTTTACCCCACGGCCATTTACCATCTTTGTCAAAGTATTCTTTAGCACTTTCATATCGATCTTTTGCTTGATTATAATCAGAATAAAGTAATGCGCAAAGAGTGTCAATCAAATGATACCAACCATCACCACAACAAAATCCCCAACACATACATGTTTGAGTCATTGGTGCATTACGATCTTTAAATAGTAGTGGATACTTCTCTACTAGTTTTGCGTCTAGTTCTTCTCTCATTGTGCCATCACCCAATCTTCTGCAGAATTTTCTGCGTCAACTAAATTATCATAACGATTTGTGAATCCATTTGAAAATCCTTCATGAGTACGTTCAACAATATATTCACGTGTAACTAAGTCTTGATACACTGTAGCACGTCTACGATTTTCACCATAAAAATTGCTGCATTCGCGCAATGGTTTATCTTTAAACATTAGATCTCCACTACTTTCAATTTCCAATTATCAGCACGCGCTTCATAGTTAATATAACCACGTGGATTACATACTACTCGTGTTTCACCAACCATATAATCAAAGTCTTCATGTGTATGACCATGAGTCCACAGTTTGATGTTAGGACGATCCATGATAAACTCTTCTAGATCGCTATGGTAACCACCATTCATAATTGCATCATGTTTATAACGTGGATGACATGACTTATGACTTGGGCTATGATGAGTACATACTACATATTTCTTTGGATTTTCACCAAGAAATGCAGTTACAACTTGAAGATATTGCACAAACTTATCAAACTCATCAGCAGCATCTTCAGGTGAAAACATTGCGTCATAAGCTTTTTTCTTTGTACCAACTTCAATCATATTACCTTTTTCGTCTTTCTTAAGACTACCATCTTCATTGTACTCATACAATGGGACAGTGCGATAAACTTGACGATTGCTATTAGTAACACAACGGAAGTCATTCATCATTCTAGTCATATGATGTAGTGTAAGTGGATCACGCTTATTCATATCAGTCCACATTGTACCGCCAACAAAAGTCACATCATCAATAACTTTTACTTCACGATCTAAAACATAAATGTTTTCATAATGAGCTAATTCACTTTTGATTTTAGATGCAGTGTATTTAAAATCATAGTTATAGTGTTCATGGTTACCCATTACATACACGACATGTTTAAATTCTTTTGATGCTTGCTTAAAGAAGTCATGCATACGACCAGCACGTTCGCTATTAGGCAAATCACCATACATTGCACCACTATAATCAAGATCTTTAGCAGTACAAATATCGCCACTTAAAACAAGTACGTCAGCACTCTCAGAATTCTCCAAGTTCAATGGACCGAATTCAAGGTGGACATCACTAGCAATTGCAACTTTCATAAAAACACCTCTTACATAATATAGGTTATATTATACCATATTTTTTACATGCTGTACATATAGAACTTAAGTATAATGCAAATATGTTCCTGCAATATATTTTGGATTAGAAATTGGCGGCAAACCAGCATGAGGATGTGTCCACATTGGAGGGAAAATTAATATGCTGCCAGTTTTAGGTTGAATTCTTTTATTGTCATCAATACCAATAAAAGCAGTTTCTCCACCTTCTGCAACATTATTGAGATAAAAGAACATTACAAGAAATCTACGTGCAGACGCATAATCTCCTACATCGACGTGTTCTCTAAATTCATCTTTGCCTCCAATTTCGTATTTTTTCATACGAACTTGTTCAAATCCAATTTTATCTGGGAAGAATTTAATCCCCCAATCTTCACAGTATTTTCTAACAAATGGTTGTACTTGTGAAAGAATATGATTTTGTTCTTCTGCAAAAATTGGATATTGTGCAAAATTAATTTCAAAAAATGTTTTATAAACATCATCTCTACGCACTTGAATTTGTTTATTTCGTTCAAACTTATCAATTAGTAGTTTGCAAAATGTTTCGTCTAAAACGTTTTCATATACGGAAATATAATTTTTCATTATTCAGTCACAAAGTTAATGTTTAAAAGGTATCGAGATTTAGAATTAATTGGATTACTAGGAGCATGATAACGTAATCCGTCAAAACATGCAATTCTACCTTGCATAGGTGTTACACGTGTTGCAATAGTAGTATTAATATCGCATCCTGGTACATTATGCGATGGTTGAAATTTTTCATTCATAATAATTGTATCACCATCGCTATCATTGATATAATACACTAGTGTTTTATGTGGAATTTCTGTATCTGTATGAATTCCATTACAATCGTTTTCTGTAAAACCATGCATAGGAACTTGTTTGTTGATCTTCATGCGAAGAATGCGTTTCACATTCCAACCTTCGTTCTCAGCTAAAAGATCAAGAATGAACAATCCCATATAGTAAAAACATTCTGGTTCATGAATCATTTCTGGATCATTTGGTCCTCGTGCTCCACCAGTAAATGCTAATTTAACTAAACACGGTGATGGTTTAATATTTAAACCATCACACAAATAATTACGACCTTTCCAATAATCGCCTGAAGATACTTCATGATCAAAATCCATCCAATGGAGATTGCGATCTGTTACAGCATCATAAAATCTTCGTTGCAAATATTTCGGAACTAATCCATCTCTTACAATAATATCGTTATATTCCATGTGTGTATCCTAAATTCATATTAAGTGCTAAACGTCTTTTTGTTTTAACAGGTGTTGAACTACTATGATAACGCAAACCATTAAATTTAATGCATCTTCCTGCTTTTGGGGGAATTCGTAAAATTTCTTTCAATTCTACTTCTGTATTATTGTGTGATGGTTCCCACATTTTATCATAAAGAATAGTTTCTCCATCGCTATCATTAATGTAATATAATAAAACATCATGAGGATGTTCTGCGTCCACATGAGGAAAATTAATTTCATATTTTGGTGTAATCATCAATTGATTAATTTTCATTCGATATAGTCTATCAAAATTCCAACCCGTTTTTTCTGCAAACATTTCGCATATAAACAAAGAATGTTGTAATGACCAATATGGATCATACCATTCTTTATCGTGAAATACAGAATGTGATAAACCATCTGTATCATGCCATTCAATATTATCAATTGATTTATATGTTCTAGGAATATTGCTTCTAGTAATATTTTCTAAATAAAACCAATTGAAATCTTTATCTAAAACTCGTTGAGCATATCGTTCAACAAAAGCTTTAGGTAAGAAATCATCTAATACTATTACGTCATTAGGCAAATTCATAATTACCTGCTACAGAAATGCGTTCTCCATCTTTATTACTAAATGGCCAAACAAAGTGTCTACATTTTGGTGGAAAAATAAAAATTTCTCCAACCTCAGGTTGATGCGCAAACATATCATTAGAAAATTCCATATATTCTCCATATGTCCATGCAACCATACCTCCGCTTCTGAATTTATCTTCTTCAGTTAATTCTGGAACTTTAATATATGTTACAAATGAAATATCACCTGGATGATTATGAATTGGATGCATATCACCTGCATGTTGGATATTCGCCCAAATGCTAGCTTCATTTTCATGATCATTGTGCGGTCGCATTGTATTAACAGCATCTAAACATTTTTTAGACATATCTTTATCCATGCGAATAGTATTCCGCATTTCTAAAAAGTATGATAGCATATGTCGTTTGATTTCTAAATCAAATAATTTAAATTCTTCAGGTGTAAAATCCATCATTGGATTTTTACCATATACAAATTGACCAGCTTTATAACTTCTATTCAAAGAATCATCTTTACGTACACGTTCTACTACTTCTTGTAGCATATGTAATACGTCATCAGATAAACGAGCTTTATATAAACCTGGTCCAAAAGGATAAATTACTGCGGGCATTCTTCCTCCCAATCTAAACAAAATGATACAGTCATTCTTAAGTCATTCGATTTATTAGTTTTGACTTCATGATCTAAATAACCTGGCCAAATTAATAAATCACCTTCTTCTGGTGTTACACTATAATAATTATTCAATAACCAACGATGACCCATACTTTGGTTTTTATAATATGAAAATGGATTTGGATCTGTGAATTCAATTGCTCCGGAATATTGTGGTACATTTACATAATATGTTCCAGCTAATACAAATCCACCATGATGATGTCGACCTTGATAACCATGTTTCGGATTAACATTAAACCACATTTTTTTAATCTTTAAACGAGGATCTGATTGTACTTCGCATCCCATCGATTTTAGTTTAACAATTCGTTCCATCGCATATTCTGATGCTTTTTGCAAAATGTGATTGCGCAATGGAAAAAATTCATCTAATACATGTAATTCGCTAGTAAAGTCATTATAGAAATGAGTTGTAAATCCTGTCCCATAAAAGTTTCCATCCATTACAGGAGATTTCGAATACATGTTTAAAATCCATTGTTTTATTGTATCATGTGATTGTAATTTTTGTTTATGATACAAAATCGGAACTTCAAACGCATTAGTTAGTTGCATATTTTGCACCTAATAAATTATAATTAATAATACATCGAGATGATTTTGTAGGTTGTGTGCTACTATGATATGTGTGTCCATCAAAAATAACCATTCGCCCTTGACGTGGTTCTACTTCCATTTTCACAGTAAGTTTATCAAGTGACAAATCCTTTTCTTTAATATCAACGAGTGTTTCATTATATAAAACCGTTGGACCATCGCTATCATTAACATAATATAATAAAACTAAATGTGGAATTTCATAATCAATGTGTGGATGATTAAGTAGTTTACTATTTGGATCTGTAGGGAAATGTAAAAATGAACGAGCGCGCATTAATTCATCGAATACAATATTCATTTTATCACATGCTTCTAATGCGATAGGCCAAATCATATGAAACCATGGACTAAGCGGATTTTGGCTTCTAACATTATCGTAATACAAATGTGATAAACCCGGTTTTGGAATAAAACCTTCAGGCATTTTATGCATTGGATATGTAATATCTGGTTGATAAAACCATTCGATATTTGCACTTAATAAACTATCACGCACATGAGTTTGATATCGTTTTGAAATGACATTATCTATGACAATAGGTTCTTTAAACATCTTTAAATTTTCCAAGTAAATTAAAATTTATAATAGCTCTTGTATTATATACTGGTTGTTCAGCGGTATGATAATAATCACCATCAAAGATAACACAACGACCTTTTTTTGGTGTAATTCGAAGTAATTCTTTAAAATCGTATGCTTCTAAATTATAATCTACATCATCTTCACGTTTATGATCAACCAATATTGTATCACCATCTGAATCAACCAAATAATAAAGCACTACGAGATGTGGAAATGGTTGATCCACATGTAGTGCGTCTATATCTTTCGATTTAAATTGTTCTGATAATGGAAGTTGCAAAAACGATCTAGCTTTATAAACTAAATCGATTTTATAATTGATATGTTTACATGCTTCATAAGCAATTGGACTTACCATATGAAAAAATTGATCATCATGGTATTTTCCAAATTCAGTAAACAAATGGGAAAAGGCTGGAGTTTTTCTATGATTTGCACCATTTGCAAACGTAATATCGTTTACAAAAAACCATGGAGCTTTTTGTATGAATTCTTCTATAAGAACATTTTGATATGAAACGTCGATGACGTCATCAATTATAATAGGCTTTTCAATCATATCATTATATATCATAAAAAATGGGGATCTGAGATCCCCAAATTTGATTTAAGACAAAACCCGTGAATGTTTTGGCACACCGCTTAACAGATATTCCATCTGATCTGCAAGTATGTTACGATTCATAAGGATCATGTGTTCGTAGTGATTTGGTTCGTATGGAATGTATAACAATTCTATACGAGCTTCTTTAAGTGTTTTGTCACTCTTCACAGAGTTACATTTCTTACACGCAGTTACAACATTCATCCAAACATTCTCACCGCCACGTGACACAGGAACAATATGATCACGGGAAAGATGATTAGAAGTAAAATGATTACCACAGTACGCGCAGACATGTCTATCTCTTGCAAATAGTGTTTTGTTACTTAAAACAACTTTACCAAATTTTGCAGGATTAAATCCCTCACCGCCTTTAATAGCAATGATCGAAGGAGATTCTAAATACGATTCTGTACCATCGTTTTGTAGACCTCCTCTGAACTTAGCAACTGTATCACCAAGTGTCCAAGCAACTTGGCCTTTAGCATGATACAATATAGCTTGTTCGAAATTTAACCATTGACGTGGAATTCCACCTACGTCAAGTGCCAGCACATTCATTTTATACTCCTAGTTTAGACCATTCTTTGATTACGTCAACCGTAATTCTCCTTTGTTCACCCTTACCGTATCGTTGCACCATAGCTAAGATACGAGGGATAATATACAACTGAAATAAACCCTCATCATTGCGTTTCTTTTCAGCGTAACTATATGGCTTACCTTCAATGAACGTTCTTGCAAGATGAGTAGCTCTTGCTTCATTCCTTACAATACACACACGATGATTTTGTAAACTGTTTAGTTTCCAGATCAACGATTGATCTGTTCCGTTTGTGTATTTAATTTGCCCCTTGAGTTTACGTTCTTCGTGACGAATAATGTTTGGCTCAAGTGCGAGATGTTTTGCTTTAATTTTTAGTTCAATAGACATGTGATTTTCCTTGTTAAATTTAAAATGATTTCCTTTAAACAACAAGAACCATCACGGAGGCTTTTGAATCTAGAGATGCGTCGCTTTCATAGATTTTCTCCTTATAAAAATTGGTGCTTCTACTGAGAATTGAACTCAGATAAAACGTTTTAGAGACGTCCACATTAGCCATTATGTTATAGAAGCATACTACTATATATCAAATCTGGTACCTGGTGTTGGACTCGAACCAACATCGCTCTCCTTGTAAGGGAGACGTATCACCTCTCTACGCAACCAGGCAAATTCTTTGGGGTGAAAGGGGGAATCGAACCCTCTCTACTTGTTTCACAGACAAGTGTGCAGCCACTACACTACTAACACCATCGTTATAAGGGAATAGACTGAACGGTAATTTATAGATCCGCTCGATCTGCAAACCGACTTGAACAAGTTCCATTGCAGTGGTATGATGTTCTCGTCAATCTACTCTCTTATAATGATTTGGTAGGGGCACAGAGAATCGAACTCTGATTATCTGGTTAAAAGCCAGGTACTTTAGCCGTTAAGTTATACCCCCCATCATCTTTCGGGTTTTTTCTGATTTACGTTTTCGTTTCATTTTCGTCTTTTCTTCCATTCATAATCGTTGCCATCAGGTAGTTTACCTTCAACAACACTATCAACACCCTGTTTACCTACACAATTTGGATTCTCTGATGTCATTACAACAAAGCTATTTCTTTGATTACGTCTAAGTCCTTCAGCAATTTTTAATGCTTCTGACAAAGAGTCTTCTTTATAAGATCTATCTTCACCGTATTCGTTTGTAAAATATATTTTGTACATAATCAATTGGAGCGGGATGCGAGAATCGAACTCGCAACTACAACTTGGAAGGATGTCGTTTTACCACTAAACTAATCCCGCATTAGAAGGTGAGAGTAAGAGATCAATTCCATTATGCGATAAGTCGCTCAGCAACCTGCAATTTGCAAATTACAATAAGCAGGCCACAAAGTATTAAGATCCCATTATCAATAAGCAATGACTTAACGTCCAGTATGATGGGAGCAACTAACTATGAGTTGGCCGGAGATTAGTCGGAATAAGTTTTCAAGACTTATCCTGCATTATCGAGCACAAATTCGATAATGTTGCAACTTACCTTAAATGCAATAACTTCCTATCCTTCTTACTCTCGAAAAATTAGAGGATACCTTCCTCTTTTAACACTCTCACTGTGTCCGCAGACAGAGTGATGGTTGTTCCAACATTCACATTCAAGAGTTTATCTTGAAGATCTTGTTTGGCACGCTTCAGTGTTTTAACTTCAGCTTTGAATTGATCGATCACAGATTGTGCAACTACGCTTGTTTCTACACTACTGTAACGATCACCATATAACGCTAGACGAGAATTCTCGCCAGTGCTATTAGATTTCAACTTCTCTACGCGAGCCTTAAGTTCATCTACAGACTTTGCTACTTGAGCATTTGCTACTGCTGCGATGATATTCATCTTACCATCAATGCGTTCTACTTCTGCAAGTAGATCACCTACACCAGCTTGAGCATTTGCTCGTCCTACAGCTGCTCGAATTTCGAACAATGCTGTATTAAGTTGTTCCTTACGCTTCACAGCATTTAGGAATTCTGTTGCAGCATCAGCAACAGCTTTTGAAATATCTGCAGTGAACTCACTAACAGATACATTTACTTCTGTTTTCACGCCACTAATCGCCTTTTTGATCTCGGCTTGAATTGCATTTGCTTTACGAAGATTCACTTGCATATTATATCCTTTCAAATTATAGGTATATTATACCATATTTTTAACATGTTGTACATATAGAACTTTGGTACTCCCGGCGGGATTCGAACCCACATCATTCCCTCATCTAGAGACATCGCCAAGGTATAAGCTTGGAGTTTTACCATTAAACTACAGGAGCATTAACTGGTACCCCGTAAAGGAATCGAACCTCTACCTCAACGTTCGTAGCGTTGTATGATCATCCATTTCACCAACGGGGTATATTTGTGGTCCCGACATTTGGTTACGCACCAAACTCTCTGGCTTTTCAGACCAGCGCTTTCACTAGATTAGCTTTATCGGGAAATTTTTAATGGTGCGGATGGTGAGACTCGAACTCACACGCCGAAGCGACGGCTTCTAAGACCGTTGCGGCTACCAATTACGCCACATCCGCAATATTGTTGGAGCGGGCGAAGAGGCTCGAACTCTCGACATCAACCTTGGCAAGGTTGCACTCTACCAACTGAGTTACGCCCGCATGTTTTAGATAGATCCTTTAAGCTTTACATCAAGGATCGTCGCTTTGATTTTTACTTCTTCTTTTTCTTTTTTACGTTTAACACCATATTCGTCATAATACCATGAACGTTGATCTGGATCTAAGCTTTCTAGTTCGAAACCATCTTCGATCTTAGTACTAACTCGCTCTTCTTTAGGAATATCACGTTGAAAGATTGCATCCCATCGAGCATCATACTCATCTTGAGAAATGCTAAATGGTCTTGGTTTACTACCTTTTCCGCCTTCACTCATTTTTTTCTCTTTCTCTCTATTTCGCGTTGTTTAGCACGTCCAGTTAAAGCTTGAACAGCTTGAAGCAATTTTTGTTTCCACTCTTCTTCAGTTAAATCGTGCCAACCAACACATTTGCTAGTTAATGAACGACCACATGTGCACTTTTTATCTTCAGTCATAATAATTCCATTTAATAGATCGTTTAGAAATTTTAGTTTTTACCATTACGTTAAAACTTAAAGAGATTCTTTCTCCTTCAAAATCTCCTGGTTCTGTGCCGTGTTCTAACCAACTTGGGAAAATAATAATTTTTCCTTTAGTCGGTTTAAATCTATATATTTCAAAATTATTATAACCTTCCTTATAGTCAAACACATATGTATTTGCCAAAGGTCCGCGTGGATCTTTAAAAAATAAATTTCCACAACCTTCAGGAGCACTTAGATAAAATACTCCAGAAAACATACTATTAGGATGATGATGTACTTGATGTTGACTTGATCCTATATGAGAATTTCCCCACATGCAATTTACGTATAGATCTTCATGCAAAATACCTAAGTCATCAACTGCTGCAGCAACTCTACTTAAAAAAATATCTTTAATAGGTTGCCAATCTGTTCTCAAGTGTAAATCATCTGGACTTACCCAATTACCTAATCCAGAATATAAACCTCCACCTTCTTTTTCGCGAATATCAATAAATTTTTGTGCATACACATCGAGTTCAGATGTATTAGCTAATTGATATTCCCAAATTTTTGTTGGAAATAAAATATGTCTAACCGATTGTTCAAATAATGGAATATCCATATATCCTCATTTTGGTCGGAGTACAAGGATTCGAACCTTGGACCCTCTGGTCCCAAACCAGATGCGCTACCAGACTGCGCTACACTCCGAAAAGTTGGTGCCCCATCACAGAATCGAACTGCAAGCCTCGGATTACAAAACCGATGTTTTACCATTAAACTAATAGGGCAAATAATTATATATCTTGGTGGTAACGGCTGGATTCGAACCAGCGTTAGCTTCCGTATGAAGAAAGTGCAAGGCCTCTTTGCTACGTTACCATATTTAAGCATACAATCTCTACTTAAAGTTTATCAGCAAGCCGACACACTGTATGCTTAAATATGGTGACCGGTGATTACGCACACCGGTCAATGCGGGGTCTGTTAAATTTGTAAGTTATGCAACCATCGTTATATGCATCATTCACCCATTTATCAAGGCGCGCTGGGACTCGGTACGTCACTTGGGATACTTAACCAATGCTTCTATTTTTTGCTAGGGTATTGCGCCCCTCATTGCTTTATCAAATCTTTCGATGGCCATCTACTCGAATATGATGTCTTTCTCTTGCTAACACTTACAAAACTTGGTGGAGACGGTGTGAGTCGAACACACAGTGCCAGGGGCGGCTGATTTACAGTCAGCTGGGGTTACCAGTTTTCCTACATCTCCAAAATTTGGCCCCGTTTTTTTGTTATTTTAACTCAGGTGGACGGGAGTTCCTGAGATTAGTCATGACATAATTGGCTGGCCTACGTGGGCTCGAACCACGGACATCTTGATTAACAGTCAAGCGCAACTACCAACTGTGCTATAGGCCAATAAAACTTGGTTGCGGAGGAAGGATTCGAACCTTCTAGGAGAAGCTTATGAGACTTTCCTCTACCCTGACTCTCCGCGATTAATTTGGCGGTCCGTACGGGATTCGAACCCGTGATCTCTTGCGTGACAGGCAAGCATATTAGGCCAACTATACTAACGAACCATTAATTAGACTCTCTGCACTATTTGCTGTAGTTCAACACGCTTTACGATCGATTACGGTTTATTGCTACAGTTACATAACACATGATCAGGTCTCTGAGCTTACAAAGAGCCTAATTAATGGTACACGGTACGGGAATCGAACCCGTCTTACTAACGTGAAAGGCTAGTGTCCTAAACCGATAGACGAACCGTGCATTAATTGGTGCGAGTGGACGGAATCGAACCGTCAAGCCGAAGCGGGAGATTTTAAGTCTCCTGTGTTTACCTATTTCACCACACTCGCATTTAACTTACATCTATTATACCACAACTAAAGTTGTTTGTACATAGTTTTTCTAAAAATAATTTGGCGCGGCTAGCAGGAGTCGAACCCACATCTGACGGTGTAGAAGACCGTTGCCTTATCCATTAGACTATAGCCGCATTATTTGGAGGTGCGAGTCAGATTTGAACTGACGATTTTACGGATTTGCAATCCGTTGCCTTGGACCACTCGGCCACCGCACCATAATGTATCATATAATATACATAAACGCTCATAATGTATATTATATGATACATTAAAAATGGTACTCCCGGACAATTTCGAAATGTCGACCCCAGCCTTATCAAGACTGTGCTCTTCCTCTGAGCTACGGAAGCATATTTGGTCTCCATGGTAGGATTCGAACCTACAGCCTCTCAGTTCCAAACCGAGCCGTCTACCAGATTGACATTACACAGAGATTAATTGAGCCACGCAGGTGTAGAATTTAACCTATCTTTTCTTGCTACCCACGTGATTGATTGGCATCCCAGCAGGGACTCGAACCCCGACCAACAGTTTTGGAGACTGTGATGCTGCCATTACACTACTGAGATATATTTTGGTGGACCGTAAGAGAATCGAACTCTTACCTTCGACGTGCAAAGCCGACGTGCTCCCATTATCACTAACAGCCCAAAATGGTGGTGAATATAGGATTCGAACCTATGGACCCCGTTGAGGATCTTTTGTTTAGCAAACAAACGCAATAAGCCTCTCTGCCAATTCACCATATTGAATTACACTGGGATGTCATGAACGTTTGCTTCTAGCACTTCTCACGGAATCGTCT